GACACTCTTTACACCATCTGCAACAAATGTACCTATTGTTCCTGCAGATTCTGCTGCTCCTGCAAATATATCTCCGAATAGACCTTTAACATCTTCTTGCAGTGTTATATCGTTACCTTGTTCGTCCTGTCCTATAACATCGCCTGCTTTGCCGCCGAACAATGCTGTTTTTAAATTATATTTTCCTATATCTTCAACAAATGTTTTTACACGATCTAACATTGTTTTAAATGACGCTGATAAAGCATCAAGTGTATTTTTAAAGGTATCGCCTTCAGTAAAGACTTTGACAGCTTTAGCAAATCCATCTGCACCGTCCATCAATGCATCCATTGCACCTGAAGTAATAAATGCATCTACTAGTTTTGCTCTAGCGGATGCTATTGTTTCGTCAAACTGTTTTAGATTTTCATTGCGTGTTTTCTCAGCAGCAGCTCTAGCTGCTGCTGCTTTTATTTCTTCCTCGGTCATTAATTTTAAGTTAGATGTATCACCTATAATATCTAACATTCCTGAAAGACCTGGTATACGACTCATCATTTCTTCAACACTTACACCCATTTGGGCTGCACGTTCTTCTAGATCTTTTCTAACTTCGACCATAAAATTGTTGAGCTCACCAGGACTCATATTTTCAACTTCGTCTCCAAAGTTTCTAAAGGTGTCACTCATTTGCATCAGCCTACGAGTAGAGTCATTTGTAGGGATGCCGTCATCAAAGTCTACTAAAGCATCAGCTAGTCCTTTGGATACACCACTTACTGTACCTATGTTTGCGCTAAAACGTTCAAACTCTTCTGCTGACATTCTAGAACGAGCAGCACCAATTCTTACATCGTCACGCTGTGCTTCCATTGCTTCTAGTATTTGTTCTCTCTGTTGACCTGTTGCTGTAGAAAGCTTTTGCAATTGCTCACCAAACTCTGCTGCGCTCTGTGCAGTTACTCTGTTGCGAATTCTATCACCTGTAAACTGTCGTGTCTGTAATTCTTGATAGCTTATTAATAAATCATTTAGTTCACCTGATGTAAAACCTATATTCATAAGTTCTCTACCAGGACCGTCTCTAAGTTCTTTAGCCATTTTACTGAATACTAATGACCCTGATGCAACGTCACCGCCGAAGGTTTTCATTATCATTGCATTATCTTGTATTAGCTGACTGAATTCATTTAATGGCATACCTGCTTCTGCAGCAGCCTGCTGTAAACCTACTAGACCTGTTCCAAATGTTGCACCTACTTTGCTTAGGTCACGGAATTGATCAACATTATTGTCAATCATACCAGCAAGCGGTCCTAGGAACTGGCCAAATAATGGAATAGATCCTGCAAAATCACTTAACCTATTGCCGCCAAATGCTAACTCCATGCCAAAGTTAACAATAGATCCTACAATATCGCCTATCGCACCTAGAGATGCGTCTGCAATAGTTTTAGCAAACTGTGCAGTTGCACCGGTTGCTTCTTTGGTTACTTTGGTATTTTCAAGTTCTGCTTTGGTATTTTTGTTTGTAATCGTAATACCATCTTCTGTAGCTTTGTTGGCAATTTTTTTAAGTTTTGCTTCTTGAGAAGCAGGATCCATACCGGACTTTGCAGCTATTTTTTGCAGTGCCGCTGCGAGACTTGCAAGTGTTGCTTCACTAGCAACACCATCATTGCCGCCTACATTGCTTATTTCGACTTGATCGGCCAATTTTAATATTCCAAGTTAACTACGTATATAAATAGATTAGATACATATTTTTATAATGTATTTATACGGAGAAAACCATGGCCGATTTTAATCCATCGCAATATGAACAGCAAAACCCACTAAAGAAATACTTTAGAACCCCGAAAGTATTTGTAACACTTCCTAGTCAAGGAAAGTATTATCCTCCAGGCGCACTAGAAATGCCTGAGAATGGCGAATTGCCTGTTTATGCAATGACAGCAAAAGATGAATTAGCTATCAAAACACCTGATGCTTTGCTTAACGGTCAGTCTACGGTTGATGTAATACAAAGCTGTGTTCCTGCAATAAAAAATGCTTGGGGATTACCAAGCGTAGATCTTGATGCACTATTGATTGCAATCAGAATTGCAACATATGGCGAAACACTTGATTTACATGCTACAGTACCTAACACTAATATAGAAAAAACATACAGTGTTGATCTACGTAAAATGCTCAACAGATTAGTAACATGTCAGTTTGAAGATGTTATTCAAATTGAAAACTTTGAAGTTACCCTAAGACCATTGAACTACAAAGAATACACAGAAGCTGCTTTAAAAACATTTGAAGAACAAAGAATTTTTGCTCTAGTAAATGACGACGACATGGGGGAAGCAGAAAAACTATCTAAATTTGGAGATAGTTTTAGAAAACTTACTGAGCTTACAGTTTTTACTATAACAAAAAGTATTGTAAAAATTAAAATAGAAGACGAAGAAGTAACAAATCCTTTGCACATTGAAGAATTTATTGCAAACGTTGACAAAAGTTTTTACACAAGTCTTTCAAAACATCTTGACAAACAAAAAGAAATGTTTTCAACACAGCCTTTAGAAATTTCTAGCACTGACGAGGAGGTAGAAGCTGGCGCACCAAGTAAATGGACATTGCCTGTTGTGTTTGATCAGTCAAATTTTTTCGCATAAGGATCTTGCCTCTTAGTGTAGACAAGATCCTAGAAGAATCAAAAAAGCTAGAAAGTTACCAAAAAGAATTAAAAGCTGAACTTTTTAAAATATGCTGGTACATGCGTGGCAGCATCACACTCGATGAAGCTTACAATCTTTGCAATGAAGATAAAAGTTTAATTGGTGATATTATCAAAGAAAATTTAGAAACAACAAAGAAAAGCGGAATGCCTTTCTTTTAACGTGCCTTTATACTTTTTAGTATTTGATCAGCTAGTCTACGTTTTTCTTTTGCATTTAAACTAAGAGCTGCTTTTTTTGTTTGAGCATATGCACTTGACACTTTAACAGGAGCAGCTTTAGGAGTATCTTTTTGAGGCTCTGCACTAGGTTGTGGAGTAGCAACACTTTGACCTGCCATTTTCTTTTGAACTTTTGCTGTAAATATCTTTTCAATACGTTTTGGATTCATAGGATCACTTGTTCCTATGTCACTAGTATCTACATTTTTTCCTTTTAAGAATTGAACAACATCGTCAGTTGTTGCTGTTTTTAATCTTTTTCCTTGAGTTCCAAGAAACGCAGCAAGTTCTTTTGTAAGACGTGTAACATTATCATTTAAATCAGCAGCACCAGCTTTTTCAGCACGACGAATTTCTCTTCCTTTTTTAGTTAAAGGAATAAATTCATTTAATGTTGATTCATCTAAGTCACTAATTCTCATAACATATTATCTCCTACAATATATTTATATGTTTCGTTGCACGAAACAAGTTTTCGCTTGCGCTCAAACTAATACACTTCGTTTGTTGATATAAGTTATTATGAAGAAACACATTATTACGAAGTAATAATGTTTAAGTTTCATGTAGATTGTTTCAGTCAGACGGAACCTGTTACGGTTCCATCTAATCTCAAAGTTTGCGCTTCATGTGAGTTCGCCACAGCCGAGACTTGGAAGTAGGTGTTTTCTGCTGTACAATGGGCTCTGACCTTTCCCAACCTACGTCGACATCGCATTTGCTATTTGCAAATAGCAAACACTACCCGTTGCTTCGTTCCTAGTGCATACGGTTTTTATGTACAATGTGCAGTGTTTCGACAGCCAACAATCAGTCTACGTCAATCAAACGCTCTACTACCGAACGCCGCTCAACGTGTTACGTGTGCTCCTATACGGATGCTTTTTCCACAGCGGTAATACTAAACTGGCCCGCTAACCTTATGTGTTGGATTGTTTTGCCTTGATGCTATGTTCTAGCAATGCCTTGCGCAATTTATCGGAACCGCCAACTCTAACATTAATAATTCCATTGTAATACTCGTCGCTCTCTAATACACGGCGGTCAAATTGCTCTCTTGCCTCTATGTAGGACATTTCGCCCCTGCCTTTGCATAGGTATAGAATTTCTCTTGTGAAGTTTTCTGGGCCTAGTGCTTCAACATCAGCGTTGAGTCTATCAGATGATCCCCAATAGTCTTTCCAATCGCTTTCTTTGTAGCCTCTGCGTTTGTTCTTTTTGCCTTTTAGTGGTGGCTTTGTGGTTTTAAACTTTGCTAGTTTCTTGCCTACGTATTTCTGCCCAGTCTTTAGATTGGTTATGAGATAAACAAATCCTTCGTATTCTTCTGGTATTACATTGATTTGTTTACCTTGATATGTCCAATCCATATGTTATGTATTTTTTTTTAATTTAGTCTTTGCCTTTTCTGGTTTTCCTTGTAGAATTGTGATATTCGTGTATTTCTTCAGAACGATCTTTTGCTAGTTGTCTGATATTCCGCAAACACTTCCGTACATAACGATGTGTTCGGACACTATTTTGTCTTTCAAACGTTTCGTTGGCTCTAAAGTATTCTAAATATGCTTCAACTAATTGATCGTGTGTGTCACTTTCCATTATTCTACAACTTCTATATCATTCTCGTAATTAGTAAATCCGTTTTCTTTTATTACTTTGAGTACGTGATTAACTCTGCCTACTAGTTCATCCTTGTGACTGATTAGGTAAATGTTTTTATCTCGCTCTCTGCCTATTTTTTTAAGTATGCTTAGTGAGTTTTCAACACCTGCTGTATCCATACCACTATCAATAAGCTCGTCGATAAACAATAGATTAATGTGCTGATACAAACTTTCCCAAACATCACGGAATGCAAAACTTAACCCGAGTATCAAGCGGTTACGTTCGCCACGTGACAGGTTATCAAAGTCTAAGTCCTGACCAAGTTGTGTAATTTCAACATTTAAGTCATTTTGAAATACAACTTGATGTGGTAATCCTAGTTTGTCTAAATAATATGTAAGTCTGTTGTTTAGGTACGCAAGATTTTGATCGATAATTTTTTTCCGTATAAACGAGTCTTTATTAGTTAATAGCTTTAACAAAAATTCTTGGTGTTCTTTAAAACTAGTTAAGTCGTTAACAACATCCCAATTTATTTCTTGTATTGCAGATGTGTTTAGTTCGTCAATTTGATCTTGATAAGGATCAATTTCCTGCTGCTTATTTGTAAGTGCTTGTTTTAAATTATCAACATTGCTTCTATGATCATATGCTTCTTTTGCAGTTTCATAAAATGTTTTAGGTTTGCCGTTAATATTTCCAATCTCGTTTAGATTGTCAAGAGCACTTTGTAATTTATTTGCAACTTCAGTTTGATATGCAAGTGCGTCACTATATTCTTTCTGTTTTCTGTTTTCAATTTCTTCTTTTTTATCGTCGTGTAATGCTTGACCGCAAGTATAACAAGTAGCATCTTCAAGATTTGCGATATCTTTTTCTGCCTTCTCAACGCTCTTAGTGGCACGTAATAGTGCGCTCTCAAGTGTGCTTTTTTCTTTATTAAGAGCCGTAATTGCGTTATTTAACTCAGTCCAATTTTGTAATTTTTCGTGAGCATCTAGTTCGTTATCAATGTCAACTTGTTCTAGTTCTTGGATACCTTTTTCTAATTTTTCAATATCGGTTTTTTGTTTAGCTTGCCACGCACGTTGATTTTTTTGCAAACTTTCGATTGTACTTTCAATTTTGCTGTTAGCAGTTTGTATTGCTTCTATTTTTAGTGTTTCAGATGTAATAGTATCTTTTGTTTCTTTAATTTTTTCTTTTAAAACATCTGCTTTTTCAGTTAATAGTGTAATACCAAGTAATTGTTCAATAATAGCACGTTGATCGTTTGCTCTCATTGATAAAAATGGTTCTGAATATGTATTAAGTGCAACAATATGTTTGAACATATCGTGACTCATACCGAGCAAGTTGTTGATATCTTCTTGTGTTTTTCGACTATCGCCTTGCGACTCGTCAATTAAATCTTGCTCTTGATCGTTAATATAAAATTTTAAAACATTTGGAGAACGTCCTCTTTCAATTCTAAAATCTTGACCATTTTTTTCAAAGTGTAGGGTGACCAACATCCCCTTACTATTAGTTTTATTAATAAGGTTATTACGTTTGATGTTGGTCAGTGCTTGACCGTACAAGGCGTAGGATAATGCATTGATTATCGTGGTTTTGCCTGTACCGTTGCGTGATCCGGAATCGTCACCTCCTTGGTCTAAGTTTTCGCCAAGCACTAAAGTAAGTTGTTCTTTGTTGAAGTCTACTGCTTGAGTTTGGTTTCCCACACTCATAAAGTTTTTAACTGTAAGATCTTTTATTCGAATCATTAATGTTCTAGTCCGTTATAAATGTCTAGCAAGAGTCCTTTGTTATAATTTTCTGTATCTAACTCTGCTATTTCTCCTGCTACAATTTGATCTACACTTTCAAATTGTGCAATATCTAGATCAGTTGTAATTTCTTCAATTTGTTTTTGAGGAATAAGTGTAATCTCTCTACACTTATATTGTGAAATGAAAGTTTCTTTGATAAAGTTTGCTTCTTCGTAACTAATAGGTAAATCGAGTGTAACTCTAAGATACATTTTATTTTTAACAAGAGTATCAGTTTCGTCTAAAAGTTGAGAAAGTTTAACAGTTCGATATTTAGGACAATTTGGCCAGTTGATATACTTTGGTTCTGCATCGTTTTCTCGATCCAGTATCATCATTCCGCGATCGTCGTCCCACGCATCTGCATAGTTGTGCGGAAATGCATTTCCGATATAATGTATAGCACCTTGCTTTTGACGTTTGTGAAAATGTCCTGAAAAAACATATTTTTGATTTTTAAAATGCTCTGCTCTTAAATCTCCGTGATCAGGCATTTGTACCATTGCATTCATATAAAAACTAGGAAGTTCAAAATGACCAAAAACATATTTGCTTTTAAGTTTACTCATTTGTTTCCATTCATCGCTTACTAGCCAAGGAACAAGTGTAACATCTTCTATTGTAGTAATTTCATCAACAAAGGTAATGCCTGGAATATATCTACTGAATGCAGTTGAGTTAATGTCTCTTTTGTCTTTATAGTAAAGATCGTGGTTGCCGTCAAAAAAGAAAAATTGTTCAAAAGAGTCGCCAAGCTTTTCCAAACTACGAATAGTACTATCCATAGTAGTTAAGTTTAATGAGTTACGATTATGATGCCAGTCACCGCAGAAAATGCCTGTTTCGCATCTATTTTCTTTTGCGGTTGCAATAAACCAATCAATAAATTCTTCACAATCTTCGTTGTGAACACGACTGTTACCTTTTAGGCCAAAATGGATGTCTGTAAACACCGCAGCTTTCTTAAACAAAGAAAATCCTCCATATATACTTGTTAAAGTATACTATGTAATTATACACTTGTCAACCTTAATCTTTAGAATGTGGCGACATTGATGCTTCTTCGTTTCTTTTTACGCTTGCTTCCCATTCACCTTGGTGCTGTCTTGTATAGCTTGGTGTCAAATCGTTCATTTCGAGGATGTCGTCTCTAATGTTTTGATTGCGTTTTTCAATGTTGATAACACGTACAAATGAGTTAGTGACTGCCGCTGTGTAGTAGGCAAATGGGTTACTGCTTTTAGATTCATCAAATTGTAGACCGATTTGAGCAAGTTGTAGTATTGCTTGTCCTCGCATTTCGTCATTATAGGTGTATCCTCTCACATTGCCACGAGTTGCATAGCGATCACACAATTTCATCCACATAAGTGCAAGTTTGTCTGTTGCTTTGCCGTGGTCTTTTGAAAAATATCCGTTTTCCATACCACCTACCCAATGACTTTTACCTACACATACAAGCTCTCCGGCATCGTTAAATTTGTAGTGCTGAAAAGGCGGAAAATTTAGTTTTGTTTTGTGATCTGCAACTGTTTTAGGATTCTTTTTGCGTCCTGGTTCATCCGGAATGTGTTCGAATGTCATTACACGAAAAATTAATTCTTCTTTAGTTATAGATTTATAATCTACTTCGCACTCTGCTTGTTTTACTTTTTCACCGGCTGCTTTACGTTTATCGTATTCTTCTATACTAAGTCTCTTTGCTTTGTTACGTTTTGCTTCTGCAATAGTTCTAATATTGATTTTTCCTACACTTTCTAATATAATGTCATATGCAGCATTAGACTTGTCAACATAGCTATTAAATGTATTTTTTGATTTGTGTATTTCTTTTAGAATATCTTTATTGTTTAGGTAGTTCTTAGGTCTCATAAACGGCTCCAGGTTAATATTATTTATTATAATATACTCTGATAACTTTGTCAACTAAATACTAATGGAGACTATAATCTATGGGACTTTTTAGTGCATTTAACAATCTTACAACTAAAGTAAACAATGCGTTTAGCAATGTAAACTCTGTATCTAGAACAATAAACAATGTTAATTCTAATTTTAACAGGGCTTCTAGCAGCATACGTAATTTTAGCACAGCAGGCGGACTTGTAAACACTCTTAATCAAGTTGGAAATATTGCTAATAATTTACGGAGTACAGTTGGCGCCGTTGATAATTTAATTAACAGGGGCGGCAGTTTAGCAAATGTAGGTGCAGCAATTCGTATGATTGGAAATGCTACTCAAGGTGTTGGATATAATGCTGCACCTAGAGCAAGAGAATTAACAAGGGCAATACTTTCTAGTAATATTTCATCTGCAGACGAAACTGATTGGAGAGTAAGTATCAGTGTTCCAGAAATTTTAATGACCGGAAATATACTTTTACCTTTGGCTGGAACTGGAAACAGAATGATTTTCCCCTTCACTCCTACGGTGTTGATAGGTCATAGTGCTAATTATAGTCAAATTACACCTACACATTCTAATTTTCCATACAATGCATATGAAAACAGCCAAGTAGATAATTATACTATCACTGGCGAATTTATTAACGAAACCACAACAGATGCTCAATACTTTATCGCAGCATTGCATTTTTTACGAAGTGCTACAAAAATGTTTTACGGTGGCGAAGGAGACTTAGTTGGCCAACCTCCTGTTGTTTGTAGATTAAATGGTTATGGCAAACACGTATTGAATAATATACCTGTGCTTATAACTAATTTTACAACAGATTTACCTGCAGATGTAGATTATATTCAAACTACTGTAGGAACAGAAACAAACTATGTGCCTGCAGCAGCTACAATTACTGTAACGTGTACACCACAATACGCAAGGAGATCACAAGCAAGGTTTAGTCTTACTGATTTTGCAAAAGGCGGATTTGTCGGAAAACCTGAGGGCTTTGTATAATGGCTGGCAATAATTTTGGTCCATATGGAAGAACAAAAGTAAATTCAAATGGTTATTTAGACATTTTTGTACCTCGTCCTGTTCCTGTAGCAGGCGATGATACACTTTACGAAATACTACCTGCATATAATTTTAGACCAGATTTGTTAGCAAATGATTTATATGGTAAAAAAGAATTATGGTGGATATTTGCACAGCGTAATCCGGATGTTTTAAAAGATCCTGTATTTGATTTTGTTGCAGGAACAAAAATTTATCTACCACAGGGCAAAAATTTACAATCAGTGTTAGGCGTTTAATATGGCTTTAAATTTTTCTAAAATTGTAAAATCAGTCTCGCAAGCTTCTCAAGCTGTGTCTAGTGTTAATTCTATTACTAGAGCGGCTATTCCAAGTGCATTACCGGGCAAGGTCGGCGAAGTCACGCAAGCTTCATTAAACATTAGAGAAGCAGTAGGAGATTTATCAAATGGACTTCCTAATAATTCACAAAATCTTATTTCAAAAGGAGTAGGTTCTCTTGATGCAGCATCTGCATTTAGCCAAGCAAAAAGTTTTGCACAAAGAGGACAATTAGATGTTTTTAGTCCCGGCAAACTTGATAGCTTAGTAAGCTCTCCAGGACAAGCAGGAAATGTAGCCGCAGCAGCAGGATTGATTGCTGATTCTATTGCAGGTGTTTCCCAAAGGGGCAGCATTGATTTTAATTCGGAATTAAGTGCAGGCTTCAGCAAAGGACAATCCTTGGCACAAAGTGGATTAGGTGATCTAGCAAGTGTGTCTGGAACACTAAGCAAAGTTAGCGGTCAATTTGGATCTGATGTTACTTCTATACAAAGTAAAGTATCTGTACTAAGCGGATTTGATATTGCAGGATTAAACACTCTTGTAGGAAGCTTTGGAGATTTTTCAAGCCTGGTTAAAAATGTTGTAACTGTTATACCTAAAGATATTGGAGAAATAGTAGGTGCTGTAGGCGGCGAGTTTGATAGATTACGTCAACTTGCAACTGAGTTTGCTAGTACAACTCCTTTTGATAATTTTCTTAATTTAAATTACAGTACTCCTTGGGATCCTGCACTTGTGTCAGGGTCAGGAGTAACAAGTCCGTCTAATTCAGGAAAGGCAGCTAGTAAACTACCAAATCCATTGAGAGAAGCAATAAGTTGGAATTATATTATAACACTAGGAATCTTAGATGATAATGAATTTAATTTTCCTTCAAGTTATAGAAATGGAGATTTTACAAAAAAATATATTCTCAAATCCGCCGGTGGAAATCTTACTAAAAGATATAAAACATATCTTGAGGGCGACGAAGATGCAGAGTATTATATAGAAAACTTAGAATTAGATGCTGTAATTGCACCGAATAAAAAAACAAATGTGTCTTTAGGCACGACATTGAGTTTTGAAGTTGTAGAACCCTATTCAATGGGGCAATTTATAGAAGCAGTTATAGGCATAAGCGCAGAAACAGGATACGCAAATTATACTGATGCACCTTTTTGTTTGAAAATTGATTTTGTAGGTTGGGACGAATATGGCACAGCAGCCGGAAGTTTTACACAACCAATTTATATACCTATATTAATAACAAAAATTGATTTTACTGTAACAGGAAAAGGAGCAGTATATTCAGTTAATGCAGTTCCTATGAGCGAAACAGGCCTTGACGACAAGATTCAAGAATCCAAAGCAACTATTAATGCTGTAGGACAAAAAGTACACGAAATATTAAATGGTGATGAAAAAAGCGTACAGGCAGTGTTTAATGAACGTGTGCAAGAATTAGAGCAAGCAGGTTCTGTTATTGCAGAAGATAGGTATATAATTGCATTTCCAAAAACTCCTGATGCATTAGTAAATGTAGTTAATGCAGGTTCGGCTGGTGGAGGCGGATCACTTACAATTGATGCTCCTGAGCAACAACGCAGAGAAAAAGGTATTGCTAGTCCAGAAACTGACAGAAGCACAGAAATAAAACAAGAAGGTATCGAGGATAATAGTGTGCAATCTTCTAGCCAACTTTTTAATACAATTAAAGCGTTTGCAAGCGATACCGGAAGTATGAATGATATCGGATTAAGTGATCTTGTAATAGATACAACTGCACCCGGAGATCAACCTCAAGCAGAAAACGAAGCCTCATATCAAGACGAACTAGATATTGTAGATATTGCATCTAATGAAGCAAAACCTGCAGAAAAGGGCAGAAGCTATCAATTTGAACAAGGCAAAAAAATAGAAGATATTATAACCTCTGTTTTACTTGATAGCGAGTATTGTAAAGAAAGAGCAACAGAAGAAAGCGAAAATGGAACTAGGAAATGGTTCAAAATAGACACCCAGGTTTTTATTGATAAAAATCCATCAGCAACAGCACAAAGAGGAAGAGCACCTAAAATTTACGTCTATAGTGTCTTGCCTTATTATACAGACGAAGCAAAGTTTTTAGGCGCAACGCAAAGTCCGAAAAATACACAAGGCCTAAAAGATCTTGCGCCTAAAGAATACAATTATTTTTATACTGGTAAAAATGAAGATGTACTTAACTTTGATATAACTTTTAATAATGCATTTTTCTTAAGTGCTTTTGCTAACTACGGTCAAAATAGCGCAACAACTGCACTTGACGGAGCAAATAGAACCACTTTACAAAATACAGATACAATAAGAGGAAGTGAAGTTGAAGTGGAAGGCGGTGCAAAAAGAGAACCAGGTGCACAAATTTCAGAAACAAATGCATTTAGACATAACGGTAACGGAATAGGCGGCGATATCAAACAACGTATTGCAGTACAATTCCACAACACATTAATAAATTCTCCTGCAGATATGGTTACAGCTGAAATGGAAATTTGGGGAGATCCGTTCTTCCTGCCACAACAAACAGGAAACTTTTTAGGGACTGCAACAGATAATCCAAATGTACTTGCAGAACAAACAATGAACTATGCTCAAAATGAAGTGTTTTGTGTTGTAAATTTCAAAACGCCATTTGACTATCAGGTTGAAGGCGCAACTATGGAATTTCCACAAAATGTGCCTCAATTTAGCGGATTATACAGTATATGGGCTGTTACAAATACATTTTCTAATGGACAATTTAGACAATTACTTAAAATGATTAGGCGTAGAGGACAAGATGACGAGCCATCAGGCGGAAGCAATCCTATTACACCGAGCGAAGAGAAAAATATCAAAGAAACAACAGATGAAACTTTAGGGGCATCCGGTAGCGGCAGCGGTGCAGCCGCAAATAACTCAGTAAACAGTACCTCTGGAGCATCGGATCCTTGTCAAACAACAGAACCTGTTGATTTAGCAGGTGCTGTTGCAGCATTGTCAAGAGTACCAACTACACAAGAAGATCAGGCTTTGATAGCAATGGGTATTTTTAATGATAAATCTACCACGGCAGGAGATGATGTTGTGTTTAGTCAACCTGTAGTGCAAGTAGGAGACTTTGCTTGGACACCTAATCAGAATGTTTTTGGTAGTGCTCCTAAGTCATCTAAAATGAGCGATGATTTTTCTGGAGGAGAAACAGTGAGTGTAGGCCCAATAGGACTTGCTGCACAGCGTAGAGCAGAACAAAGAAATCAAGCAGAAGACAAAATTGTAGTACAAAATAGACCTTCAGGCCCTGGCGGCAACGGAGGAGTATAAATGCCAGTTGTTTCTATAACTAATCAAGAAAAATTATTATTAGATTTAATAGCAAAAGGAGAAGCAGTTGCTGGAGCAGATCCCTACACAAGTTTATGGCCAGGATCAACAGAACCGTTATTAGTACAAATGACCTGCGCAGAAGTACAACGTTTTCAACAGCAAAGGATAGATACCGGATTTAGGTCAAGTGCTTGCGGTAGATATCAATTTATTAAAAGGACTTTAAGGGGTGCGATTGATATATTAGGAATAGATCCTCTTACAACACGCTATACACCTGATGTACAAGATGCATTAATTATAGGTATCTTAAAAAGATATAGAAAATTAGAGGAATGGCTTGCTGGTACATATTCTACTGATAGATTTATGATCAAACTTGCACAAGAATTTGCAAGTATGCCTGTACCTTATAGATTACAAGGCCAATCTAGAATTGTTGAAAAAGGACAAAGTTATTATGCTGGCGACGGACTCAATCGTGCTAATCACGATCCTGATTCATTGTTTCAAGAATTAGAAGAAATAAGAACAGGCGAGCCTGGCGAAACTACACAAGTTGATGTAAATTCAGACGGACCTAGCGGTGCCTTACCTGAAACTGGAACAAGTGCAAGAACGCAAGTTGGCAGAGCAGCAGCTGGGACAAGTGTAGGTGCTGTATCAGGACAAGGTAGGCCGGGATCACAGCCTATGCCTGCATCAGAATTACCAACTGCAAGTGTTGTATATGTCTATGAACCTACAGATCCACTAGATGATAGATATGATTTTAGAACAGGAACAAAAGTAAAAGATTTATTAGTCCACGGCACAGGAGCAGCAGCAGCTACTCCGCATACAGAGACTAATATTGGGCAGTCAAATGTTGGTGGTACTAACGAAGGAGTAGTACCACCCGGCACAGATCCTGATGCTACAGATCCTAGAGGTAGGAATCAATTACCAGGAACTACTCCGAGTGATACAACAGAATCTACTGACCAATTCAACGCAGGTGCCGAGGGTGAAGTTATAGAAGGTAATACACCTACTGCTGAAACACAGGCACTAGAAGGGAATGCTCCGCCACCTCCACCACCTGCGCCCACTCAAACGCCGTGTCCTGAACCTGTGTCGGTAACTACAGTTGTCAACCTACCAGAAGGAAATACAAACGGAGAGGAAAAGAGTTGGTCTACAAGTACTTTTAGTAAAAAATACTCTAATAGAAAACTTGCATTGAATGCAGCTAAAATATACAAAAAAACCAAAGATCCAAACGCTAGACTCGATGTAGAACAGCAAGGAAATCAATGGGTCGTAATTAAGAGAGATTGATGTCAGGAAATTATACAAGAACTTCAAATGAATTTACAGGTGTTTATGATAGTGGACCATATGAAGCTATTGTAACAAATCACCTTGACACCAAATATATGGGCACACTTGAAGTAGAATTAATACGCTATACAGGTGCCGGCGGAACTCCCCAAAGAAGTGGACAATTACTTAACGTAAAATATCTCTCACCTTTTTACGGAGTAACACCTGTATTCGGTTTAAAAGAAGAAGACGGATATCAAAACACACAAAAAAGTTACGGGTGGTGGGCAGTCCCACCAGATATCGGAACAAGAGTTTTGGTTATATTTGCTGAAGGCAATGCAAACTTTGGGTATTGGATTGGTTGTATACAAGACGATTATATGAATTTTATGGTTCCTGATGGAAGAGCGTCTACAACCCTTACAACTGAAGTTACACCACAGCCGTTGAAAGGTGCAAAATTACCAGTAGGTGAATACAATAAAAAAATAGAAACAGGCGAACTTATAGATCCTACATTATTTAATAAACCTTATAACAAAGATTTCTCAAATATATTAGAAATACAAGGACTTATTTTTGATGAAACAAGAGGAACAACGTCTACTAGTGCAAGGAGAGAAATACCGAGTGGTGTTTTCGGTATTAGCACACCAGGACCCCAAGATAAAAGACAAGGTGCTCCTAGAGTAGATGTAGGACCTACAGGTAAAAAATCAAATGTACCATACAGCAGATTAGGTGGTTCTAGTTTTGTAATGGATGACGGCAATGATAAACTAGTACGAGCAACCCACGCTGAAGACGGCCCGCCACTGTATTATAACAGATTAAATGGTGAAAAAGGCGGCGACGAAACTATTCCCCATAACGAATTACTACGGTTTAGAACACGCACCGGACATCAAATACTATTACACAATTCAGAAGATTTAATCTATATTGCAAACAGCAGAGGCACTGCCTGGATTGAATTAACATCCGATGGTAAAATTGATATTCACGCACAGGATAGTATAAGTGTAATGTCTGATAATGACATTAACTTTACAGCAGAAAGAGACTTCAATATCGAAGCTGGCAGAAATATTAATATGAAAGCAACTGCAAGATGGAGCGATGAGCAGCAATATTTTGATTCTAAAGAAAGTGGCAGAATACATCTTGAAAGTATGTTTGACACAAAAATTCACGTTGGAAAAGATTATAGACTTACAGTTACCGGAGAATCGGACACAACTGTAGGATTAGGAAAGAAAACTACAGTAAAAGGTGATTACGGTTTACATAGTAATAGAAATATTAGAATAAAAGCTGACGCTACAATGCACCAAAAAAGTGGCGCAAGTACATTTCGTTATGCTGGCGTTAATATGCACGATTTAACTGTTGGTATAAGATATGATAAATCTGCTAGTTATAATCTATCAACTACTGGTGAAGGAGTGGATAGTGGAGATTGTAGATTCCGTATTAATGGTAATATGGATGGTGTAATTACAGGATGGGATCATAAAGTTATTGAAGGAGATTTAAGTTTAAAAGTAACAGGTAATTTTGTTAACGAAACCGAAGCTCGTATGACTTTAATAAGTGCAGCTGAAATGTTCCAAGAAGCAGGAACTGCACACAACTTAATTGCTGGAACAGATACTTTTCACAATGCATTAGGCGGCACAGTAAACATACAAGGTGCTACAAGAATAACAGGAGATGCTACTGACATACATTGGAACAGTGGAAATAGTTCGTCTGCAACCGAAGGTGACGATCATATAATTGCATTAACAGCATTAAATGCAACTCTTGCAAGCGATCCTGTAGATGCATTATCAATAGAACCGTTAACTACAATCACGCTTCCTTATATGTTTCCTGGCGCTCAACAACCTGTTCCTTACGAAAGTATTCTTACAAGGTCTCCCCAACACGAGCCTTATATGCACCACGAGAATACAAATCCACAGGCATTCAAAAAAGAACAAACAGATAGAGAAATGCCAGGTACACTAGTGCCTGCAGAAAGATACGAAAGTCCTGATACATTTAATAAAAACACAGCACGAAGTAATAGTTCAAGATCTGTAACAGGTTCAGCAGGATCAAGTGCTGATTTTAGTGGAGGAACAGGTGACGGACAAGTAAACAATGATCCAAATTCGACACCACCTAGTGATGCACAATTTGATCCTAACGGACAAGGTAAACTTGTTACAGTATATGCTAGAAGAGCAGGACTAAGTTGTCAAGTTGCAGAAGTTTTCCAAAAGAATTTTCAAGATTTTCTTGATGAGTTTGAAGCTACAGGTTATGAAATTAAAAAACTTGGCGGCTATGCATATAGATCTGTTAGAGCAGGAAGAAGTTGGAGTTGTCACGCCAGCGGCGCCGCTATAGATATCAACTGGCCAGATCCGGTTGACGGCGGCGTAAATGGATTTTTTAGACCTCGTCCGCCAAATGCTCCTATTACAGATATGCCTGCTAACACACTTGAGATTGCAAACAAGCACGGATTAGGATGGGGCGGAGCCTGGACTAGCTTAGACGATGCTATGCACTTCAGTGCCCATACACAAGAAGGAGGAGCCTTTACATTCCCAAGGAACGGAACTATACCGGCAGGACCGTCGAATGGAGACGAAACAGAATATCCTCATCCTGACGAAGAACAAGGAAACGATCTAGAGGATCCAGTAGTACAGCCAGAAGATCAACAAAACTTACCAGGACCACAAAATGCTGATGGTACTCCTAATGCAGATGGAGTCGATGATGACAATGATCCGGGGTCAGCTGAATAGGTTAAATACAGTATGAGCGAATTAGAAAAAAATCTATATAAAAGAGTTAGTGTTAAAACTCCTAATAGAACTGCAAAACAAGGCAGAGCTTACAGGGGCTTTAGCACTTTGGCTACAGACAACAAAAGTTTTAGTCTATACGATTTTGAGCTTATCAAACAAGATCTAATCAATCACTTTCATATACGACAAGGTGAAAAATTATCCGATCCGACATTTGGATGCATTATTTGGGATTTATTGTATGAACCTTTTACTCCCGCAATACAAGAAGCTATACAAGAAAATGTCACAAATATTGTAAATTATGATGAAAGACTTCAAGCAAATCAAATTATAGTTGATACTTACGAACAAGGCATTAGCGTTGAATGCGAAGTAACTTTTATACCCTATGACATATCTGAATCCTTAAAATTTAAGTTTGATCAAGCTAACGGATTGCTGTAAAAATTATATACGCACTTTTTTAGATCAGATAAATATTTTTAATAAACAAGGAAAAAGCTATGTCTTCAAGCGAAAGACAGTCTAGGTTACTTGTAGCTGAAGACTGGAAAAAAATATACCAAAGTTTTAGGAATGCAGATTTCCAAAGCTATGATTTCGATAACCTACGCAGGACAATGATTAACTATCTGCGTCAAAACTATCCAGAAGATTTTAATGATTATATTGAGTCAAGTGAATATCTTGCACTAATTGATATGATTGCTTTCCTTGGGCAAAACTTATCATTCCGTGTAGACCTAAATGCTAGAGAAAATTTCCTTGAAACTGCAGAAAGACGTGAAAGTATACTAAGATTAGCACGTATGCTTTCTTACAATCCTAGAAGAAATCAACCAGCCAGGGGTTTATTGAAAATTACTACAGTTAAAACTAGTGAAAATTTAACTGATAGTGCAGGTTCACAACTGTCAGGCAGAGTAATAAAATGGAACGATCAGACTAATGAAAACTATTTTGAACAATTTATAAAAATCTTAAATGCTGCATTACCTGCTAACAATGCAATTGGCAACCCCTTGAAGGCTCAAAATATTGACGGTGTGCAAACGCAAAAATATAGAATAAATGCAACTAATACAGACAGTGCAATCTTTCCTTTTTCTAAAAACATAGAAGGCGTTTCAACAAGATTTGAAGTTGTTAGTACAGATATACAAGGTGATGTTATTGTAGAAGAACCTCCTGTACCTGGAACCAGTCCTGCATTTTTGTTTAGAGATGACGGTCAAGGAGCAGGTAGTATAAACACTGGATTTTTTATGCACTTTAGGCAAGGAAATCTTGATACAGGTACATTCAATGTAACAAATCCTACACCTAATCAGATAATTGCAATTGATGCCGAAAATATTAATAACGATGACATTTGGTTGTACAATACAGATTCAAATGGGTTTGAAACAACTCCTTGGACAAGATTAGATAATGTTGAAGGTAATAATGTAATTTACAATAGTTTGTTTGAAGGTATTAGAAACGTATTTGCTGTTACAACTAGAGTAGGTGATAGAATAAATTTAGTTTTTAGTGACGGTGTATTTGGAAATTTACCTGCAGGCAATTTTAAAGTTTTTTATAGAACAAGTGCAAATAAAAATATGGTTGTTACACCCAATGGTATAGGTAATGTCAACATTGAAATACCTTATCAAGGGCGAGCCGGAAATTTAGAAAAATTAACAATTGGCCTAAGACTAAATTATACTGTTTCTAACAGTACAACGACAGAAACTAATACAAGTATAAAACAAAATGCTCCTGCAACTTATTATACGCAAAACAGATTAATTACAGCTGAAGATTATAATATAGGGCCTTTAGCAATAAGCCAAGATATTATTAAAACAAAAAGTGTGAACAGGATATCTAGTGGTATAAGCAGATATTTTGATTTAATAGATGCAAGTGGCAAATATTCTAACACAAGCCTATTTGCTGATGATGGTGTTATTTACAAAGAATATTATGATTCAACTTCCACGTTTACGTTTAATACACAAACTGATATTGAAGGTGTAATATATAATACAATAGAAGGTATTATACAATCTACAAATTTGCGTAATTTTTATTATAGTGAATTTCCTCAAATCGATACTATTGATTTGTCTGCAATTTGGAAAAACGAGTATCAAGCAATAAATGAAAACACAGGCAATTTAGTATCACAAAATGATACAACAAATAGATTTAAAGTATCTTCCTTTACAAGTAATAATCTTAGATTTTTAGAAACAGGGTCTATGTTGAAATTCAAAGCACCTATGCAAGGACAAACACAACAATACTTTTTACCAAATGGCACATTAACAACAAATGCTGAACAATTTGGTGCTTCGTTATATAAATGGACAAAAGTTTCTGTTGTTAATAATGAAGGCGATAGCGTGGTGAATACTATAGGAGATATTAGTCTTACAGACGTAGTTAATGATAACAGCCAATTAGTTTCAATTGTAGCAAAATTTTCTAAAGTTTTAAGTGATGATTTAAAAATACAAATAATAGATCAAACGTTTTCTTATAAAGATTTTGCTTTAAGATATGATACAACTACTAGAGAGTGGAAACTTGTATTGGCAGAAAATGTTAATTCGGTAAATGATTTTGCTTTAGGTAAATCGGGAGATACTACGGCTGCTAATTTAGATTCAAGTTGGCTACTAAATTTCACAAATGACGGAGAAAAGTATACTATCACTAACAGAAATCAAAGATATATTTTTGAAAGTGCAAACGAAATTAGATTTTTCTTTGATGCAGCAGATAAAATTTACGATCCTAAAACAGGAAAAATTATTAGAGACCAAATTAAAATTTTAAGTATAAACAGACAAGCTGCAAGTGGCGAACCATATTCAAAAGATTATGTATGGAGCATTAGTGATGCCTACAGAGATGCCGAAGGCTATGTTGACACTAGAAAAATACAAGTGCAGTTTTTTGATTTAGATGATGACGGAGCAGTAGATAATTTAGATATTTTCAATGATTTAGTTGATGAGAATAACAATTTAATTGATATTGCAAATAAATTGGTATTTCAAAAAAAATATACAACAAGTGATGGTGTAGAAGATTTTAAATTTTTTGCGAATGAAATAACTACAGCCGGAACCCAAGAAGTAAAAATTGTAACAAATGAAAATGCAATCGGTTCGTACTCTACACACGTAGAAGGTCAAGTATTTTATTTGGTAGAAGAACAAGTATTTAAAAAATTAAATAAAGCCGCAGGAAATTTGACTCTTTCTACTGATTATAAAGCGTTTACTGGAAGATCCAATTTAAAATTCCATTACATCCACGTTGCAGACGATAATTATAGAATCGATCCGAGCGCAAGCAATATAATAGATACATATCTACTTACAAAAAATTATGATGTAGAAATGCGTAAATTTATAAAAGGTGCAATCGATGTAATGCCTTTACCTACAAGTAATGATGTGTTGACAAGATCTTACGGATCTTCTATAAATGCAATTAAGTCAATAAGTGATGAAATAGTATATCATCCTGTTAAGTATAAAATATTGTTTGGTAGCAAGGCAAAAGAAGATTTGCAGGTTAATTTTAAAATTGTGCGTAACAAAAATTTAGTCATAAATGAAAACGAATTAAAAGCAGATATTATCTCTGCTGTAGACAAATTTTTTGAATTAGAAAATTGGGACTTTGGAGAAACTTTCTATTTCCAAGAACTAAGTGCATACATAATGAACACGTTAAGTCCTAAGTTACAAAGTATTTTAATTGTTCCAAAAAAAGAAACTCAAAGTTTTGGATCACTATTTGAAATAAAATCAGAATTTGATGAAATTTTTATTAGTGCAGCGCAAGTTTCTGATATACAAATCATAGATGAGATTACAGCTACAGAATTACAAGCAAGCGGAAGTGTAGTCACAAGTGTTTCTACTTCTACAACAAGTGGAATTGCAAGTGCAAATGCAACAAGCTCAACTAGTAGTACAACTTCGACCAGTAGTACAACTTCGACCAGTAGTACAACTTCGACCAGTAGTACAACTTACACAAGCTCATCTAACAGCGGAGGATCTAGTTACTAATGTCTTACAACGACGAACAGAATGAAAGTGCATTGCCAGCTGACGGAGAACAAAACCGTACTGCTAGTGATTTTATTCCTAAATTTTTCCGCAGTGTTACAAATAAAAAATTCTTACAAGGAACAATAGATCAACTTATACAGCCCGGCGTTGCTGAAAAATTAAATGATTATGTAGGACGTAAAACTGCAAAGTCATTTAACCCCTCTGATAATTATTTGAATGATGTAAACGATTCTAGAGAAGCATATCAGCTCGAACCTGCAACTGTAATAAAAGACGAGTCTAATAATGTTACTTTTTATAAAGATTATAATGACTATATTGGCACATTAAATTATTTTGGTGCTAATACAAAAAACCACAGTAGATTAAACAGTTCAGAATATTATAGTTGGAACCCGCATATTGATTGGGATAAGTTTGTTAATTTTAGAGAATACTATTGGGCACCTACTGGTCCTTTATCTGTGCCAGTACGAGGACAAAGTCAAGAAGTTACAAGCACATACACTGTAACAACGTCAGATCAAGGCGATAATACAACGTATATATTTAATGACGGTTTTGTAAGTAACCCCTCTATAAAACTTTATAGAGGTCAAACTTATAGATTTGAAATAGATGCGCCAGGACATCCTATGGCTATTGCTATTAGTAGATCATTTACTCCCGGAACTGCTGTTATAACCGCAGGCACTGAAGGACTTAGAGACAACGGCTTGTTTGATGGCAGTTTGTATGATGCAAATAATTTAAGTTACGATACAGGTGAGTTTATTGTTTTACCTGATAGTGGTAGCATTGAATTCGAAGAAGGAGAAAATGTAAGCACTCTTTATCCTGATGGTATAAGAAAATTAGGCGAAGACGGAGAAGAAGTAGCAACAGCATACATTGAAAGAGGCACCATTGAATTTACAATACCTTTTAGTGCACCAGATAGATTATATTATGTTTCAAAAAATGACCAAGATACAAGCGGTGTTATTAGAATATATGATATAGAAGAAAATACATTTTTAGATGTTGGCAACGAAGTTTTAGGTAAAAAACAATATACTAGTGCAAACGGTGTTGAATTATCAAACGGAATGAAAATTAAATTTCAAGGCAATATTACACCTAAAAAATACGAAGAAGACTTGTGGTATGTAGAAGGTGTAGGAGACAAAATTGTCTTAATAAATGAAAAGGATCTATTGATTCCGGCTGTTTACAATCAAGATGTTTTAGTACCTTATGACAGCGATGCATTTGATGTTTTACCATTTTCAAATGCAAGCTCGTATGCGCAAGACAAAGATTATATTATTATAAATCGTGCAGCTAAAGATAAAAACTCTTGGTCTAGGTATAATAAGTGGTTTCATAAAGATGTAATAGAAAAAAGTTATACATATAATAATTTACCTATTAATATAGATGAAAATTTTAGAGCTAAAAGACCGATAATTGAATTTAATGCAGGGCTGAAACTTTACGATTATGGTGTTGAAGCCAAACAAGACGTTGATCTTATAGATACGTTTACACGTGATGTATTTTCTACTATCGAAGGAACTATTGGATATAATGTAGACGGTATTGAACTTGCAGAAGGTATGCGAGTATTGTTTGCTGCTGATACAGATTTAATAGTTAGAGGTAAAATTTACGAAGTTAAGTTTATAACAATCAACAATAGGCGCCAAATATCTTTAGTAGAAACTGAAGACACTACGCCTTTATCTTTAGAAAATGTTTTAGTAAAACAAGGTAATAAAAACAGCGGACAAATTTATCATTATCATAACAATGAATGGGCACTTGCACAAGTAAAAAATAAGATTAATCAATCTCCTATGTTTGATTTGTGTTGTCCTCAAGGTAACCCCTATGGCGATTTAGATGTGTTTAATTCTTCTACGTTTAAGGGAACAAAAATATTTTCTTACAAACAAGGCCAAGGAACAGAAGACGACGAATTAGGATTTCCGCTAACTTACAGATCATTAGAAAACTCAGGTGACATTGTTTTTGAATTTAATCTGCAAAATGATTCATTTACTATACAGGAAAATGAACAAATTGTAACAGTGAACACTGACATTGCATTTTTACGCAAATACAAAACTAGAACAGAATTTGATTATGTCAATGGCTGGTCATCGCAGCCTATTCAAAGTAAACAATGGGTGATTGATCAAAGAATTGTAGACATATCACAAGTAAATGATTTTGCTGTGAGAGTATATAATAATGCAGGCGATTTAAATGACTTACGATTAATTGTATATGTAAATAACAAATTACAATATAAGAATGTTGATTACACAATAAACAGGATTAACCAGAGAGCGTTGATACGATTTACATCTAATTTATCTGTAAATGATGTTTTGCTTGTAAAATCAGATAGTAAATCGCAAAAAAATAATAATGGATACTACGAAGTTCCTATCAACTTAGATAGAAATCCGTTAAACGAAGACATATCAGAATTTACATTGGGCGAAGTTATTGACCACGTTGATAGTATGGTCGGTGAAATCAATGACTTTAAAGGAGTATTTCCTGGTAGAGGAAATATCAGAGACCTTGGTAATATAAACAAATACGGAAAACGATTTGTTAAACACGCTGCGCCTATCAATCTGCCGTTATATCATATAACAAATAAAAAATACAATTTGATTAAAGCAATTAAATATGCAAATACTGAATACAACAGATTCAAAAGAGTGTTTTTAGATACTGCAACAACTTTAGGATTTGATGGAGAAACAAAACAACACGTTGATAAAATACTTGCAGCTATCAATAAAGATAAAGTAAAATCTCAACCCTTCTATTTTTCAGATATGTTAGGTTATGGACCTTACAACAAAATAGATTATCGGGTATTAGATTCAAGAATCACACAGTATGCACTTACAAATTCGTTTGGGTTAGAAGAATTATCATCTAAGTCTGTATACATATATCTAAACGGAAAACAACTTACTTTTGAAAAAGACTATACTTTTGACAATCAAGGGTATGTTATTATCAGTGCAGGCCAAATAGAAAATGATTTAATTGAAATATACGAATATGAAACTACTGACGGATCATACATTTCACCGACACCAAGTAAACTAGGGTTATATCCAAAATACTATCCTGAACTTACATTAGACGACACTTATCAAACAGAAAGTTCTGTAGATGGTAAGGAGTATAAAATATACGGCGAAGTTTCTGAAGGATTTAAGAATGCAGGAATTAGGGGATGGTTCTACCCTGTGTTTACTACACAACAAGCAGCTATTGATAAAGACGTAGAAAACGGCGGCACAGGATCGTTCCATATACATCAAATTAAAGGTCATAACAGGAACTTGTATATGCCTGATACTGGTGGCTTCCACGGTGTAAATGACAACATAGAAATAGATGCGTATCCTGTAGGCATACCTATGATTAGAGGACACGACGGCAGTTATGTTAGAGCATATTTGGATTTTAGAGATGAATTATTATTAGAACTAGAAAAACGTATCTTCAACAATATCAAAGTTGACTATGATAAAACCGGTATAGATATAGATGCATTTGAAGGCAACGATAAAGGTGATAATGAATTTGATAGGTCAGAAGTAAATGGTTCATTACTACAGTTTTTCAAAAAATGGCTAACATTTGTTGATGCTGATTATACTGATAATTTTTTCTACGATAGAACAAATCCGTTTACATACAATTATTCATCTGCATTAGATCCTAATGGTAAGCTTTTGCCTGGATTCTGGAGAGGCGTTTACAAAAGAGCTTTTGGCACAGATCGTCCACATTCTCATCCTTGGGAAATACTTGGCATCAAAAGAAAACCTAAATGGTGGGATACTGTGTATGGTCCTGCTCCTTACACATCTGATAATTTAATTTTATGGAGAGATATCGAAGTAGGAAAAATTGCAGAACCGGGGAATGTAAGATACACTGAGAAATATGCTAAACCTAATATCACAAGTCACATTCCTGTTGATACAAAAGGGTTTGTAAAAGCACCACAAAGAAGTGGTTATGTGAATCAGTTTGTTCAAAGACAAAGTACAAATAATTTTAGTTTTGGCGACGAATCTCCTGTAGAAACTGCCTGGAGAAGAAGTTCGGATTATCCATTCGCTATTATTACCAGCTTAATTTTAAACAAGCCTTCAGATACATTAGGAAAAGGCTTTGATGTATCGAGAACAATTACTAACCTTGCAGGTCAACAGGTTTATAAAGAAACAGGAAAAAATTTAACAACAAATAAAATAATTTTTCCTAATACCTTTGCAGATAATTTACGGATTTCAACGTCCGGACTTGTTAATTACATCTACAATTTAGTAGCAAGTGATATTCTTACAGTATACAATGATTATCAACAAGAAGTTTTGTCAATTACAAATCAATTAGGATTTAAACTAGGAAGCTTTAGTGATAAAACAAAGCTGAACTTAATTCTAGATAGCAGAAGTCCTCAACAACAATTAGAAGATGGAGGTATTTACATACCTCCAGAAAACTATGAAATATTCTTTAACACAAGTTCTCCTCAGTTTGTAGCATCTTATAGCGGAGTAGTTGTAGAAAAGAGAGCCAGCGGATTTACGATACGTGGATATAATAACGAAAATCCGTTTTTTAACTACTATGCACCTATTATAGGTAGTAAAGCAGTTCCAGTGTCAGTTGGCGGAGTATCTGAAGCGACTACAGATTGGGAAGCAGAAAAACTATATGTAAAAGATACAATAGTAGAATACGTGAATAATTTTTACAGAGTTACAAAAACTCACACAACAGGTGAATCTTTCACTACAACTAATTTAGTAAAATTACCTGAAGTTCCAACAGTTGGCGGCAAGACAGCTTTGTTCAAACGTAATTTTGATAAAAATGAAACCTTATCTATTCCTTACGGGCAAACACTTAAAAATTCACAAGAAGTAGTAGACTTTTTGTTAGGTTATGGTGAATATCTCAAAGAGATAGGATTTGATTTCAACTTTGTAGAAGGCGAAGGCATTGTAAACGATTGGGATCAAATTTGTAAAGAATTTTTGTTCTGGACAACACAAGGCTGGGCGTCCGGAACAGTTATAACATTGTCGCCTGCTGCTAATAGATTTAATTTCCAAAAAGATTATCTTGTTGTTGATAACATAAATGATGATTTTTATCCTTACTCTATTTTACAAGCAAATGGAGAACCATTGTCTAGAGAATTTACAAGTTTACTGAGAGATAAAAATAGCTTCGGTATACAAACTAATAATGAGACTGAAGGTTTGTATAGTGCTGTGTTGCCTTTGGTACATAAAGAACACGTTGTATTGATTGATAACAACACAGTTTTTAATGATATTATTTTCCAACCTTCAACTGGGTATAGACAAGAGCGAATTAAAGTTACAGGTTATAGAGCTGCAGATTGGAATGGTAGTTTAAACATACCGGGATTTGTTTTTGATGATGCAAAAGTTACAGATTGGACAACTTGGAAAGATTATGATATAGGTACTTTAGTAAAGTACAAGCAATTCTATTATGTGGCAACAAAAAATGTTCCAGGTTCTAGTACATTTAATAGTAACGATTGGTATAGATTATCAGAAAAGCCCGAGTCAGAATTAATAACAAATTTTGATTATAGAATTAACCAGTTTACAGATTTTTACAGTTTAGACACGCAAGGGTTTGATATAAATTTACAACAAATGGCAAAGCAATTGACAGGATTTCAAAAACGTCAATATCTTGCAAATATTATTCCTGATGATGTAAGTCAGTATAAATTTTATCAAGGATATATCCAAGATAAAGGGACACAAAATGCTTTAGATAAGCTTTTCAAATCTCTCGGTACAGCAGGAGAAAATACTTTAGAATTCTACGAAGAATGGGCTTTACAAGTAGGAAGATATGGTAATGTTGATAATAAAAAACAAATAGAAATAAACTTCAAAGAAGATAAAATACAGGAGTCTCCTCAGGCTATAGAACTTGTGCAATCTTTACCTGATACAAATTTTGACAGACACTATAGAATATTACCTTTTCAAATGTACGACACTCCGTTGGAATATAATCATAAACCATTTCCTACAAAGATTTTAACAGAAGAGATTATTAAATCAGGAGGTTTTGTTAACGAAGAAGATGTTACATTTGTAGCAGGCACCGAAAGCGAGTTGCCCGATGGAGATGTAAATCAATTAGCTATTGGAGACTACATTTGGGTAGTAGAAACAGGAAATAATCCTTGGGCAGTGTATCAACATATTGAAGCCGACGTGTACGGTCAAGAATTAACCGAGACGTTGACTGCAAATGATGACGGAGATCCTATATGGGAATTAAAAGTAGATCGCTGGGCCGGTGGTAATGTAAAAGAAGGCGACTTTATAGGTGTTAAAGGTGCAGATGAATTTAACCTAACTGGATTTTACAAAGTTGAAAGTATAAAGCTAGATAAAATACGTTTTAGCACCATTTCGGGTAACCAACCAGAAACCTTTACAGGAAAAAATTACATTGTTACTAAGTTAAGAAATGTTAGGACAGAAAATGTAGAAACAGCAAATCTACTAGCACAATCAAAAATATATGATAAACAAAAATTCTGGATTGAGGATTATGAAAATGGTGACTGGAAAGTAATTGAAAATAACCCTGCATACAAACTTCATCAATCTATTATTAACATAAGTGATTATGATGATGAAGATCAAGGATTTTCTGATAGTATGGCTGTAACTGGCGATAATAAAAATTTCTTTGTATCTTCCGGCAAAGATAAAAACGGCAAAGTAGATTATTATAGAAGAGGAAGTGACAGTAATTTACTACAAGTTGATCAAAGTATATTTCCGCCTGATAGAATCAGACCTTGGTTACCTAATACTTTATATCGAAGAAACACTATTGTTGTTTACGATATAGATAGTACACGCACATATTGGAAATCTGTCCAATCTCATACTAGTGGCAATGTGTTTAGCGATGCAGAAATAGCTGAATATTGGGTACAGGAAGATAATCCGTTTGCATATTTTGATCCAATATACAGTAATTTTGGACAATCAATAGATGTATCCATTGACGGAGAATATCTAGCAATAGGCGCCCCAAATGCTAGTTATGTAAAGACAAGATACAAGGGAGATTTCGATCCTGACACATCATATGTAAAAGGTGATATAGTAAGATATAGAGAATCTCTATGGAGGGCAAATAGAAATATTTTACCTCGTATTGAAGATCAACCATTTTCAACTTTTGATTCTTACATTGATATTACCGAAGAAGCAGATGCTGATAGTACAAGTCTAACATTACTTGTAGCAGGTGATCCCGGATTGCCTAATAATATTGTTGACCACTTCTTAGTTAGAGCACCAGCTGATATGTATAATGGTACTGATGTAGGTGACGGCGTAAGTTTAGCGTGGAATATAAGAAGTTTTACGTATCCTACACTTGACAATTATTATCCATTTAACAACCAAATAACTGAAATTACTCCTGAATTTTTAAGACAAGAACATATTATCAATGAAAAAGTTGATCATATTTTTTACATTGATGCTTTTGTTACTTTACCGACTATCGGTGATAGGGTAGTTACAGACACAGGCGCAGGTGAAGTATATTATACTGCTAAAAATGAAGATAGTGCAGTAATTTACATAATAAATGCTAATGGTACATTTAGCGTAACAGGAGAATTATATACAAGTAACGACGACTTTGTAGGATTTTATACTGAAGAAAACACCTATGCGACTACAGACGCTGTGGGCGGATATTGGTTATTCAAAACGTACAGGACTTCAGAAGCACCTACAAGTGGTTATACTACAACTACATTTGCTGGTGAAGAATTTACATATAGAAATAATTCAACTTATTATGATGTGGGCAGAGGTTTAGTTTATGTTGATGTAAGATTAGCAAGCGAAATTGTAGAGCAACATCCTATTAATTTGTATAGCAATATACAAGATGCAATAGGTACGATAGGGCCTTATATAAATCGTAAAAACCAAGCTAGTTTTATTTCTCATTTAGCCTATACAGGCGATAATGGCGGTACAGAGCTTGCCCGTCCTAGCACCAAACTGGTTATAAGGGCTGCTAAAGAATATTCAGACGAACTGTATGCAAGATTTTTACAAGATCCAAATCAAACTTTTGGAATGAAATTTTTTGATAATCCTGACTATGATATTACAACAAGTGGTATTAGTATTAATGACTTGACGAAAAATCAACTAGTCGAAGATATATGGGACGGATTCATTGATTTTGAGTTTACAGAATTTGACTTCCAAGGCGATGTGTTCGAACCAGAAATTGGAGATATACTAGTCGATGTCCAAACTCCGAGAGACGGCTTTGGCGGCCTTGCACTTACAAGTAACACAACTAGTGCAGCAGAAGTAGTATTTTATCAAAGAAACTTTAATAGAGTAAGAGTATATGTTAAAGTAAGGACAGATTTACAACCCGGCAATTTTGAACAACAGACTAATATAGGTAGATACCAAATAAAACGTTTAAGTAATCCTTCACTAAGAGGTGCAGGAGATCCTGATCAAGTAATAGGCACAGTAGATAGTGTTGATGACGACATTGCAATTGGAAACTCTATAATAGGAAAATTATTATTAATAGATGCTGGTAGGAATTTTCCTGTTAGCAAAAATTGGAATGATGTAATACCTATAATTGATCAAGAATATTTCTTTTTTAATGAAGATACACTTAGTGGAATTGATAGATTACAGAATGCTCCGTACAGTCTTAACAAAGATTATACACAGGTTTTTAATATACCGGCTGATAGATTCGGAACTGGCGGATACGAGAATCAGGGTGTAGTTTCAATTTATAGAAGAGACAATACAGGACTTTATCAGTTCCAGATTGCAATAGCATCAGAATATGCCGGTAAAGATAAGCGTTTTGGATCAAAAGTAAAAATTAGTAAAAATAATGAGTTATACACACTGTTTATATCTAACGAGCCTTCGGGTGATTCGCGTAATGATCCATATGAATGGCGCACAAATCCTGGAGCAATAGAAATATATAATCAAGGTGTTGATACTACTGTTAATTTGACAGGAGGATATAAATTAGATGCGGCGTATACAAAAGGTGATGTAGTAATATTCAAAGATGATTATTTCCGTGCAAACAAAGATATTGCTTCGTCAGCTGAAGAAGATATACGAAATCCTGTATTATGGAACAATATTTCTTGGAGAAGAGGCAAAGACGAACAGTACAGAGGACAATTTAATGATTTGTATTCTTATGCAGAAAACAATATTGTCTTACAAGACGGTACATTCTGGAAAGCTCTTACAAATATTAGTGCAGGAGCAGATGCGCCTAGTTTAACAAATACTTCTTGGGAATCGCAGATTGATAGTATTGATTACCTAGGTTATCTTCCAAATCTTACAGGTTTCGCAACACTATTTGAACAAGTGTATGATCCAATTGAAAATATTGAACAATTTGCAGATGCATTTGATGTAAGCGAAAACGGCGAAACTTTAATTGTAAAAACAAAACAAATGTTATCTGATAGCACATTTGAATCAGCAATTGCTGTTTATAATTTAGAACAAAAGAAATATAATTTAAAACAAATTATAAAGGCACCAAGTAGTAGTTATGTACTGAAAGATCACGACAATGATTCGGAAACACCTGATGTATATGTTGATCAAAATTTATGGGCAAATTCAATATCTTTGAAACCCGACGGGAGCTCGATAGCAGTAAGTGTTCCTTATGATGATGCGAATAAGATAGACCAAGGAGCTGTTTGGATTTACAGTTACGATTATAATGCAAACAAATTTGGTATAGAAGATAACGGAGTTACAGCACCTACATTTACTTTACAATCTCCTAATAATGAAGAAGTAGAAAGATTTGGATATAGCTTAGATTATAGCAATGAAAATTTAGCTATTTCTAGTTTAAATGGTGATATGGTAATTCCTACTAGATTTGACACTTATGTCAATAGGTTAAATGAAATTAACTATATTTTGGATACTGATAGTGAAGAAAGAGATGCTACTACTTTTGATAAAAACTTTACAACTTTTGCTAATAGGAAAGTAGACAAAGGCACTGTTTACATTTTTGAAGATATCGGTAATGGTTTGATATATTCGGAACAATTACTGTATCCTAATCAAAGAGAGAATTTTGGTGATAATATTTTATCACAAGGAAATCATATATACGTAGGATTACCTTATGCACAAAATGTTATAGGCAATGAACGCGGCTTTGTTATAGACTATAGAAAAGTAAAAAATACAAAGAGTTGGACGTCACTTAGATCTAGCCGACTTCCTGTAGACCTTGATAAAATAGACGGTATGTTTGTTTACAATAAAAGATCAAATGAAATAATATCTTATATTGATTATATTGATCCAATACAAGGTAAAATTGCAGGTATAGTAGACCAAGAATTAACATACAAACTAAATTATGATCCTGCAAAATACAATGTAGGTCCAATTGCAGATAAAGACGTTGATCCTAAATTATTCTGGGGTGCTAGTTATGTTGGACAAGTTTGGTGGAATGTTAGCACTGCAAGATTTAGTTTCCCATACCAAGGATCTACTACCTTCCAAAGAAATGAATGGAATAGATTATTACCTGGAGCAACAATTGACATATATGAGTGGGTTGAAAGTGACTATTTGCCTAGCCAATGGAATCAATTAGCAGATACAGATAATGGCCTTTCTCTAGGAATAAGCGGCACAGCAATTTATGGAGATACAAAGTATAGTGCAAAACTAGAATATGATCAAGTCAGTCAAACTTTTAGTACAAAATATTATTTCTGGGTAGAAAACAAACAAACTGTACCAAATTTGCCTAATAGAAAATTAAATCTTAGAAATATGGTCCAATTAATTGCAAGACCTAGACAATCAGGTTATAGATATGTTAGTTTAATTGCAGAAAACAAGCTTGTTATTAATAATCTAGATAAGATTATTACTTCGGATGACATTGTGTTAAACATCAAGTATAAAGAAGAAGTTGGCAAAGAACAAAATGAACATACACAATACCAGATAATTTCGGAGAATTTAAGCTCAAGCAAGCCTAATAAAGATATAGAACTTAAATGGTTTGATAGCTTAATAGGTGTTGACAGTACTTTGCGTCCTGTACCTGATCCAAAAATTTCCCCTGCAAAAAGGATTGGCATTCAAAATAAACCAAGACAAAGTATTTTTGTTAATAGGATAGAAGCATTAAAGCAAACAGTAGAAAGAATTAACTTTGTTTGTTCACAATCTCCTATTGTAGATGAAAAAAATATAAACAATCTTTTGCAAAAAGAAAATGCTCCAAGCACATTTACAGGCCGATATGATCTTGCAATTGATACCTTTGACGAATTAGAATTTGTAAGCACAAATAGAGTCACTCCTGCCAAACTTACACCTATAGTTGTAAACGGAAAAATTTTACGTGTCGAAATTACAGATCCCGGCAGAGGATATAAAATTGAACCTAGTTATCAAATAGAAGGTGACGGATCAGGTGCTGTTTTTGAAATATCTATTAATAACCTTGGACAAATTACAAATGTTGATGTTGTTTCACAAGGAGTCGGATATAATGATAATGTAGCCATAAAGTTAAGAAAATTTAGTGTCCTTGTAAATGCAGATAGCACAGCATTTAATAAATGGACGATATATGAATATAACGAAGTACAAAAAAATTGGCTAAGAACAGCAATACAATCTTATGATGTAAGTTTATATTGGAATTATGTAGATTATTATGCTGAGGGATATAATCAATTTACAGATATAGATTATGCTGTCCAAAATTCTTATCAATTAGCGGCGTTAGATGATACGATAGGAGATGTTGTCAAAATAGAAAATGTAGGATCTGGCGGTTGGATCCTATTAGAAAAAATATCTAATGAAAATACTGAAGACTATACAATAAACTATAAGACCATCGGCAGACAAAATGGAACTATAGAGCTTGCATCGAGCTTGTATGATTTTGCAAATAATGACATAGGTTATGATAACAAAAGTTTTGATAGTGCATTTTATGATACAAATCCTGTTAGAGAATTAAGAATTATTCTAGAAACAATTAGAGATGATATATTCATTGGTGATATTGAAATTGAATATAATCAGCTATTCTTTGCAAGTTTAAGATATATCCTGTCTGAACAAACTAATGTAGATTGGTTTTTCAAAACAAGTTTCATATCAGCTACACATAAATTAGGTATGTTAGAAATGACACCCACATTTAAGTATAGTAATCTTGAAGACTATGAAGAATATGTCAAAGAAGTTAAACCCTATAGCACTAATATAAGGAAATTTGTTGATAGTTATGATCACGTAGAACCTACTGGAAGTGTTTTAACTGATTTTGACCTTTCACCTTATTATGATACTACTTCAGGAAATATAAGGTCTAGTAATACTACACTTGTAACAAATAATTTAGTTGGAGATGAAACTAATACTTTGGTCTATCCAAGAAAGCATTGGAGAGATAATTTTGGCTATCAAATTAAAGATATTGAAATAGCTGACAGCGGCTCTGAATATACATTTACTCCGGTAGTAAAAATTTCCGGCGGAGGTGGCGCTGGTGCAACAGCAAAAGCAGTTTTGGGTTATGGAAAGATTACAAAAATAATTGTTACAAATCCTGGTAATGGATATACAAGTTTGCCAACTGTAACAATTGAAGGGTCAAAAGACGAAAATGGCACAGATGCAAAAGCAGTTGCAGTCTTAGGTAACGGTGTTGTAAGATCTCCGCATATAGTTGTAAAGTTTGATAGATTATTAGGAGACTATTTCTTCCAGACTATACAAAAGAGTGAAACTTTTGAAGGAACAAACAATAAAACTGTATTTGATCTACCATTTCCAATAGAACTAGATAATTCAAAAGTAAAAGTTTTTGTAAATGAAATAGAGCAATTAAGAAGCAAGTATACATACGAAAATATTATAGATAACTCAAAATCATATACACGTTCAAGAGGTAAGATAATATTTACAACTCCTCCTGCACTAGGAGATACTATTACAGTACAGTATCAAATACCGTTAAGTATGTTAGGAGCAGAAGATAGAATACAATTTGCATATAATCCGTTATCTGATATGTATGGTAAGGATCTGGCACAACTTATGACAGGCGTAGACTATGGCGGTGTAGAAGTTAGAAGTTATGCATTTGTTGGAATATCTGGCTGGGATAGAAAAGGTTGGTATACGGACCTATGGGACGAGTTCGACGATCAATTTGAAGACGAAGTTTTCACAGCAGATCAGTCTACAATTGCAGTTCAATTAACCAAGCCACTAGAAAATGGTGTAGAGTATAATGTTTATAGAAGATCTTACAGCTCACAGGAACCTAACCCTAATCCTTTTGTAAGATTAGACGATCCAAATTTTGGAACTACACTTCCTGTAACAAACACAAATGCAATTATACAAAGTATTACAGGAGACGGCACAACAGATATTATAAATTTACAAGATCTTGGTGTTGTATTATTAGACGGTGATACTTTAATAGTTAGAAAAACAACAAGCGACGGTAGTATTTTACCTGACACTAATAGTTATGATACACAATTATCAGGCGGCGATTTAGCCTACACTACTGCAACTGGGATAAATGCTGAAGATATCATTACTGATGGTGACGGATTTATTAGTGAAGCTGCACAAGCAGGTCCAGAAGAATTAGTGCCTGGACAGGTGTTTGATACGTTAGATATTAAGGTTTACACAAGAGATGGCAGCGGCCAAGGTAAAATATTTTTACAAAATTATAGAATTGTAGAATCACAAAACGTTTATAATTTAGGTGTAGCTCCCGGAACAGTAGATAGTGTATTTGTAAAAATAGATAATACTATTTTAACACAAGGTGAAGATTACGATATAGATTGGAATAATAATGTTGTAGTCATTAGATCTGTTGTAACAGATATAGAAATATGGCAAGAAGGCGCAGCGTTGAACATTGTTACAATGTCACAAGCAGGACAAAGTATTCTAGACTATAATTCATATTTTGGTGACGGTGTCAACAGACATTTTGCAACTAATGTTAGACTACAAGAAGATATCTCTGTGTATGCAAGTATAGATGGTGTAAAACAAGAAGTTACATTTGGAGAAGATAGTTCTAATAGTAATTTAGTTGTAGATTTTGATACAGCACCTCCAGAAGATAGTTTAGTATATATTGCAATATTTGCTGGAAATTCTATTGTAAATTATAGTCAATTGAAGAAAGATACATTCTTAGGAGATGGTACAGAGACTAATTTTGAATTAAGTTCAGCACCGTTTTATAGTAAACCGACTCAATATAACTTAATTGTTAAAGTAGATAATAATATTTTATCACCTGGATATAATATTCAATATACAATACCAGAAAATAGACAACGTGAATTTGCCCTTGAAGTCTTCCAACAGCCTTCAGGATCGCTACTTACAACTGATATTGTAGTATTTTTAAACGGATCTTTAATAACTGTAGAAGAATTACAATGGCGATTTGATATTGCTAATAGTAGTGTTGTACTAGCAGATGATGTAGGAAATCCAGGAGACTCCTTAGAAATTTACGTTATTACTGACGGAGAATACACACTAACAAGTCCAACTACAGTAACATTAACAAATCCACCTGCTGATGAAAGCGAAATAGAAATATATCAATTCAGCAATCACGATATATTAGAAATAGAAAGAATGAATTATGATGTAGTTTCTAGAACAACATTAAATGTTGATAGTAATGATTATATTACATACAATAGGCTTACAGTAGGTGAGATAGAACTTCGCAAGCCAGCAATTGATTCTAAATATGTATGGGTAATAAAAAATGGCACATTATTGTCGGCTGAAGTTGATTATACACTCAACGAAGTTAAAGATAAAGTAATATTAAAAGAAATTCCACAACCCGATGATGTTTTAGATATTATGCACTTTACAGCTGAAGCAAGTGAAAGCAAATTTGCTTATAGACAATTTAAAGATATTTTAAATAGAACACATTTTAAAAGATTAGATGCTGCTGCAACAACACTTGCAGCTCCATTAAATCAATATGATTTACGCATTGAATTAGTAAGTGGAGAAAATCTTTCTGAACCGAATAAGTCCCAAAATTTACCAGGTATAATTTTTATAGACGGTGAAAGAATAGAATACTTTGTCAAGGAAAACAATATACTTAGACAATTGCGCAGAGGCACACTTGGAACAGGAATAAAAGACGTTTACAATATAGGTACAAAAGTTTACGATCAAAACATAAGTAAAACAGTTCCTTATAGAGACACTTCGATAGTTCAAAACTTTACAAGTGATGGATTAAGTAGAGTCTATCAAATTACAGATCCGACTGCATTCATTGACGAAATTGAGGTTTTTGTAGGCGGCAAACGTATGGACAAACAAGAACAGAAAAGATATCTACCAATATTTGAACAAGATAGTCCAGAAGGTGATGTGACAATTGATCCTGACGTAAAATTTGACCCTATAAGCCAAAGTATTGTTTTACGTGAAATTCCAATTGAAGGAACTGTAATAAGCATTGTTAAAAAGCAAGGTAAATTATGGACACAAAACAACGAAACATTAGGAGAGTCGGACAATAGTATAAGTAGATTCTTACGTGCAGGAACATCTGAACTGCCTGAATAAATACAGTATAGGAAAATCAAATGAGCGATAAAATGCAAGACAACAGCGGAATACTAGTGCAAGGACATATAAAAATATATGATCCTGAAACACAACAGGTTTATATTAATAAACGTAATGCAATTCATTATGAAAATATGAGTATTGCATTAGCAGAGAGTTTAGCTAACCAGGGCCAAGGATTTATAAATGAAATGGCCTTTGGAAATGGCGGAACTAGTGTTGATCCTACTGGTATAATTACATATTTGACACCAAATAGCACTGGTTCAAACGCTACGTTATATAATCAAACATACAAAAAAGTTGTAGATGAACGTAGTGTTAACAATACTGATCCTGTACGCAACAAGACCGAAGTAAGACATTTAAGCGGTGTAAACTATACAGACATTTTAGTAAGTTGCTTGTTAGATTACGGCGAACCAGACGGCCAAGATGCATTTGATACAGCATCAAGCCAAAATAACGCCTATGTATTTGACGAGTTAGGCCTTAGAAGTTATTCTGCAGACGGCGAAGGCAGACTTTTGACACACGTAATTTTCCATCCTGTACAAAAATCTCTTAATAGGCTTATACAAATTGATTATACGGTACGTGTACAGAGTTTGGCAGGGTAAGGAGTAGATAATGGCATACGAAATTAGATACACCGATAGTGTTAACAAAGGAAGTATTGTTATTGAAGACAATTCATTGAACCAAGAAACATCTTTATCTTATCCAGGCAAAGGATATACAGGATATGGCGCATCTATAAATGAAAACTTCTTACATCTATTAGAAAACTTTGCAAATGAAAATGCACCAGAAAGGCCTGTCGAAGGGCAATTATGGTATGATATTAGCGACGGGGTTAATCAACTTAAATTATATGATGGCACAACTTGGGTTGCAGCTAATGGTGTAAAAAAAGCAACAAATGAACCAGATGTAGCAAACTCAACAAGGGGCGATCTTTGGGTTAATACAGAAACACAGCAGTTATATTTGTTTACAGGAGCAGGCTGGATCTTAGTTGGTCCGGACTTTAGTGATGGATTACTTACTGGCGGCCAAACAGAATCGATTGTGGGCATCGATGATGTTACGTATAGTGTTTTTGTTATCAAAGTAAGAAATAATAATGCAATAATAATTAGTAGTCAAGCATTCACACCAAAAACATCAATACCGGGATTTGCGACTATAGGTGCTGGTATAAATCTAAGCTCTAGTCCGTTAGTTGGCACAGAAGATTTAAAATATTTTGGCGTAGCAGAAAAAGCAGATGCCCTTGTTATAGGCGGCCAAACTATACCTGCAAGTAATTTTTTACGTGCTGATTCTGAAACGTCATCTAATTTTAAACTTAATGTAAGAAATGATGATGGTGTTTCTATAGGTTCTAGTGGACAATTAAGTTTGCAAGTTGAAAACCAAAGTGCAGTAATACAACAAAATAGTAGTGGTGCATCTTTAGACGTAAGAATGTTAAATGGAACTACATATTCAAATGTTTTAAGAGTAGATGCAAGAGGATTAATTGGTATTAACACTGCTGCACCTGAAGAAGAGCTAGATCTAAAAGGTACGTTAAAAGTTAATTCAAGAACAGGTGATCCTACTACAGGGCAAATATTAATAGACACGACATTTCAAGCAAATGATCTCAATACAGGAACACTTGTTACAAAAGGTGGCGCAGCAATTGGTAGAAACTTATTTGTTGGCGGCGACTTATCAATGGGAACTGGAGACGGTGCAGGAGTAATTACTTCCGGCAATATTGTTCCTGATGGCAGCGGTACACGTAATATCGGTAGTAGCACTTCGAAATATGAAGAAATACACGCCACAACTTTCTTTGGAAATATACAAGGTAACGTCAGTGGCACAGTTAGTGGTAGAGCAGGATCTGCAGATAGATTAGCAACAGCAACTACATTTCAAGCTACAGGAGATGTAGAAAATGTAAGTTTCGAGTTTGATGGACAAACAGGAGGAACTAACAAGACATTCAATTTAAGTATATCAAACAGTTTTATTTCTAATAAAGATTCATTACCTTTTTCAAGCAATGAAGACGAAATACTAATCAATAAATTAAATACTAGTGGCGGTTACACATCCGGCGTTTATAAAGTTAAGAAAAGTACTTTTCTAAACACAATTCCTTTAGTTCCTGCAGGTGTAATTGTACCATTCGGAGGTATAGCATTACCTAATGGTTGGTTATTTTGTGACGGAGCAGTAGTTAATATTGCAGATTATAGCATACTATTTGAAGCTATTGGCTATTCATTTAAGGATAGAACTTTACTTGCAAATAATGGTGCAACAACTTTCGGCTTACCTGATTTTAGAGGTAGATTTGCACTAGGTTTAGATAATATGAATGATATATCTGCTAACAGAGTAACATCTCAGGCAGCAGATCAAATTGGCGGAAATGCAGGGGCAGAAGAAATAACAATTAGAGATACTAATTTGCCTGAGCACGAACACGATTTAGAAGGACCTAGCGGTAACCAATACTATGCAATTAGAGAAGCAGCAGGAGAACCTTCTGATGATAATGCAATTACATTAACAGTAGAACCAGGATTAGGCGGCACACAGGGTCTTTCATCTAGCGGCGGCGTAGACGGAGGTGGTGTCACAGGAACAGGTGACTTTAGAAATTTAGGTACAGAGGAAAATCCGGAATTTGTAGGTGCACCATTGAATATTATGAATCCTTATCTAGCTGTCAATTATATAATTTATACTGGACAATAAAATGAGCTATCAACTTAATAAAACAGACGGAACTATACTTACAGACTTAGTAGATGGTCAAATAGATAACACTACTACAAATTTAACGTTGGTAGGAAAAAATTATACTGGTTACGGCGAAGCATTTAACGAAAATTTTATAAGGTTGTTAGAAAGTTTTTCAAGTACGTCTGCACCAAGTAATCCGTTAGAAGGGCAAGTATGGTGGGATAAAAGTGATAAAAGGCTTAAAGTTTACGACGGACAACAGTGGAAAGCATCTGGTGGCCCATTTGTTCAAGACGAATCGCCTACTATGGTTGCAGGAGATTTATGGATAGACAATCTTAATAATCAATTTTATGCTTATGACGGTAACGATTTAATATTAGTAGGTCCTGGATATACAGCTACACAACAAGAAACAGGATTCAAAGTAGAAAGTATTCTTGATACTCAAAGCAGATCGAGAACTATTGCAAGTCTTTATGTAGGAGGGATAATAGTCGCTGTGGTTAGTGAGCTAGAATTTACTCCTACTTATAGTCAAAGAATTACAGGATTAATTACTGATGCAAATCCTGATGGTATTATCTACAAAGGGTTTAATATTGTAGATAAAGACAATTTTAAATACAGAGGTATTGCTGAGTCTGCTAATGCTCTAGTAACAGCAGGTGGTGTTGTTAGAACAGCAGACTCATTTTTACCTTCAACGTCAAATGGCACAACTACTGGAACACTGACTGTATCAAATAATGGTGGTATTACATTAGGTTTATCACAAAACGTTGTGCAGCGTATAGTTGGTCCTAGATTTTATATAGAAAATCAAATTACAGACGAAGATATTAGTTTACGTGTTAAGTCTAGTCAAGCAGGAAGTGTTACAGTAGATGCAATTTATATTGATGCAAGTACAGAACGTGTAGGTATTTTTACAAAAGATGCAACAGGTACTTCGTCTAGATTGCCTGAGTATACTTTAGATGTAGACGGTGACTTAAGAGTAACAGGAAACTTGTTAGTTGAAGGTGAAACTACAAGTATAGACGTTGCTACATTAAGAGTAGAAGATAAAAATATCGAACTTGCTAAAACATCAGACGGAAACGTTGTGACAGGGGCTAATGCAGATGACGGCGGTTTGATACTATCTACTTCTGATATGGGCGATAAAAATTGGACTTGGATAAATGCTACAAATTCTTGGACATCAAATGTAAATGCTGATTTGAGCGATAATACTAGGGCCTATAAAATAGGCGGCCAGGATAAACTTACTAATGACAGTTTATCTAATATACTGTATGCAGATGATTTAGTTAGAATAGGAACATTAGTAGAGTTAAATGTTGACGATATAAATTTAGATGGCGCTACTATAACAGCATCTCCCTCTGCAGGAACATTTGCCATTGTTTCAAATAATGGCATAAACATCACAGCAGCAGGTGATATTGCAGTTCAAGATTCACAAAAAATTACAGGAATAGCTGATCCAACAGATCTTCAAGACGCGGCAACGAAAAACTATGTAGATAGTTCAATTGCCGAAGAGCCTATTGTGTTTAGTATGGATATTACAGGTTTAGGAACAGGAGCAACATTGGAAAATAATGTTGCTACTATTATACAATCTATGTATCCTGCACACACTATTAACATAGGAAAAAATGCAAAAGTTCACGCTACATCTTATGCTGGAGCAATAGTAGAAGGTATAGACGTTAGTGTAACTTTATCACCAGATACGTCTGGTGTACTAACAAAGTCTGCACTAGATGTAGACTCAAATGGAACACAAAATGAATCAGTTGTACAAGATATTGTAGCATCTAATACAGCAAGTGGTAGTGTTATACTTACACCAACAAGGACACTTATGACTTTCTCATCAAATGGAACAACTTGGGATCACGTAAGTACAACATCACCTTATTCATTTTAAACGAATAAATAACATATAGCACTAGGGGTTAACAAGAATGGCTTACCAAATAGATAGATTTAACAATACTATATTAACCAATGTAGAGGATGGTACTTTAGATCAAACAACAGATCTTAAGTTTATAGGTAAAAATTATGCCGGGTACGGAGAAATACAAAATGAAAACTTTTTGTATCTTTTAGAAAACTTTTCAGGTACAGTTGCTCCGCCAAGACCATTAAGCGGACAAATTTGGTATGACAGTGCTGCTACAAAATTAAAATTCTATGATGGTAATACTTGGAAAACATCCGGAGGTGCTAATGCAGCTGATTCTCAACCCACTGGTTCAACTGTTGGCGATTTTTGGTGGGATTCAGGTAATGATCAATTATATGTGTATAATGGTGCAGTTTATGTACTGATTGGTCCTCAAAACGCAGGCGAAGGACTTACACAAATGGTCAGCCTTGATATTTTAGGACTTGATGGCGAAACATATACTTGTATAGCTTCTACTGTAGAAGATGAGGTTGTCACTATCATAAGTTCAAAAGAATTTTCTATTGATCCTAGTAATGCTATTGCCGGTTTTGACACTGTTAGAAAAGGTGTAACTTTGAAATGGACACAATTAGTTGATAATGGTGTGACAAATAGTGCAGGAATTCCTGATAGAGAGTATGAATTCCACGGTACTGCTTCTAATGCAGCTAAATTAGATGGAAAAGCAGTAACCGAATTTTTATTAAGAGATGGCGCAACATTTACTGGTGTAACAAATTTTCCTAACGATGGTATAACAATAGGAAATAATAATGAATTTAGAATGTATGTTGCAGATAACAATGGAATATTAGAAAATACTTTACCTACACAAAGTATAATTTGGAGAGTAACTAATAACCTAGGAACTACAGAAGAAATTGGGCGTGTTGATTCTATAGGAATTAAACCTGGTTCTGATAATTCTTTTGATATAGGTACTGCTGATCTTAGATGGAACGAAGTATATGCAACAAATTTAAGAGGAACAGCAGACAACGCAGATAAATTAAAATATGCAACAGGCCAATATGCAACAGGAAGTCAATTGCTTTCTAATAATACTGTTGCTGTGCGTACAGCAGACGGAAATATTGTTGCTAATTTGTTTCAAGGTACAGCTACACAGGCTAGATATGCCGACTTAGCAGAAAAATATACCACCTGTTGTGAATGTCCTGTAGGAACAGCAATGGCAGTAGGCGGAGATGAAGAAACAAGGCCTGCAAAAACTAGCGATTTGTGCATAGGTGTTATTTCAGAAAAGCCTGCATATTTGATGAATTCAGAAGCAGACGGCCAAGCTATTGCTTTGAAAGGGAGAGTTCCGGTAAGGATAAAAGGCCCAGTATCCAAAGGTCAAGCTGTGTATGCTTGGGATGAAGGAGTTTGTACTACTATACAATCAAATGCTTTAGTCGGAATTGCATTGGAAACAAATAACGATGAAGATGAAAAATTAGTAGAATGTGTTCTAAAAGTATAAGGAATTGTTATGGCTAATATCCAAGCAGCTGATATTAATAACCTGCAAAATAGGATTGCGTTAGTATATGGAGAAGGATCGGGCCAAAATGGCTACGGACAAACATTAGCCAGTTCTCAAGTTAATGCCACAGACGGTATTATTAGAGCTTCTGATATAAACAACATTTATACAGATATTTTAAATGCAAGGGTGCACCAAGTAGGACCAGGCGATTTAAGTATTGCAAGGGTTACAGCCAATTTAAATACAATTGCTGAAGACACAAGCCAATTTGTTAATGATGATGGTTTAGTTTCTACAGATCCTGAGGGTGAGTTAAAAGGATTTGAAGATTTTGAAGATTTAATATCCCAAGTAGAATCAGATAAATTTAATATTCATCCTTCACAGGCTGAGCAAAAATTAGAGTTAACAGATAATAGATCTGCAAGATGGAATGATGTAATATCACACATTTTTACAGTCACTTTTGATGATGCTAATCATAGAAGACATTTTTTTAATACAGGCGGACAAATACGTTTTTCTACTGCAAATGTTGGAGCAAGAAATGCAAAAGGATTAGACTGGGCTGATTTGTGTAATGATGTAGGCACTGTATCTTTTGGATATACAACAACTACTGTAGGCAACGTTCCGCAGACATACATTGGTAATTATGACTTAACAACTAGCTTCCAGACAATCTTTCAAAAAAGTGGCCGCGGAACTTATAGTAGTCTTTATGCATCTAATAACTATTCTATAAAAGCTAGACAAGTAGATGATAAAAAGATTGAATTCAAAGTAGATTTCAATGATTCGTCTACAGGATCTAATTATGACAACAACGTTGACGGAAAGTTAGAAAGCAACATACAAGTTTATAGAGCAGTAGGTAACTATGTTAGTGTTAAGTCTCCTTCATTATACACTGAAACATCACTATCAGGTTATGAGATTCCCCCCGAAGTGAATAAGAATCCAGAATATTCTTTCGGTATTACTACAGCAAGAGATCAGTATGAAATTGGAAATGTTGCTAATGGACAATATTCTAGTGTAGATTACATAGTACAGGCAGTAAATGTAGATTTTCCTGTGACACTATATTGGGACACACAAATATTAAGTGGCAATATTACAGCAGCAGATTTTGAGGATAATACACTGCAAGGTAGTGTTACAATTACATCTTCATATACACAGGCTGAAAGAACAGTAAATAGAAACATAAGAGCAGATGCAATTACCGAAGGTAGTGAATCTTTCCGTTTGAGATTATTTACAAACATAGAAAGAACTACCCAGGTTGCCCAAACAGGTGCAATTACAATCATAGATGATAGTTTAGGTACTGTAGAAGCTCCAGATCCTACTTATGCAGTTAGTGCAAATACAAATGTTGTTGACGAAGATAATGCAACAGTATTATATACTGTCACTACTACCAATCTCGATGATGGAACAGAATTATTTTACACAGTATTCCAGGCTGAAGGTAACATAAGCGAAGATGATTTTGCAGAAACACCTAGCGGTTCATTTACAATTAATAACAATACTGGATCATTTATTTTAATAACTAGACCTGACAATTTACTAGAAGGACCTGAAGCGTTTGATGTACAAATAAGAACAGGTAGTATTAACGGTACAATTGTGCTTAACAAACCACCAGAAGCAAGGACTAGGATCACTGATAGCTCATTCCCAACAAATGTGCGTACAGAAATACCAAATACTAGCCCTAGTGTAACTAGAGGACCTGGTAGCTATTATTATAGAGTTCCTGGAAATCTCGAAACCTTAACAGTCAAAGTTATTGGCGGTGGCGGTTCTGGTCAAAATAACGGCGCCGGCGGTGGCGGTGGTGGCGGCTATGCCGAATATACATATACTCGACCTACTGCTGGATTGGAATTTAATGTAGATGTTGGTGCAGGCGGAGCCGCAGGTGGCGCAGGCGAATCTACTTGGTGGAGTTCCAGCAGTTTTCTTAGAGCCTCAGGCGGAGGCGCAGGCGGCAAAATTTTAGATAACACAGTTTTATCGTCTGGCGGAACTCCTGGAGGATTTGTATCTCCTGGATCAGCAGGCGGCAACGGTGGTCGAGGTGGAAGCGGCTATTATTCCTATGGTGGAGGCGGCGGCGGTGGCGCCGGAGGACTTAATGCCAACGGCGGAGACGGAGGTAACGGTGGCCGCAGCATTTCAGGTATACTAGCAACTAACGGCAGCAACGGCGGCGCAGGTGCCGGCGGTGGTGGTGGTGGCTCAGGATCATCAAGTCCTAGCCTTGATGCTGGAGGTGGCGGCGGTGTTGGTTTTAACCAACAACTTGACAGCACGGGCACTTTTGGTGCAGCAGGGCAATCAGGTTCACCAGGCGGCGGCAGTGCTGGAGGAAACTCTGGATCTGGGGCAACTGGCGGAACATATGGCGGCGGTGGCGGCGCAAGCGGCGGATCGTCTACAGGATTTAACAGCGGCGGCGACGGCGCAATTCAAATTTCATATGTTGAAATAGAAGTAGAGCCACCAGAAACTCCAGAACTTAAAGTAGCACCTGCAAGTACAAACCTTACTTTACCTCCTGGGGATACAGGATTTGCTACCATTGATATATATTCCATAGGTGGTAATGTTTCAGTAACCGATATTATACCCCAGTATCCTTCACAGGGCGCATTGACGGTATCAAACCCATCCAACAGTGAAATAAATTTTCCATTTTTAGTTACTCCCCTAGCTATGAAAAGAATTAAAATAGGTGCTATTATTAATAGCGATACACAGGTAAATATGAGTCTATTAATAAGACATACTGCAGGTACATCTATTAGCTATCCTGTAAGAGTCACTCCTGAAGTGGATACAACACCCACTTATGATATGTCAGCAGATAAGTCATCTATGACAGAAGGTGAAACAGTAACCTTTACTGTTACTACAACGAATGTAGCAAACGGTACAACTCTTTATTGGGCACACAAATCAGGGCAGGCTGTTCAAAGTGTTAACGGAAATGATTTTACTGACGGTGCAATGAATGGTTCGATTACAATACAAAACAACACAGCACAGTTTTCTAGAACCCTTGCTGACGACGGAATAGCAGATGCAGAAAGATTTGGCACTGTGTTGCGTACTACTCCAAACGGTAGTAATCTAAAAACAATTTATATTTCATATGAAGACGCAACAACTCCGCCTAGTGATGTGGTATGGACAGTTCCTGGTACAGTAACCGAAGATGTACCTTTCACTATAACAGCAACAGGCGGTCAACCTAATACAACGTGGACTATAAACGGATCTGGGTCAGGACTAATTAGTGGAACTTTTAATAATTTAGGCAATGCAAGTGTTCAAATTACAGAACCCGAACCTGGAGAAATTACCTATACTATATCATATAGCTATCCAGGAGTTAACACAGATACAAAATATGTTACAGTGGAACAACCACAAGTTGAAGACACTCCTCTTTATTTAAGTACCTCCAGTGAGACTATAACTATTCCTGCGACTGGAAGCCATACACCTTCAACAACTTTCAAATTATACAAGGATGAAGGCAGCTCTCCAAGGCAACTACCCCTTGATTGGTCAGCTTATGTAAGTGAAAAACCAACAGGCGTTTATGCTGCTGTTTCACCAACGAGCGGAACGCTACAATACGCTGCAAACTACAATACAGCAGATATAGGTGTAGCAGCAACGGTACCAGATGATGACAATACAACATATAGAGTGAAATATGCATTTGTTTCTCCTGGTTACAGCGGCAATTATCCAGAATTTACACTAACGATACAGCGTGAAGAAGCACCTGCACCTACCCCAACTTATATCATAACACCTGCAACACAAACTGTTCAGGAGGGACAATCTGCTACTTATGATCTAGCAACAACTGATGTTGCAGACGGAACATCTATATGGTGGAGTGTATATGATGCAAGTGGAGACGGAAGTCTCCTAGGACCAACTACAGTAAGTGGCAATGGTACTTCAATTAATATAACTGAATTATTGTCTACAGGCGAGTATCTTGTAAATGCACACGCAAATAGTCAAATAGGACCCGTGGTCGATAGTGCAGCACTAACAATAACTGAACAAGTTACTGGTAGTATATCAGTTGCAGCAGGTTCAGGAAATAATGAAGCAACATACTCCTGGAGCACAACTGGTGCAACTAGCATCTATGTACAGATAATAGGTCCAAATGGTGCATTAGTGCAAAGAGATAATCAGTTAGAAAATGTAGGCACAAGTGGCTCTAAATCTCGTACACTTCAAAACGGAACTGGAACCTATACATTCGAGTTGTTTGTGAATGGTAAATTTATTGCTGATGCAACGTATGAACTTGCAGAACAAGCTGCTACAGGATCTCTTACAGTTTTACCTGCTGTTGCATATAGTGATACAGATCTTACATATACTTGGTCAGTGCAAAATGCTCCAGGATCTCAAGTTTATTTAGAATTTGTAGATCCGGTAACTGGACCAATAGCACAGCTAATTGCTTTAACTAGTGCTGGAGGATCGTTTACAGTAAATGCTCCGGATACTCTTGGCGTGTGGAATTACAATTTGTATGATTCAATCACAAAAGAAGTATTGATAGATAGTACATCAGTAGAAGTTATTACTACACCTACACCAGATGGAACAATTACCTTTGGTAGTCCGCTGACTATTTATGGAGCAGGAGACCTTGTAGCTTGGAGCTATACAACCGGCGGTGGCACAAACTTTAGAGTCATTATACAAGATATGGTGGGTAATAACATATGGCTTGATCAAACTTTTACAACTTCGACAGGATCAGGAAGTATATATGTTCCGGGTTATGTAATGGGTGTAAACGACGGACAGCCGACTAGGCAAGTGAAAGCATCATTACAGGTAGACGGTACAACTGTATCACAAAGTGTTATAGTTGTTGAAACTGGCATTGATATAAGATAGTAAAAAATCGTTGAAGTTGCTTTTGAATAAATACACTAGCAACTAAGAGAAAGTTAATGGCAACAACTACAACGATTTTAGCGTCTCGCTTTAACAGCCTACAGGATAGGCTAGAAAAAGTACTAGGGACATCTTTAACAGCAGCACCCGACTTTGGGTATGGTGAAACACTTAATGCATCTCAAAATGTAGACGGAACAAGATCTGTTGCGCCTCCTTCTAGTGATAAAATCACTGCACAACAATACGAAGACTTATACATAGATTTAATTAGATGTAGAGCACACCAATTAGGTGCTGGAAATGTTTCAGTAAATGATTTTGTTGTAGGAGACTTTGTCAACAATCCCAATGACGCTGAGCTTGTAGAACTTACTTATATACAAAATTTAGAAAATTTAATGACTCAAATCGAAAATGATAGATTTGAGATAGATACAGTAGGACAAGCAAATGTTGCTGATTTGAATAATTCCAGTGGCAATCAAATTACCAGCACATATTTAAATTCTGTAAATGGTCAATGGACTAGTTTTATTAACCATATTTTTACGATTACTTTCCCTACAGACGAAACTCGCCGTCATTTTTTTAACGCAGGGGGTGAGGTAAGATTTAGTGCAAGTGTAAGTTATACAGGATCACAACAAAAAACTGTGGACTGGCAAACAGAAATGCAAAGTATGGGAGTTGTAAGTTTTAAAGGTGATAGAACTTTTAGCAATGCCGGCGTAGGTAATGGACAAAATGTTGGTGCAACTAACCTTAGTAGTAGCTACCAACTTTGCTACAGTAAAAATGCAGGAGGCACTTATAATTTAAGTCAATATGAATTGTATGCACTAGATGTAGATTCAAGGACTATACAATTTAAAGTAAATTTTGCTGATCCTAGTCCAGGCGGATTCAGTATAGATGAGCCTGTATTTGGTAATTGGACCAGTAGCGCACAATTACTTATACCAAACGGATCTGTAGATATTAACGGGCAGACTTATAACACAGTGGTATATGGATCAGCAGATGTACCTGTAGGAAGTAACATTGTTGAGCTAAGTGCATCGCAGCCGCCTGTTGCTACTTACAATTTGAGTAGGTCTGCAAGTAATGTAAACGAAGGCAGTAGCGCAAGCATAACATTGTCTACTAGTAACGTATCTAATGGTACAGTAATTCCTTATACTATTACAGGAACTTCACAGGCTGATTTAGGTATTCCGTTACAAGGATCTTTTGTTGTAGGTACAACTAATTCAGTTGTAATAAGTCCTGTAGCAGATCAAATTACAGAAGGGTCTGAAACACTTACTCTAAGTTTAGATAATGGAAAAGATAGCATTAGTATGACAATAAATGATACTAGTGTTGCGCCACCTCCGCCACCACCGCCACCACCGCCACCACCTCCTCCGCAAGTGTTTACATTTGATGTTTCACCTAGTTCATACTTAACACAATCAACAGCGTGGGATATAGGCGATGTGCAAATAGGAACAAGCTCTACTACTAATATTACTCTTACAAGCACAGGCAATGCAAGCGGAAATGTTACAGTACAAGAAACTGGCAGACCAACGGCTTGGGATGTTTCAGTAGACGGTATAAGTTCAACATCCGGATCTGCAACTAAAACGTATAGTTTAGGTGCAAGTCCTGCATCATTGACAGTTCCTATTAGTGTTATCCCTCAAAGTGTACTTGATTTTCGTGCTGTAAATAGAACTTTTGATTTTACTGCACTAAAAGCTGAAGGTGATGGTCAAAGTTATAAAATTTATTGGACGGGCGCAGGCGTTGACAATAACATACCCACAGTAAACAATGATTTATCTGTTGATACTGGTTACACATCACCGACTATTGGTAACGAAACTACATATAACACATACACATATACAGGTACAGTAAGTAATTGGTCATCATCAACAGGAAACGTAAGTTGGTCTAATGTAAATGCAACTAGTGGAACAAATGCTGTTGCAGCAGACTTTGTTGGCGGTGTAATGAGCGGCTCAGCAGCAGTTACAATAACTAATCTACCAAACACAGGCGACGGTACATACACATTTACTAGAACAACTGTTGCAGATTCCACAACTGAAGGATCAGAAATTTTCGGGACACGAGTAAGTGGACCTAATAATGTTTCAAATGCTAAATTTGCAACAATACAAGACACTTCAACAACGCCTGTTGCAAAAAGTATCACTCCTTCATTTACCCAGAATTCACAATCTATAACTAGCATCACAGAAGGCGGAGTATTTATTGCACAGATCGCTACTACTGGTTATAGTTCTGGTGATATTTTTGATTGGAGTATTAGTGGGGTTAATTCTAATGATTTTACATTTACATATGCAAGTTTGACAGGGAGCGAAACACAAAGCGGAGGAGTAAATAGTGGGTATGTTGGCATAGTTAAGCAGACTGAAGATGATAGCATAAATGACGGCAACAAAACTATCACATTTACTTGGACGCACAGAGACAGCGGAGACAGTGCTAGTGCCTCTTTAGATTTATTAGACAATGACAATCCTAATAATAGTATTACTATGCCTTCTACTATTAGAGCTAATACGCCATTTAACATTTCTGTTTCTGGAGATCCCTTCCAATCAGTTACTATAAACACTTCTCACACAAGTCCTTTGCTGATTAATCAGTCTAATACTATATCATTAAATTCAAGTGGTTTAGGAACTTGGTCACGTAACCACATTTCTCCTGGAACATATAATGCGGTAGCAACTTTTAGTACAGGAAATCCTTCAACAGCTAGTGCTTCACAGACTGTAACATCTAATCTTCAATTGGATAGAAATAATTTTACAATTACAACAGGTGCTACTGGAGCAAATAGAGAAGTTTCGTTGAGCGGTGGATTTCCTAATGGAAATTTTTATGCCAATGGTTTTAATTTAGGTAATTTTAACTCGTCAGGAGTTGCAGCAGGTATACAAGTACAAAGTTCTCCCGCAGGCAACTACAGTATTACATTTACAGATGACAATAGTGGTAGTGTTACGTTAAATTATACAGTTACTGATACGTATACAGTTTCGTTATCTGTATCTCCTACTAATCCTGTTACAGGCGATACAGTTACACTTAGCGCAACAGGTGGCAGACCAAACAGTTCATTTACCATATCAGGAAGCGACACCCTCGCAGACAATTTTGATGCCAACGGTAATTGGTCTCTATCTGCTGTTATTAATACACCGGGTACAAGAAATTATAACCTATCTCCTGCAAATTTCCTTGATACAGGAGCAAATATAAGTTTTACGGTTACAGCAGCAGTGAATGAAAATGTGCAAATGGTAGCCATAGATCCCGGAATAAACGGCGAAGTAGGAATATATGTGACTAATGCTACACCGTTTGATACATTTACTATTACAAATACTTCTGGTTTTTCACAAATTGTAGGTAGCGGAAATACAAATTCACTAGGTAATACAAGTTTAGTAGCTATAGCAACTTCTGTTTATCCTAATTGTGCTGCAACATTAAACTTTAGTTCTACAGGCAACACTAGGACAGCATCAGTATCAACAGCAGCACCTAGTTATTCGATTACAGGACCTGCGGGTAATGTAATTAGTGAAGGTAGTTCTGGAACATATACAGTTACAACATCAGGAATACCAAACGGAACTTCACTATATTGGCGTATAAATAACCTCACAACTTCAAGTGCAGATTTTAGTTCTACAAGTGGTTCATTTACTATTAATAATAATACAGGACAATTTTCAATATCTCCTACAGCTGATCAAACTACAGAAGGGCAAGAATCATTCCAGGTAGTAGTAAGTGCAACCAGCGGTGGAAGTGCAGTAGCTACAACATCAACAACAGTAGGAGATACAAGTACAACACCTGTAAATCCTAGCCCAAACACTCCTAGCATAAGCTGGTCACCAACTACAGGTACAGTTAATTCTACAAATTACACTATGAGTTGGGATGCAAATAATAACGAAACAATATTTGGTACAATCGTATCTGTTACTGACCCTAATGGCCAGCAGATCTATAATAGCACACAAAATAGTGGATCTGATTCTGGTACTGCTAGTGTCGTAGGAACATATACAGCATCTATAGCTGTTTTTAACAGAAATGATCCTAATTTAGCAACAGGTGCAGATGCAACAATGACAGCAAGTGCAGCAGTGGTTGTTCCGACGCCCTCTATAGCATTTGATGAACCATCGGGTATAATAGGCGACACGATAGCTGCTAATTTTTCTAGAGGAGGAGGAAACAGCTCTTATGCAGCAATTTATCCACCGAGCTCGAGCACTTCAGTTACAAATTCTACTGCTGCTAGTGGAACACTACTTCACGAAGTATTAAGCGGCACAGGCAATTGGAGAGCAAGTATTGCAACAGCTTACACAAACTCTAGTGGAACTACAAGTTATGCAACTGCATCAGATACTATTCCTATTGCAAATGCACCTGTAGCTGCACCAACACCGAGTGTAACTGTAACATCATCTGCACCTCATTATGTTGGCGACACAGGTACGTTCTATTACCAGCCTAATCTAGGATTTACTGGAAATAGTAGTTACACATATATTAGAAATCCTAGTGGATCAGTTACATCATCAAGCACAACTACAAGTGCTCATTCTCTTAGTGTCATATTAGCTCAAACAGGAACATATGTCGGCGGCGCATTTGTGACATATACAGACGAAAACGGCCAAAGCCAAAGTGTGTCAGTAACTGCAAATCTTTCAGTGGTGGCTGCACCTCCGCCACCGCCACCCCCACCGCCACCCCCACCGCCACCACCACCACCAGCTAGTGGAAGTTATGCTATTTCGCCTTCTAGTGGAGTTGTTAATAGTACTACATTTACTGCATCTTGGAGTTGGTCAAACGGAACAGATGTATATCTTGCATATTATAGAGACGGTAGTTATATAGGAGCGTTTGCACCAACACAAAATCCAGGTAGTTTACCACAAACATTTAGTTCTACTGGTAATTTTACAATATATTTGGTGAACGATTGGTTTGGATCAAAAACAACATTAGCATCGGACAGTATAACGGTGACGGCTTCGGTTCCACCACCACCACCTCCGCCACCTCCGCCACCTCCGCCACCACCACCTCCGCCACCACCACCGCCACCACCTCCACCGTCCTATCAGATTGGGATATCTGTATCCGTGGTTGGTACTACGGCTATTGCTAGTGTAACAGGAGGCATACCTAATACAAGTTATTCTTATGCTGTATACAGAAATGGTACTTTCTATACAAGTGGATCTAGAACTACTAATTCTAGTGGTAACGATTTTATAGACGCAACATTCCCAGTAGGAAGTTATTCAGTAGGTGTTGCACAAACAGGAGCCGGAAGTGCAAGCACAACCTTCACTATTACCGGGGGAGGTTTACCTTCGTTTTAGTCAAATTATATAAAATATCCTGCATATACTAATATATAATGTATGCAGGATATTTACATTGACAATAATTTTTTAGACGAACAAACTACCACTGATATTTGTAACTATGCAAAAACAACTTCCGATTGGGTTGTTACAAATGATCATTGGAGTGAAAAATTTATACACTACAACTTAATAACAAATCCAAATGTTTTAGCACAAATAAAAGATATCCAAGATCGTATTGTAAAATTGATAGAAGCAAATGAAAAACAAAAAAGTTTTGTAGAAACTTGTCAAATTGTTAGGTGGCGCAAAGGAGATAAACTAGATCCACCTCACGCAGATTGTGAAAATCTAGACGGATCTCCGCATCCGTATCCAAATAGACATTATAGTGTTTTGATCTATCTAAATAGCGATTACAAAGGCGGACAAATATTTTTTCCAAATCAAAACATTGAACCTAAGACTGTTCCGGGCACTCTTGTACAGTTCAAAGGAACAAAAGAGTATCTACACGGAGTCAGTGAAGTTACTAGTGGAGAAAGATATACAATAGTTTTATTTTTAACAAAAGATGATTAATGTACCTCAAAATAAAATACTGATAGTACCAGAAAATGATTTACATAAAAACGATTACTTAGAAATTGTAGAACCTCTCAAGGGCAAAAAAACTAGAAATTGGATCAATAAACACGTAGTACATTGTTTACCAGTAGTAATAGGCAATCAGTATGGATTTGCTATAAAAAGCACAACTAATTTTAGTGCGATTTGGAATGGCGGCGATGCTCCTAATGATGTAATTATAGATAGTGAAGGTACAGATAAACAACATATTAGTGCGCATTTTGGTAGTGGGTTGATTACGGTACAAAATAGATTCACTTTCAAAACACCCAAAGGCATAAATTTAATGGTGATTAATCCGCCTAATTATTTTACACCTAATCTTTCTAATATGACTGCTGTTGTAGAAACAGACAATCTACGCAGAGATTTTACATTTAATTTAAAAATATTAACTCCTAATGTAAAAGTAAATGTCAAGAAAGGTGATATAATCAGTGCAGTGTTACCAATACCTAGATATTTTGTAGACAATTTTGAAATTGATCTTGCTGAAAATTATAATGCAATTGAAGAAGTAAAAAACGAGCAACAAGAAATGATAAACGCAGGTAAAGAACGTGGCGGTCCTGACACGCAAAAACCTCACGGTGTAGGAAAAAGGTATTGGCGGGGCGAGGACACACAAGGTAACAAGTTTACTGATCACCAAAGAAATCTGTAGTCAGATCTTTCTTGACAAAAGCATTTTTTTGTTATATACTACTATAATCTTATAGGAGTGTCAATATGGACGAAAGATTAGAAAAAGCAATTGAATTTTCTAACTATATGGTTACATTAAATAACCAAAAGCGTTTACTGAAAGAGAAATATCTAGAAGATTTAATTTTCTTTTACAACGGATGTCAGTTTACTGTTACTAAAGAACTTATTAATTTTTGTAGTACTATGATAGCTTTTAAGCAAGATGAAATAATTTTAGTTGATGATAATAGTATACCTTTACAAATAGATAATATTGAAGAATTCAATTCTGAAATACTAGATACATATTTTAGCGCATCTAACAACTATTTTGTTGAATATCAAAATCTAAAAAAGAATAGATCTGTAGAAGGATTAGTGGGTTTAGAAATTGACTAAAGGGGCATTGTTAATTGCAAGAAATAATGATACTATTGATTATGTAAAACAGGCAGTTTTCCTTGCAAATAGAATTAAAAAATATCTTAATATACCTGTAAGTATTATTACAGACAGTGTCTTGTATCTTGAAGAACAGTTTCCTGAAGATACTTTTGATAATATTATAAAAATAGACTATCGAGACGATGGACCTAACAAACGTGATTATTATGATGGCACTCTTACTAGCAAAAAATTAAATTTTAAAAATAACTATAGAGTAGATGCATATGACTTATCTCCATATGAAGAAACTTTGTTGTTAGACACAGACTACATTATTTCTAATAGTCTACTTGCAAATTGTTTTGATTCACCAAATGATTTACAAATGTTTAGAAAATCCGATGACATAGCAAAAGTAAGAGATGAAAGAGAGTTTGATCATATAAGCGATTATAGTATAGATTTTTATTGGGCAACAGTTGTATTTTTTAGAAAAACTAAATTGAACAAAATATATTTTGATTTAATAAAACACATACAGGAAAATTGGAATCATTATTGTACAGTGTATCAACTAGCAAGCACATTATTTAGAAATGATTTTGCTTTTAGCATTGCTGGACATATAATGAACGGATTTTCTAAAGGTAGTTTTATTTCTGAACTTCCTGGTAGACATTTATATACAACAGACAGAGACATTTTATGGAAACTAAATGACACTGAATTTATTTTTTTAGTAGAAAAAGACAAATATGTTGGAGAATATACTCCTTTGCGTACTAAAGGACAAAGTATACACGTAATGAACAAATTTAGTCTTAATAGAATAATTGACGAGGTAGGCTATGACTAAAGGTATTGTTGTTCTTGCGCAAAACAACGAAAAAGTTGATTATGTTCAACAGGCTTGTTTATTAGCACTAAGTTTAAAAAAACATAATCCTAACGAGCTTATCAGTATAATTACAGATGATGCTGTACCTGCAAAATATGTAGATTTGTTCGACAATATTATTCCTATCATATGGAACGATGATGCAGTTGATTTTGAGTGGAAAATTCAAAATCGATGGAAAATTTACCATATGTCGCCCTACGATAAAACTATTGTTCTTGATACTGATATTTTAATATTACAAAACATATCTAGTTGGTGGAATTTTCTTGATAACTACGAAATGTTTTTTACAAACAAAGTGTATACATATAGAGGAACACTAATAGAAAATGATTATTATAGGAAAACTTTTACTTCTAATAATCTACCAAATTTATATAGTGGCTTTCATTACTTTGAAAAAGGAGATTTTGCACACAAATTTTATAAGTGGCTAGAATTTGTAGTTCAAAATTGGCAAAAATTTTACGAAATTTTTCTAAAAGATAACAGACCTTCTTGGTGTAGTATAGATGTTTGTAGTGCAATTGTAACTATAATCCTAGATTGTGAAGACAAAATTACAAATAAAGTTGCTAGTTTTCCTAATTTTGTGCATATGAAGTCTCAGATACAAGATTGGCTTAAACCAAAATCAAATTGGCAAGATTGTGTAGATGTATATATGAATCAAAAAGGACAGTTAAAAATTGGTAATTTCCAACAGACTGGTATTTTGCACTATACAGAAAAAGATTTTGTTAAACCTTATATGTTGAATACATATATGGAGAATATAAAATGATAAACAACCTACAAAAGTTTATTAAGAATTTAGAAGTATCAAAAAGTAATGTTGGTATGCACGTTTATTTTGATCCCGATAATGGTAAAATTATAAAAATATGCAATCAAGAAGAAGAAACTCCTGGTTATCATTCAATATATGTAAACTATGACGATGTTAAAGACATTCAAAAAGGCCTGCGTAGATTAGATGATTTTATAGTTACGTTTAATCCTATTGAAAATAGATTAGAAGTTACAGATCAAATCGAAAAAATAAAGATTCCTAATGTTAGAGATAGATTGTACAATATACCACAAAATGTTCCCGATGCTGATCTAACAATATCCAATTACAAAGATGAATGGTATATTTACTTAGACCAAGATAAAAGATTAGAACAGCTAGAATTAGAGAGCAAATTTGTATTTGATTTGGTTATGAATTTTAGTATTACAGACAAAAATGATCCTAATGTTCTACATAACACAATCAAGATTGGTTATCAATCTTTACTGTATGAAGAAAAGGTAAATGTTACAGATCAAGTAGATGGTAATATAAATCCAACTGACGTAAGCATTTATACCGCTAAGTATTTTGACAAGTATAATTTTGAAGTGAGACAATGACAAAATTCAAAGTATTAGACTATGATATCATATATCTTTCATATGATGAACCTAACGCAGAAAAAAACTATGCAGACTTGTGTAGTAAAGTTCCTTGGGCTAAACGTGTACACGGTGTAGAAGGTTCGGATGCAGCACATAAAGCGTGTGCAGAACTTAGTGAAACAGATAGGTTCATTACAGTTGACGGCGACAATATTGTTAGACAAGATTTTCTAAACCAAACAATAGATTTTGACGAAAACGAAGATTTATCAAACTGCGTTATTAGCTGGGCCGGAAATAATATGATAAATGGATTAATTTATGGAAATGGCGGTTTAAAATGTTGGCCTAAAGACTATGTACTTAGAATGAGAACACACGAAAATGCTGATCCTAGAAATCAACACGCACAAGTAGATTTTTGCTGGGATATAAAATATATACAAATGGAAGGAGTATATTGTGATGTACACAATAATGCAACTCCTCATCAAGCCTGGAGAGCAGGTTTTCGTGAAGGTGTTAAAATGGCACTGGACAGAGGTGTGCGTGTTTCTCCAGAAGACTTTTACAAAAATCATTGGAAGAACCTACACCGATTGTATATCTGGTTAATGGTAGGTGCTGACGTAGAAAACGGATTATGGGCAGTTTATGGTGCAAGAGAAGGGTTGTACAAAACAATGTGTACAGATTGGGATTATATAAATGTACGTGATTTTGAATATTTAAATGAGCATTGGGATAAAATTAGTAAAGACGTCACGGAAGAAAATATAAACGATGAAATAGAAAAATTAGGTGCCTTGCTTATAGATAAACTCGACATTCCTATAGCAGAAATACCACTAAGCGGTTCTCAGAGTAAATTTTTTAAAGAAATTTACCAAAATCCTATGAGAATGTCTGATAGATTTTTGGAAAAAGAATGAGCGATAACCAAAAAGGTGATAAGGTAAAAACAGATTCAACTAGTACTGCATACAAAAGTGTATATTTTGAAGATATTAAACTATTAGAAGATAAACTTAATAATATAAGTCCTAGCTTTTGTCTTGCTAAATGGTTTAATGTAAGCATACATATTCCTACTGGCCGCACACATAGTTGTTATCATCCGTTAAGTCACCATATACCTTTAACTGAATTGCAACAAGATCCAAGTGCTTTACATAATACAAAGCATAAAAAAGAACAACGTGCAAAGATGCTAAACGGAGAACGTCCTAAAGAATGTGAATTCTGTTGGGCATTAGAAGATCAAGGTAATATTAGTGATAGAGCTTATAGAAGTTTAGATGTAATTGAAGAAGGAATATTTGAAGAAGCATTAAAGGAAGGAGCCACAGGCAATCCTGTACCAAGATATGTTGAAGTAAACTTTAATCAGGCTTGTAATTTAAAATGTGCATATTGTAGCCCTTCGTTATCAACAGAATGGCTAAAAGAAACAAAAAAATATGGCGCATACAAATTATATGACAAAGAACACAATCATCCTTCTTATGTAGACAGTTTGAAAATAGATAACAGTCCGAATAATCCATATGTAGAAGCATTTTGGAAATGGTTTCCTGAAATATATTCTAAATTAAAAACATTTCGTATGACAGGCGGTGAACCTTTAATGGATAAAAATACATTTAAGGTGTTTGATTATGTAAAAAATAACCCACACAAACAATTACATTTAAGTATAACAAGTAATTGCTGCCCGCCAGGCGAACAATGGAGTAAGTTTTTAACTTCTCTAAAAGAAATTACTGATAAAGATGCTATTGAGCACTTTATGTTATATTGCAGTTTAGATAGTTGGGGAGAACAAGCAGAATACATTCGAAATGGAATGAATTTTAATACATTGTATAAAAATGTATGTGACTACCTTAATAAGAGTGATAAGCATAGTTTAACATTTATAGTTACTGCTAATATTTTAAGTTTGCCTAATTGGGAAGTATATATTCAAAATATATTAAAAATGAGGCAAGAATTTAATACTAATAGACAGTTAATATGGTTTGATACTCCTATGTTACACGATCCAAACTGGATGAGTATGAAGTTAGCATCAAAAGAGATGTTACAGCCTTTATTAAATAGCATAGAGTTTATGGAAGCAAATAAAGAAACTAAAGAAAATAGATATAAAGGTTTTAAAGATTTCGAAGTTGATAGAGTAAAACGTTTGTATGACTGGGCTTGTGATAAGATGCCGCCACCGTTAGAAGATATCGCTAAAAAGAATTTTTATCTATATTTTACAGAACACGACAAGAGAAGGAATACAAATATACAAGTAGTATTCCCTACATTTGAAAAATTTATAAATGAATGCAAGGAGTTAACGAATGAGTGACGGATATATGGATCACGTAAAGCGCACAAGGGACAAGCTAAATGAAGTAGGCCCTGGCTTCTGTGCAATGAAATGGTTAAACGAAACATTATACTTGCAAACAGGTGATAATCATAGTTGTTATCATCCGCGCCCTCATCATATTCCCCTTGAAGAAGTTTTAAATGATCCTAGTGCATTGCACAATACAAACTATAAGAAAATGCAGCGTAAGACAATGTTAGAAGGCGGCCGGCCTGAAGAATGTTATTACTGTTGGAATATTGAAGATTTACCAGGAGAACATTTTAGTGATAGAATGTTTCATAGTGCCAGTTCTTGGGTTAAGGACGATATTGATTTAATAAAAACAATGCCGTGGGATAAAAATATTAATCCTAGATTTTTAGAATTAAGTTTTGGTAACGGTTGTAATTTTAAATGCGGTTATTGTTGCCCTCAGGCTAGTAGTTTATGGGTAGACGAAATAAAAAAACACGGTAACTATGATTTAACATATAACCAGTATGGTATAGAATTTTTAGATAAAGAAGGACATTTTTATCAAAATGAGGAAGAAAATCCATATGTTACTGCATTTTGGGATTGGTGGCCTGATTTAAAAAATGATCTTAGAGTTTTGAGACTAACAGGCGGAGAACCTTTAATGAGTTCTAATATTTTTAAAATGTTAGACTTGTTAGATAGAGAACCTGCACCTGAATTAGAAATTAATATGAATAGTAATTTAGGAGTAACTCATAACAAAGTTAAAAGATTAAGCGAACGTGTAAAAAAACTCCTCGATGAAAATAAAATTAAATCATTTAGATTATATACAAGTATAGATAGTTGGGGCGAACAAGCAGAATATATGCGTCGAGGTCTTGATTGCAAACTTTGGGAGAAAAATTTAGATACCTTTATTACAACTACAAATTCTCCTGTAAGTATTATGATTACATATAATGTTCTTGCTGTTGCATATTTTAGACCTTTATTAGAAAAAATACTAGAGCTAAGACAAAAATACAATACAGAAAACGATCATAGACAAATGCTTGGTTTTGATACTCCTTACCTTAAAGAGCCGCCACATTGGATGATTAATATCTTACCTAATGAATTTGGAAAATATTTAGACGATGATTTACAGTTTATCAATAAAAATTTAAGAAGTGATGGTGGCGATACCTTTAAATTTAGCCAGCACGAATACGAAAAATTTAAAAGAGTAAGAGATTATTTTTATGACGGATCTCAAAAGATTACTTCAGATTTAATTAGTCGAGGCAGACGAGATTTTTATGTATTTTTTACAGATTATGATAAACGCAGTAATTTAAACTTTACAAATACGTTTCCTTTATATAAGAATTTTTTAGAGACTTGCAAAGAGGTATACAATGAGTTTAAAAGATAAACCATATTTTTGTGTATTACCTTGGATGCATTTACACGTAGAAACAGAAGGAACTGTTATACCTTGCTGTATGGCTAAAAAGTTTTCTAAAGAAGATAATTTTGTTAATGCAAAAGATACAAGTATAAATGAAGCATTAAACAATAAAGATTTTAAGCGTATTAGAAAAGATATGCTTGCAGATAAAAAAATAAAAAATTGCGAAAAATGCTATATTTTAGAAAAATATGGAAATCATAGTGCAAGGAAGCATAGCAATACAAAGTATCTTACTGCTGAACTAGAACAAAAAATAATTAGCAATACACAATCTGACGGATATTATGATGTAGATATATTGTATTTTGATGTTAGATTTAGTAACGTGTGCAATTATAAATGTAGAATGTGTGGTGCTGGAGCAAGTACTAAATGGTATGAAGATACAATTAATCCACCTCTCGATACATTAACTAGTATTCCAGATATTGTAAAATATTGCGATGATAATTATGAATATTTAAAAAACATAAAGTATGTGTATTTTGCTGGCGGAGAACCGCTAGTGCAAAAAGAACACTATGAATTTTTAGATTGGTGTATAAAAAATGATTTACATCCTGAATTATATTACCAAAGTAATGGCAGCATTATAAAATATGGAAAATATAATATAATTGATATGTGGAAAAACTTTTCTAGAGTAACATATAGCGTTAGTCTAGATGGTTTAGGGTCTTTGGGAGAATACATCAGATCTGGTTACAACGATGTTAAAGTAAAAAATAATTTAAATAAAATAGTAGAACATTTTGGCAGTAATAAAGAAGTTGTTGTAAACTCTACTTGGATGATTTATAATGCATTTTATATTACAGAATTTTTTGATGAAATTGACATCGAACCTTGGGTAATGACATCAAATGTTTACCCTCAATTATTAGTATATCCGGAATATTTGCAGCCTAAAGTTTTGCCACAAAAATTAAAAAAACAAGCAATTAAGAAAATTTTAAATAGTAAATGGTATGAAAAATATCCAGAAAAATTTGAAGCTTTATTAAATAATTTAAAAGAAAAGGGTTCTCCGGATTTATGGAACAAATTTGTTGAAAGAACAAAATGGTTAGATGATCGTAGAAACGAGTCTTTAACTGACATATTTCCGGAGATAAGAAAATACTTATGAATCAGTTAGAGTGCGTAAATTTAAAAAAAGGTTTAAGAATTAACACAGATGGGTCGTGTAAAGCCTGTTGTATGATGTCTGAAAATTATTTTGACGATAATGACAATCCGCTTAATGTAAAAGATAATACTTTTACTGAAATTGCTAATTCAAAAACTAGAAAAAAAATTATAAAAGCCTTTAATAAAGGTAAAAAACATCCTGCTTGCAAACACTGTTGGTCAGAAGAAGAAGCAGGCAAAAAAAGTAAAAGACTTAGAGACAATGAACGTCATACTGCAAATAAAATAGATGGTACTTTTCAGTTATTAGATATTAATATGGGTACTACTTGCAATATTAAGTGTCGTACTTGTGGACCTTTTAATAGTAGTTTCTGGAACAAAGAATGGTTCGATTTAAAATTCTTTAAAGGTAGTCAACCAGAATATAAAGAATGGTTAAAAAGATTTAATCACGCATTTGATGATGATAGTAAGTTTTGGAAAGAATTTGAAAATAATTTAGAACACGTTCTTCATATTGATTTTTATGGTGGTGAACCTTTCCTTGTTAAAAAACAATGGGAAATGTTGGAGTATGCAATAGAAAAAGACATAGCAAAAAACATTACATTACACTACAATACAAATGGAACTATTTGGGACGATGAAAAATATAATATCTTAAAACATTTTAAAGGTATAGATATTGATTTTAGTATTGACGGAGTAAAAGATAAGCTAAATTATGTTAGATATCCTGCAGATTGGGATACAGTAAAATCTAACTTACTGAAATTAATTAGTATTTCTAAAGAGATGCCAAAATTTAATGTAAGTATTTGTAATACGATTAGCACATTAAACGTTTATTATATAGATGAAATGTACAATGAATTTTTACCACATACTAGAAATATATATTTAAATTTAGTTTTTGGACCACATCATTATTGTATTAAAAATTTACCGCCTGAAATTAAAAAGGCAGTCCAAACTAAACTTGAAACTATCAATGAAAAGTATTGGGTAAACAGTATTATAAATTTTATGAATTCTGAACCATATAAAGAAGAACATTGGGATAGATTTTTAGAAGTAACAAAAATGCAAGACGAATATAGAGGACAGTCATTTAGTAAAACCTTTCCAGAGTTTTATACCCTTATGAAAAAGAATGGATACAAAATATGAAAAATTTTGAGTGGAGTAAATCTACAGTAACACATATGCATATAGAACTTAGCAACTATTGTAATGCTGCTTGTCCTATGTGTCCTAGGTTTGTAGATTCTACTGCTAGGACAAGACCAGATTTGAAATTAGAATCGATTTCAATTGATCAATTTAAAACTTGGTTCCCACCCGAATTTATGAAAAATATGCTTAGAATACTATTTTGTGGTACTCACGGTGATCCAATGATGGCTAAAGATATTATAGAAATCACAGAATATATTCAAGAGACTGCTCCGCGCTGTACAATAGTATATCATACTAATGGAGGAATGAGAGATGCTAACTTTTGGAAAAGTTTTGGAGAAAAACTAGTTTCTAAAAACACTGATCATCGGGTTACATTTAGTATTGATGGACTAGAAGATACTAATCATTTATATAGACGAAATGTAAAGTGGTCTAAACTAATGGAAAATGTAAAAGCATATTTGTCAACGGGGGCAAGAGCACGGTGGGAATTTCTTGTGTTCGGTTATAATGAACATCAAATTGAAGAAGCAAAAGAATATAGTAAACTATTAGGCTTTAGAGATATTGAAATTAAAAGAGCATTAGGATTCGATACACTCAAAAATGGGGAATTAAAATCAAAAGGTGTCTATGATAGAGACGGAAATTTAGAATATATAATTGACCCTCCAACAAATTTAGATTTTTTAAACAGGACTGATTTTCAAAAAATTAACCGAGATGTTGAACCAAAAAAAGATTTAGGTTATTTGAAAGATATTAAAAAAGGTTACCATCCTAAAGTTGAGCATAGAGTTGATACTTTTGTTGAGGAAGAATTACCACACTGGAATACATATCTTCTTCAGTACCAAGATATGGAAATAAATTGTAAAAGTTGCTTGAAAGATCAAAGAAGTGAAATATATGTAAGTTGCAATGGTATTGTATTTCCTTGTTGTTATGTAGGTACAAGAGTAGATAGCTCTATTGATTTATATGAAGATACCCAATTACGTGTACATATACGTAAGTTTGGTATTGACAAGTTTGATCTTAAAAAGACTAATATAAACGAAATAATTAAAAATGGTTATTTAGATAAGGTATATACAGAAACTTGGACAAAAGAAAAATATTCTCAAGGAAAGTTATCTTATTGTGCAATGACTTGTGGCAGTAATAGCGAAATTGATAGGATATACTCGAGAAATGATAAATCTTGAAAATTATAATCGTATTGTTGCTTTTGGATGTAGTTGGACTGCCGGTGATGAATTAAACGATCATAAAATTTTAAATTTGAATTACGAAAAATGTAAAGAGTTAAAAATAAAAAATGGGCTCAGTGGTTTTTATAATTTGCGTAATGACGACAATATAACATATCAAGAACTAATAAAAGATCAGAAGCATAAAAATTTAAATTCTTCTTGGGCAGCTAAACTAGCAAAAAATTTAGATTTAGACTTTTTAAATTTAGCTAAAGGCGGCACAGGAATAGACGAACATTTTTTAGAAATGTTTAAATTTTTCCAAAAAGATTTTCGAAAAGGTGATTTAATATTATTAGGCCTTACACAATATACTCGTATACTTAAATGGCCGAGCAATGATACTTATACAACAGCATTAACAAATTTAAATTATTTAGGTAAAGTACCAAAAGAAGTAGTAAAATGGAATTTGGAATATTTATGGTCGTATAATAATTTTATTGTAAATTATTTAAAAACAGTTGAAAATATACTAAACTTAAATGATAATGTGTATGTACAGTTTATGCGTCCAATTTGTGATCCACAAAATGATTTTGATGACAATAATATACATTATATAGTAAAAGATTTTTATTATTACATAAAACAAAAACATAAAGATAAATTTTTATATAACGGTTATATTGAAATGCAACAAAATGATCATTGTGGCTTTGGACATCCTCCGGAAGAAAGACATACTGAGTTTGCAAACAGAATTACAAAAGAAATAGTAAGGTAGGTAAGAGATTGTTGAATTTTTTATATCTAGATAATGATTATGATTTTTCTAAATATAATGATTTGGAAACAACATTTACTCCTAGCAATCCTAGTGATTGTTGGAGTTTCGAATGGTTGTTAAAATCAGTTAATATAAGCTATAAGTATACTACAACGTATTCGTCAAAAAGTTTTATAAAATTTAATTTAATGTTTCCAACAGAATATTCTGATTTATATAGATTACCTGAAGAAATATGGTCTAAGATTAAAGATAATAACGATATCTTTTTGTTATTATATCAAGCAACCGAAGCAACACCATTTTATTTTTGGAAATATAGATGGAATAAGTTAAAAGATTTTTTACTAGAAAAAGATATTCCTCCTGAAAAAGTTTACTATATTTGCGGAGATCTTGATGCTGCTAATAATCATAAAAAATATAATGATGATTACTGGAGTAAGATTAATGTTTTAGGAATTGACATTTTTGAAATAATGCATTTGTTTAGACATTTAAAAATAAGCGGAAATAATTATGATCAAATTATTAGTGAACACCAAAAAGCAGTAAAAAATAAAAATTTTTTAAATTTCAATAAAAGAATGAGGCCAAACAAACAAGCTCTTATATATTATATTCATAAACATAAATTATTAGATAATAATTTAGTAAGTAACCTTTGGCACGAATCAAATATACTATCTAAAGAAGATTTTGATTATTGGTATAATTACGATCAGTCTGAGTATAAATTAGTCAAAAAAGTTGTACCAAAAAAACTTTTATTACCTCTCGACGATCCGAATAACGATCAACATTCAGATAAAGATTTGTATTTAAAAACAAAATATAGTTTAGTAAGTGAAACATACACTGGTAACAAAATAAAATTTATTACTGAAAAAACATACAAACCTATATTAATGGGGCATCCATTTTTATTACACGGCACTAGCGGAACTCTTGAATATTTGAGAAGTTTAGGATACGAAACTTTTCCTGAACTATTTAATGAAAATTATGATGAACAAACGGATACAAAGCAACAATTGCGTATTGTTATAGAAAATTTAAAAAGAGACATAGATATAGATAAACACATTTTAGAAAAATGTAAACACAACCAAGATCTTTTTTTAAAACAGCCTACAAAAAATATTATTAAAGATAAACTGATAAAGTTTTTGTATTAATTTGTTTAAAATTTTTCTGTAAATATCTTAGGTGTTTGCCCTTTATGTTTCCGACAGGAAAATAACCTACTTTGCCGTTGTAATTAGATTGTTCTAGCCATTTAATAAATCTTTCGTCACTCCATATTCTTTTAAAGTCTCCAAATACATCTATACAAAATCCTATATATGTAATATGAAAATTTTGTATATCCCAAGCATTTGCTGTATCGTTATCAAAAAACGAAGTAATAAAGTCTTTACCAGTTATTTGTTTTATTGCATAAACATTATAATTTTGAGACGTATATTCAGGATAGTCGTCTACTTTTAACAAATTATCGTTGTTTTCAGGTGTTCCGATTAATTCTAACCAACGGACTGGTTTACTTTTGTATGCTTCTATAATCGAATTGCTGGTATACGTTTCAATTATATGCACCGAATCATTCAAGCCATTTATTAAATCGTATATTTCTTCATTCATATCGAAATGTTTATTGTCCCACGTTTTATGTGTACGTGCAGTTGTAAAGTATCTATGTAGTATATTAAGATAATAATTTGTATTATCAAATTTGTTAGGCAAATTATACTTTGGCGGTGTTTGTAGTATTTGGCAAAGTTTATAATAATACTCGTGTAAAATGGACCAGTTGTCGTTTACTACTTTGTCATTATATTCCTTTACTGTAGGACGAGATAAACTTTTTGCCCTCCAATCTTCAATGCTATTTAAATTATCTATTAGATGTTTTTTATAAGGAGTGTCACACAAATTAACAGGTATAACCATATCTCCGAAATCAATATATACATACATTATAAATACCTTATGCTATGCAGTATTTAAAGGAAAATATAACCAACTATAAAAATATTGGTATTGTAGTAATAGATGTAGGATTACCTAAAAATTCTTATAGGTATGACGAAGAAAAATATACAAATGATGCGTTTGTGTCTTATCTAAATCAGCGATTACACGATCTTAAAAAACAAGGTGCTAAAATTATAGAAATAAATTATGTTTCTCCAAATGACCCGCATCCTTTGTTAGATATAGATTTTGATTTGTCAACACTTAGTCCAACAGTACTAAAAAAGTATATCAAACGAAATAATATAGAACACTTAATTTATACTGGATTTCATTATCCAATATGTACAAACGATGCAAGAGAACTAAGCAGCTATAAATTAAGAAAAAATAAACATCTTAAAAAGGTCTCCATTGCTGTACAACTTACACGATCCAGAATAGATGAATATACAGTGCCATTGGCAGATACATATAAGTATGGAGTATGGCAGGTAATGTTATGAAGATATGTTTTATAGGATTAGGTAAATTAGGATTACCGTGTGCAGAAGTTATAGCAAGCAAAGGACACGATGTAACGGGTTATGATATTAAAAAGTGTAAGACTAACAATGTTGATCAGTTTCCTACTATAGCAGGAGCAGTAAATGGCAGAGACATTGTATTTGTTGCTGTTCCAACTCCTCACGATCCTGACTATGACGGCCGAGCTCCAACAGCGCATTTAGAACCAAAAGATTTTGACTATTCTATCGTCAAAGAAGTTCTTACTGAGTGTAACAAGCATATGAACAACGACCAATTGCTTGTTCTTATAAGCACTGTATTGCCAGGAACAGTCCGTAGAGAACTAGAACCATTAGTAACAAATACTCGATTTGTTTATAACCCTTATTTAATTGCAATGGGAACTGTTGCGTGGGATATGGTCAATCCAGAAATGATAATGATTGGTACTGAAGACGGTACAGAAACTGGCGATGCTAAACAACTTGTTGACTTTTATAAAACTATAATGGAAAACAACCCTCGTTATGTTATTGGCACCTGGGACGAATGCGAGTGCATAAAAGTGTTTTATAATACATTTATTAGCACTAAGATTGGATTAGTAAATATGATCCAAGACGTTGCAATACAACAAGGTAATATTAATGTAGATGTAGTAACTAATGCATTAAAGGATAGTACACAGCGTATTATGGGTCCTAGCTATATGAAGGCAGGAATGGGAGACGGTGGTGCTTGTCATCCACGAGATAATATTGCGCTACGTTATATGGCTGATCAGTTACATTTGGGATATGATATATTTGACAGTGTAATGAATGCACGAGAGCAGCAGGCTCGTAATATGGCTATTGAAATTCTCAAGTACGGAAATAAAATAAAGTTTAGTAGCGACAGTTACAAGCCTGGAGTAGAATATACAGACGGTAGTTATAGTTTGCTAGTGCAATATTATGTTAAAGAGCTAGGCGGTCGGATAGTAGAAGATAGTCCTATGGTAGTTGTAAGAGTACACGAAACTGATGATATAGAACCCGGTAATTATACAGTGTTTGATCCTTGGAGATCTTATGCTGGCCCAAACAGATTTGTCCATTACGGAAATACTAGACATAATGTATGATATTGTTTATATAGGCAACAATGACGATAACTGGAAAAAATTAAAGGAACGTTTTGTAACAGCCAAACGTACAGATTCTTTTGAAAAAGCTAAACGCAAAGTTTTTACAAAAATGTTTTGGGTAGTTTGGCAAGATACAATTCCACTAGAATCGTTTTTGTTTGATTATGAACCGGATGATTGGAGCAAAGAATATATTCACGTCTTTTTAAATGATATACATTATGATGGTATTTGCTTATTTCCGAAAAGTGTTAATGTAACTGATAAAGAATTTTCTACCCGAATTTTTCAAAATAAAAAAGAAGTAGATATTAAAGCTAGTACTCCTAAACCTTTTGATATATTTGAAATAGAAACTTATGAAGATTATTGTTATGCATTAGAAAATACTTCGACTGATTTATTTTGGATGAGTAGTCCAAATATAAATGTTGACAAAGAATTTACAAATAACTTTTATATAAATCATTTTGAAACAATAGATAGACAACAAAACCATAGTTTTTTACAAGAAGTTGAAGGAAATAATAGATTAGGAATATATTTGTGTAGTAAATTTGCTCCTGTAACAAAAAATGAAATCGAGTATAGACACTTCGTAAATAGAAAAGAATGGAATACTATTGCGTGTTATCCTAAAAAATATGACATTTATAAAGCAGATACATATGAAGAATACAAAGAAGTTTTAGAAAAATCTACTACTGAAATGTTTTGGATTATACCTTCACACGTTAATGTAGCAGAAGATTTCGATTTTGATTTGTATTTTACACACGATAACAAATATGATAGAGAAAGCAACCATATTTTTAAAAATGGTATTTATTTTGATGGTATAATTTTGTGCAGCAAACAATGTGAAATAAGTCAAAGAGAATGGGATTACGGATTTGTTGTTAATAAAAAAGAAAACGATATTATAGCTAGTACACCTAAGCCGTATGATATTGTTTTTATAAGTTACCAAGAACCTAATGCAGATGAAAATTATCAAAATTTATGTAAAAAGTATCCAAAAACAAAACGTGTACACGGAGTAAAAGGAATACACCAAGCACATATTGAGGCAGCAAAAATTTGTGATACACCAATGATTTGGATTGTAGACGGTGATGCACAAATGGTTGATACTTTTAAGTTTGATTATCAAGTTCCGTTATGGAAAAAAGATAATGTTTTTGTTTGGAGATCAAAAAATCCTATAAATGATCTTGTATACGGATACGGAGGTGTAAAATTATTTCCGAGAAAAGAAACACTGAATATGGACACTAGTAAACCTGATATGACTACAAGTATAAGTGGTAAGTTTAATGCAATACAAGAAATATCAAATATTACAGCATTTAATACAGATCCTTTTAACACTTGGAAAAGTGCATTTAGAGAGTGTGCAAAACTTAGTAGTAAAATAATTGATAGGCAGAAAAATGAAGAAACAGAACAAAGACTTGAAACGTGGTGTACAATTGGAGAAGACAGACCTTACGGTTCCTACGCTCTTGCCGGTGCTAGGGCTGGCCGCGAGTTTGGCCTTTCTAATAGCAATGATCTTCAGTTAATAAATAATTTCGACTGGTTAAAGGAGCAATTTGATGAGCAATACAGTTAATCTACTTAATGGATTAGAATATCTTTATCCTGAAAATAAAGTAGTTTCACAACTAAAGCGTACTCTTAATATGTTTCCTGAAAGTGAAACTGCTATGGTAGATGCTTTTAGTTTAGGACAATTAGAAAGTAAACTATGGCTTGTTGAAAATTTGCCATCTAATTTAGGTACTGTTTTTATATGTGCGGGTTGGTATGGTACACTTGCTAGTTTAATGTTTGAACGTGCAAAAGATAAATTTGAAAAAATACGTAGCTTTGATATTGATAGTAGTTGTGCATCTATAGCTGATAATATGAATAGACCTTGGGTAATGGATGGCTGGCAGTTTAAAGCAAGCACTATAGATATTCTTGATATGGAATATCCTACTACACACATTACCTACAGAGCCGATGGAAGTAGTTTGAATCTTACAGAAATGCCTGATACTATTATTAATACTAGTTGTGAACACATTGAAAATTTTAAACAATGGTATGAAAACATACCAACAGGAACAATTGTAATATTACAAACTAATAATTACTTCGATTTACCAGAACACATAAATTGTTGCATAGATCTAGACGATTTTAGTAGAACTACTCCTATGCAGAATGTATACTATCAAGGGGAACTTAAATTATCTAAGTATACAAGATTTATGAGGATTGGAGTAAAATGAAAGTATTAAACTTACATTTTGAAAAAAATATAGATAAAGAAGTATATAAAAATATTATTGAAATAAAATTATTTGAAAATTATTTTATTGATAAATGGTGTAAACAACTCCAAGAAGTTATTAATAATTCTAATTATGAATATCAGCTTACCTTAAGCGGATTTGAGTATGGCACTGAATTTAAAAAATTAAGCAACACAATTACACATATCAATAGTCATATACCTGATACAGTACCTTTTAAATATACAATAGATGCCGGAAAGGTCTCTTTCAGTATAAACGATCTTAGCGAATTACATTTTATATACGAATCTATTAGTGCTAATAATGATTGGATATCTAACGGTAATTTATCAAAAAAGGAAGCAACACGCCTCAGAGATAACTTTAATGATCATATACATCATTCTGAAAAATTAGCTGACGAACTTAGTAATAAATACTTAACACCGAGGGTAAGATTTAGAGTTGTAGATCCTATATCAAAAGTTCCTAATGTTAAAAAAATAGCGTTTGATGAAAAAGATTACAGTCTATATAGTCCTTATATAGAACCTTATGTAGTATATTTAAATTATAATGCATTGGGGGAAGATTTTTTAAAAACTATGAAAAGTGGGAGAACACCTAAAACTGCTGTAGTGTTGAAAGAATATAGTCCTAGTTTCTTTTTTCAATTACAAGCAAATACAATCTATAACCAAGAAAAAGAAATTAAAGCTTGTAAAAAATGGATGGTAGAAGGCGGGATTAATATTCACGATCCGAAAAACAGTATAGGACATATTCCATTAGGTATATTACAAAAAAACATATCAGAAGATTTTTTAAAAGTTATTTTACAAAGAAACTTAGTAAAGGTAGAAATAAAATAAAATTATGGCACTTGATATACTCTTTATGACAGTTCCTAAATTAGAAGTGCAAGGTCCAATTCTTGCAGTTGCTCAGCTCAATGGTTGTGTAAAATCTGCTGGGTATAAAAGTGAATTTTTAGATTTTAATGCTTGGTTTTATAAACAAACTATTGATACAAAAATGGGATATATTTGGAATGTATCTGACACTACATTAATAGACAAAGATCTTGTTTTAAAAATAGAAAGACAGTATACTAAAGAAATAAATCGGTACTATAAAAAATATATTGCTCCAAAAAAACCAAAGATAATAGGAATAACTGTTTTTTCATACTGGAGTTTTCCTAGTATTTTTTTAGTAACAAAGGTTATAAAAGAAAAGAATCCTAATGTTAAGATTGTTTTAGGAGGCCCAGCCTTGACTACATCTCACGACGGTGTAGTAGAAGTAATAGATAGATTAAAAAGAATGAAACGTATTGACGATTTTATATCAGGTGATGCCGAAATTTCTATTGTGAAGTATCTAGAAGGAGTTAAAGATTATCCTGGAATAAACAATTATGATTTTGATAATAATTTTGATCGAGAAACTATTCCTTATGCAGATTATACTGGAATAGATTTTAGCTTATACAAAAATAATCCTCTATTATATATAAGCGGATCAAGGGGATGTGTTAGAAACTGTGCATTTTGTAATGTACCTTTGTTATGGCGTAAATTTTTATGGAAATCAGGAGAACGAATAGCAAATGAAATGATTCATTTGTATCACCAACATAATATTAAAAGGTTTAGATTCACAGACAGTTTAATCAATGGTAATCAAAAAGAATTTGTAAAAATGTTAGAAGTAATAGCAAAGTTTACAGAAGAAACTGGAGTCGAATTTAAGTTCAACGGACAATTTATATTTAGAGAAATACGGCAAACAGATCCTACAATATTTTCTAAAATGATAGCAGCTGGGTTAAAGACAGTTAGTGTAGGGATAGAATCCGGAAGTGAAAAAATAAGAAAAGAAATAGGTAAGCCTTTTTCTAACGAAGCAGTTAGATTTCATTTAGAAGAAATGAAAAAAGTAGGTTTAAAATTTACTCCGTTAATGTTTGTCGGATTTCCAACAGAAACAGAAGAAGATTTTCAAGACACACTTAAAATATTAGAGATGTTTGCAGAATATCCTGAAGTTGTTCAAACTGTTGCTTCTGACCATCCTATGATTATGATTCCAGGTACACCGGTATATATCAATTCAGAAGATTATGACATACATAATATCACTAATTATTTTGAATGGGAAAGTAAAGAAAACGATTACAAAAAAAGAATAGAAAGACATTTTATATTTTTAAATAGAGCAATAGAGCTAGGTTTATATGAAAAACCAACTGTGAGCGGAAAATCTTTTAACATAGGACGTAAATATTTAGAAGAATATGAAGATCAAAATGAAGAAGTAGTAAAAATTATAAAAAGTTTTACTTTTTAAGATCGTTGTGAGAGCTTACTGATGTCTGCATTTGAAAGTTATTTTTATCTTTACAGGTCCTTGCACACTCGTATAAAACATTATTAGTATTCCAACTATCGCTTATACGTTTAAACAATCCGTTTTCTAACATTTTAGAAACAGAATTTTTTAACAAATTATTAAAATCTCTATCCTTGTCTCTAAACAAACTTTCAAATCCGCCTTTATTTTCCTTCCAGTCTGATCTAATATCGTCAAGGTGCATCCAGCAACACGGCCATAACCGCTGATCAGAACTTATGTATACTGACTCTAGCTTGTATATACTTTTTTCACCTATAACCTTACAATTTACATTACAGTTAGTTTCTACTAAAGGAACACGTTTATTGTATATTTTGTTTTTATATGCTTCAGGAGGTCTTGATTTGTAGTAAGGTAATTTACTTGCAAGATCTTGGAATTCTTTTGCAGGCTCGATACTGTATGCAAAATTGTAATTTTTATCTAAAATATCTAGTTTGCTTGACCACATCCACCTACTTGAAGGTCTGTAGTAAAACTGACTGAAGCCTAAATCTTTAGCTAATTCTCTGCATTCTTCAACCTGATGTTCATTGTGCTTAAATCCATTCATAGCCCATTTAGCTTTGCCTCCGGCATCGATATATGCTTTTGCATTTTTTATTACAATATCAAATCTTGTGTTACGTCTATACAAATGATGAGTATCTTCTAAACCGTCTATATCAAACTCAACTAGTGCTCTCTCGTACGAGCCTAACCATTTCCAAAATTCAGTATTTAATGCTCCGCCATTGGTATTGATATGCAATGCAATATTTCTTTTTATAATGACATTTAACAATTCTTTAGGGTGAGAATGGCTTACAATATCTCCATAGTTTCCATTTATATGTATAATTTTTACATCTTTAAAAAACGGATCATCTAAGATTTTATCTAGATCGTTGCTTTTCCACTCTGTGACTTTTAAGCAAGGGTGTGTTTCTAATGTAGTTTCATATGTGCGCTCGCACATTGGACATCTAGCGTTACATTCGCTAGTTGGCTCTAAGTGTATGTGTTCTACTTTATTATACATCTTTATATTTTTCTAACATAACTTCTTCTATTACTCCACAAAGCGGAGCATTACAGGTGGTAAATTTTTTGGAAAATAGATCTAAATTTTCATCATAGATATTTCCAAAAACTCCTTCGTTATTACATATACCATAGTGTAAATCACCATTTGGTTTAATAACCAGTTTTCGTTGTACAACACTACATTTCCAACCTTTAAAAATATTTTTTCCTTGCAAAACTATTTTATCTGCACTGTAATCTATATTATCGTTTATTTTTATTTTTAAGTAATCTGGCGGGTCAACATCTTCGTATTGTTTAAGTTTTTGTAATTCGTCTTTTGTAAAATAGTTTAGTTTTCCGTCGTCAGCTGTTTGGTAATAGTCTTTTAAGTTTCTGCTGCTACTGTTTATAGGGTTTACTTTGTTTTCTTTTTTATTATATAACGGAAAAACAGGAAGTCTAATAAAATCTACATTTGTTTTAGATTCTAATTCATCAATCTTATCAAACATTTTATTTGCTAACATTGCACGTATTTCTACTTTTGCACCTAATTTTTGTATATTATTTGCCAGTGTTGCAAATTTATCTATGTCTGCAAATTCAGGATGAAAGCTCATTTTAAAAAGTAATTTTTTATTTGAAAAAACTTTTTTACACTTTTTGTAAGTTTCTTCATTTAGACTACTATTTGTAAATATCATTATATAAAAATTATTGTCTAACAAATATTCTAACCATAAGTGTATATCTTTAATTAAAAATGGCTCTCCACCCGTAATAACAACCATTGTTTCTTTGTCTTTAGGAATTGCGTTTCTAAGATTTTTTGCTGCTTTAATAAGATCACTAGCAGTAGGTATGCTTCGTTTTTCAATTGCTAAATGACTTGTCGGACTACAATAACTACAATCATAATTGCACATCATAATTGGACGCCATTGTACAGTGTAGTCTGTAAACCAGTTATTTTTTGAAATCGATTCTATAATCACAATTTATTTATATGTGTATATAACTCAATACGGCTAGTACTGACTGAAAAATACGATATATAATAGTATGCAACTCTATAACACCCTTGTAACTTATGGCAAAGTTAACCAATTAAAGTTTTATGCTCCTGGCCGCAAAATTGTAGATTGGACTGAAGAAAACTTTGAGTACGTACAGTATAACCCTAGACGTTTACCGAATAATAGGCAAGGACTGAGTATTACTAGTCTAGATGGCGGAATAAGTGGTATCCCTGATCTAGATAGTTTACACGAATATAATAAAGAAAATGGTACAACATACGAAGAAGAAGATTTTTGTGTCCCAACTCCGGTTTATGAAAATGAAGATTTGAAAAAAATATTAGATCCTTGGAAGGGAGATATATTTAGAACACACATTTTAAAATTAGGACCTGGCGGATTTTTTCCTAAACATAGAGATTTTAGAGGAACAAAGCTAGATAGTTTTAGATTAATATCTCCTTTAGTTAATCCGTGTAACTTTATTTTAGAAGGAAAGTTATTAAATTGGGAATCTGGAGGATTGTATTTTATTGATACTGCTAAAGAACACGAACTTTTTAATACAAAAAAAGACCCTAGTTATTGGTTAGTAATTAATGTAAAATTAAATGAACGTACTTTTTTAAATACTGTTCATAATTTTCAAGTACTATGATTAAGATAGAAAAAATACAAGATAAACATCTTGATATGTTACAAGTATTTTGTAATAAATGTAAAGATTTAGGATATGAAAATAACTCTAGCTTTCGTGCAATGAAATTAATTTGGTGTAAAACACAAGGAGAATATTGGTGTGCAATTAGAGATGAAGAAATTATAGCAGTTGCAGGATGTCATCCTTTACCTGAAGTTTCTAATGATGCTTGGAGAATACTTTTTAGAGGATGCGAATTACCTCATACAGATAGTTTTAAAGGTCTAGGTAAAGGAGATTGGAATAGTTTAACACAGAGAGAGTTTATACCTTTGTTTATAGATTGGTGTCCAAGTGATAATCTTTATATGACAACAAATCTATATAACGATCATTCTAACGGCAAAGCTGCTAGGAATCATCGATTAATGGGATTATTAGCAAAGCAAGGTATATTAGAAGACAAAGGAGAAATAGAATTATATTATACAAAACAAAATTTATGGAAATTAAATATTCAAGAATATAAAAAACGTAGAGAAAGGATACAGAACAAATATGTGGTTTAATTTTGCCCACCTTAAAGAAGCTAAGGCTAAAGCTGGTCGCGAAGACGCTGGCTATTGGTGGCATTTCCGTTTAGCGATAGGGGAATTTTTCTTTTTACTTTTTATAACAATAGGAAGTTTAATACACGCAATTTTTCCTTGGGTGTTAGATTTTAAACTCCTTGAATGGAGAATAAATCGTTTGAAAACACTGAAGCAAAAATTGCCTGACGATCCGCAATTACGAAAGGTACATTTTGATGAATGATGTTTTAGATTTAATTGCATATAAAAACGGTGAATACTTACCATTAAGAGATATAGGCCCTTCTATACTTGACTTTGGTTTTATACACTGTGATGCTACTTACGATGTTATGCCGGTCTATGACGGCAAAGCATTTTGTTATGATAGGCATTTAGGAAGATTTAAAGCCAGTGCAGAACGTTATGGACTAACTATACCTGATGTAGATCCTTTAGAAATTATAAAAGAACTTGCAAAGCGTAATCCTATTGACAATGCGTTTGTATGGTTTATTATCTGGAGAGGTTTTCCTCCCAGCGGAAATCCAAGAGATTTAGAAAATTGTCCTACACATTTTGCAATGTATATTAAACCTAGTTATCCTATTGCAAAAAATCCGCAAGTTAAATTATACTTAGATCAAGATACAAATCGTGTTAACGATGATTACTATGGTCAACAATATAAGAATATGGCCTGGATTGAACTTACAATGAGTCAGCGAAATAAACCAGAAGAGTACGACACTACAGTTTTAGTAGATACAAATGGATTTGTAACAGAAGGCCCTGGATTTAACGTTGGCATTGTCAAAGACGGAGTAATTAAAACAGCAAATAATAATGTTCTTAAAGGTATTACTATGAGTGTCGTTGAAGATATAGCAAAAGAAAATAATATAACTTTTAAACGTATGCCTATTACAACAACAATGTTTCATAATGCTGATGAAATTTTTATTACTAGTTCAAGCGGCGGCATTACAGAAACACAAAAAACTGGAGTAGTAACAAAGCTGTTACAAGAAAAATACGAAAATAAAAAGAAAGAATATGCTACAGAGTTATGATCCATATTATAAACAAGTACAATATGCTTTATCACAAGTAACAAGAGATTCGTTACTTGAGTATGCACTAGCCACAGATGCATTTGTAGACATAAGTTATAAAATAAGTTTTTTTAAACTACCTAGTACAATTCAGCATTTTAAACCTAAAGGTATAAATTGTGTGTGCCAATTATTACGTGTAACAGAAACAGGAAGTAAAATACATAAAGATCGTAATCGTTATAACGAATATGAAAATTTATATATGCCTAGGCAAACTGTTATTAATTTTCCATTAGCACCAACTGCAAGTAAAACTATGTTTTATGATGATAATGAAAATTTTGTTTGTAGTGTAGGATACCATAATTGCGGAGCAATATTAAATACTGGTGGGTGTTTTCATAACGTAGAATACAACGACAAAAGTCCTAGAATAGTTTTTCAGTTGTGTTTTGAAGAACCATACGAAGAAGTTTGCGAAATATATAATAAAAAATTAAAAGGATTAATCATATGATTCATAATCAATATGTAAAAGAGTTTAGTAAAAGTGATATTGATATAAATTTCTTTGTTGAATTAGGAACACAATGGATTACTCAAGACTGGATAGATGCTCCGGCACCACTAGCATTAAGGTATACAGATGAAAATGTATTACAAGTCAAAGACTATAAGTACCTACAAGATATAAGAGATAAACATCCTAAATTAAAAGATTTTATAAAACTTATGAAATTTGAACCAGGGCAATTACCGGCACATATTGATACACAAAGAGATTGTACATTTAACATTCCTGTATATAATTGTAATGAAGGAACGTTGACACGGTTTTTTAAAAATTATACTCCTGTAAAAGAAAAATACTTAGAAAGTTTCGGAGCACACGGTCCTAAAGTTTGGTACTCAAATGAATATATTACATATATTGACGGTGGAGAAGTTGATTTTGAATATTCATTAACCTCGCCAGTTTTAATGGATACACATACACCGCACGATATCGTAAACAACACAAACGATTATAGATTAATTTGGAGTTGGACATATGAAGGTTCGTTTGAAGAGGCATTACAGGACTTTAAAAATGGCATTTAATCAATATCCAGTTAATAAACAATTAAACGATTATGAAGTAAATATACCGACATTTTGGAATGATATTTACTCAAACGGCAATCCTGCCTGGGGGAAAACACCGGCTACAGTGTTAAACACGTTTATTGAGCATATTGATGGAAAGACTGTACTAGATTTAGGTTGCGGCGAAGGAAGAAATTCTTTATTTTTATCTAATATGGGATTTAAGGTAACAGGTATTGATATTTCGTCAAAAGCAATTGAGCTTGCAAAAAAACAAAAGAGTACAGCTACATTCTTATGTATGAATCTAGTTGACGACCCCTGGCCAGACGAGAAATATGATATTATTTTAGATTTTGGATTATTTCATTTTATACCATACGAATACAGACAAGACTACGTAAGCAACATTAAAAAACACTTAACGCAAAATGGTATTTACTGTAATCAATCTGGAAGACTTGTTCCCGAGTCTCCTATAGTAGGCAATGGATACACACCGCCACAACTAGAAGAAAACGAAATTATAGAAGCGTTTATTGATTTTGACTTTATTTTATTTGAAAAAGATAACCTTCCTCCTAATAATGGGTACGGAAAATATCCTTGTTGGAATTTTATAGTAAGAAAATGAAAACAGCAGTAATATTTAATGATAGTGGATCTAGTATTACTAGACGAACAATGGGCGCATACAAAATTGCAGGTATGATGCGTGATAAAGGCTGGAATGTAGAAGTAATTGACTGGATGACACGTTGGTCAAATGAACAACTAACACAGTATATTATAAAATTTGGTAAAGTTGATTTGTTTGCATTTGGTAACTTATGGATGGAAGACCAATTTGTAATAGATAAAATTAAGTTCCTTAAAAATAAATTTCCTGGAGCAAAATATCTACTAGGTGGCCCTAGACCATATCAACAAGATTTTGGTGCCGATGTGATGATATTTGGTTATGCAGAACACGCTTTGGAACCTGTACTAGATTATATGTTTAATAATGGACCAGCACCAGTTCATAAAATTCCATTATTTGCTCCTGAATCTATACTTATAGATGCTAATAAAGATTATAGAGCACTAGAAATACCAAATTATAGAGTTGATTATACTAGTAACGATTTTGTATTACCGACCGATGTACTTACATTAGAAATGACCAGAGGGTGTAGATTTAGATGTAAGTATTGCAGTTATGCTTTCTTAGGGGTAAAAGAAGATTATAGTCGGAGTGAAGAAAGTATCTATAACGAAATTATAAGCAATTATAAAAAATGGGGAACAACTAACTATATTATTGCAGATGATACATTTAATGATAGAGATAGCAAAATAGAAAGACTTGCAAATGTTGTTAAACGTTTACCATTCGAGCCTAACTTCACTGCTTTTATTAGATTAGATTTAGTTATTAGTAGGCCTCAGCAACTAGATTTGTTAATTAATGCAAGGGTATGGGGACATTTTTATGGTATAGAAACTTTGCATCCTGATGCTGCAAAAGCAATAGGCAAAGGTATGCATCCAGATAGAATTAAAAAGGGGCTGTTAGAAACTAAAGCAGCTTTTATGGACAAGTTAGGATTGTACAGAGGAACTTGCGGAATGATTGCAGGACTACCTTTTGAACCTGTAGACAGTTGGCATAAAAGTTTAGAATGGATGAATGAAAACTGGGATTGTTATTTATTTTGGGGATTGCATATAAGCACAGATCCAAATATGAATACCCACAGTGATTTTAGTATCGATGCTGCACGTTACGGATATGTTCCTACAAAAAATAAAGAAGTAATTAAATGGGCAGAAGATAAAGGATTGTTAGATATAAAATCTACAGTAACACATAAATTAGATAAGCATATTATGATATGGGAAGCAGAATGGGCAAATTTTAAACAAGCAACAGAATTTAGTGATTACTACAATAGTAATTATTTTAGCAAAATAAAAGTGCCTAATTTTGAACTTTTAAATTATTGTAGTAAAGATAATATATTAGATATTACTGCACAAGATGCATACATTGATAAAATATATAAAGCAGAAGAATTAGATATGATATCTAATTATATCGAAAAGAAAATAAATTCAGTATGAAAGTATTAGGAATTACATCATATAGATGTGGCAGCGGGTATTGTTTTGAAAGTATTAGTCAACTATTAGGAAACACATATCTTAATGAAATATTTTCACAAGCAGTTCCTCCTGAAACTTATACCTATACCAATGGAATAATTAAACTAAATTTTGAAGCACTAGAAAGTGATTATGACAGACTTTCTGTAAATTCAGATTTACAAGAATTATACAAACGAATAGATTGGTTAATAAATTCTAAAAATAATTGGGTTGCTAAAATACACATTGATCAATTATTAAAATTAGACACGGCAAGAATAAATCATTTGCTATCAAATGTAACTCCTGTATTGCTTTATAGAGAAAATACATACGAACGTATTCTTTCAATGATACTTGCTTTCGAAATGAATAAGTATCGTTTCGGTCAAGACGAAACTGTTCCTAACATTACAGTTGATTACAATTATGAAAAACACAAATATATTATAAGCCGTATCATAGAGTCGGAACAACAGTTACTCGATATATATAATACACACTGTTGGTATAAGGTATACACATACGAAAATTTAACACACGATCCTAATCAAGATTTTGCACTATTTGGAAATAAAAGCTCTATCAAAACTCCTAAGATTAGTTTTATTGATAAAGAACGCCGTGTTACTAATGCAGATAAATTAAGAGAAGATTTTAAATGGAAAAATTTAAAGATACTGAAGTAAAACTAGATTTTAACGATGTACTTATAGATCCTAGACCGAGTGAAATACCTCTTACACGTAAAAGTGTAAACATTGAAATAGATTGGCTTGATACAACTGCCTATCCTATTGTAGTGTCTAATATGATTAGTACAGGTACATATAAGATTGCTAAATTATTGACCCCAGAACGTGTGTTTACTTTTATACACAAGGAATACTCGTTAGATGAACATAGACAGTATTTAAGTGAAATGTCTGATAGAAGATATATTGCTATTACTAGCGGCGTACAGCCTTGGGATATCGAAAAGACAGACGCTGTAGTTTCAGAATTTCCTGATATCGGTATGATAAATGTAGACATTGCTAATGTATATGCTAATGTTGATGGTATGTTAAGTACAATACAGCATTATAGAAATAAGTTTCCTAATACTAAAATTTGTGCAGGTAATATTGCTAATAGAGTGTTAGCTTTGGGATTAGTACGTGCAGGAGCAGATTATATTAAAGTAGGTGTTGGTAGTGGTGCAGCCTGTAAAACAAGATCAGAAGTAGGTGTTGGTGTACCTCAAGTAAGTGCTGTAATGGATTGTTATGATGCAATAGATTACACTGGTGCAAAAATAATATCAGACGGTGGGTGTGTTACAGCAGGCGATGTATGTAAAGCAATAGCAGCAGGCGCTGAAATGGTTATGATTGCAGGTATGGTTTCTAAGTCTGAAGAATGTGATAATATTGTAGAAATAGATGGCAAGAAGTATGTTAATTTTTACGGTTTAGGTAGCGATAAGATGTATAGTGTTAATAAGCCTACAGAAGTAGAATATAGACCTAACGAAGGTAGAGACCTGTTAATACCTTGTAAAGGGTCTATTAAAAGCGTTATAAAGCAAATACAAGGCGGTTTACGCAGTGTTTGTACATATGTAGGTGCAGAACACATAAACGAGCTATATGAGCGTACACAGTTTATACGTGTAAATAATACTATTAATAAAAGTTTAGAGAAATATGAGAAATGACTGACTGGGCAGGTATTTTTAAAAGCGGAGTAACTATTAGATCTAGTGGAACAACAGGTGATCCTAAAGACATATATCGATCTCCAGATAATTTAAAAGCGTGTATAGACGTTGCTGTAAGCGCACAGAAGCTCACACAGCGCAGTAAAGTACTTACAGTAACTCGTATGACTCACGCAGGAGGATTACTTACACAGACGCTTCCTGCGTACTACATAGGTGCTGAATTTAAGATAAAACAGTTTAACGCATTTACATTCTTAAAAGATTTCGCGAATTATACACATACATTCTTAGCACCTGCACAAATGACAGCTCTAATGAATACTAAAGGATTTGCAAATTGCGATCTTACAGGCAAGCGTATACTAGGAGGCAGTGATCCTGTTACGTGGGAAATGATAGAAGCATTTGTAAGTAAAGGTGCTATTGTGCAACCTAACTGGGGTATGAGTGAAATAGGCCCAATTACTATTAATATTGAATTTGATAGTATAGATAAAGTACAATATGTAAAAGAACGTTGTCCAGATGATTATACAATTATGGGAGATACTTACTACTGTGATTGGAAAATAGTTGATCACGAGTTATACGTAAAAGGTCCTACCTGCATATATGATGATTGGTTTGCTACAGGAGATATTGTAGCATTGGATATGGGTAAACGTATGTATTATTTAGGAAGGAAAAATTAATGTACCCCTACTTTCAATACGTAGAAGGAATAAATTTTAAAATAGAAACACGAAATGCTCTTGCTGATAATATACTATCTAATGCAGAGAATTATAAAAGAAGTGCAAATTATAGAACAAACAAATACGGAAAATATGACTGGAATTGGTTTTGCCCAAGACATTTGATACCTACAGAACTTATGGATGAAGTAGGAAAACGTTTTTTAATTCCTGTTTCTTATGAAATATTAGGACAAACACCTTACACTGAAGGCAAAATTCATATAGATAGAAAAGTAGAAGGATTGCCGCCTAGGGTAACACTAATAAATTTTCCTATATATCCTTTTGATATGAACACGTATGGCCCTACTAATTTCTTTGAACTTACAGAAGGATCATATGCTGATTACGATAACGCAACTTTTACATTAAAAGCAAGTGTTGATTATAAAAAGAATCTTCCTGTAATTTTTAATTTACAAGAATATCATAATGCAGTAAACGACACAAATGATTTTAGATTTAATGCACAGTTTACGACTGGTTTAGAATTTGATGAAATACTTGAGTTGTATAATACTAATAAATTATTCGCTTAGTTTAAGTTAACCCAACTTGAACCGTCGTATCCTGTAAACTTAGCAACATCGGTAACAAAAACAACCATACCTGCTGCTGGAGCAGTGATAGCAGCATCTCTTGTGGCTGCATCTGCATACGAACCAAACTGTACATAGTTTTGAGCAACAACGCCGTGGTCTGCTTTTATTCTAAGCGATTCTGTGTAAGTTCCGATAGCGCCATTTCTATTTAAAATAGCAACATCTGTTGATATGTTTCCTGCAGAAATATCTGTTACTATACCACGAATTGTAGCACCAACTTGTGGAACTGATCCGTCAAATCCAGCATAACTAAACCCACCTAACATATCTCCAACTTGTACTGCTGTTTGAGCATCTGGAGTACCGCGTGTTTTATAAACACCTAATTCATTAGCAATATTTGTGTCACCTGTGTTTATTACATTTAGTGCAGTTTGTGCAAATCCTAAATGATCATTAGACCAAACATTTAATGAAGTAATAGCCCCAGAATTATATTTTCCAAATTGAGATACTCCGACACTAGAATCAACTGTTCCAGTAACTGTTCCAGTAATTGTTCCGCTAACACCGTCAACTAGTAGTGTTGAATCGTCAGCAAATACACTTCCTATAAGTTCGCCATCAACTACTCCACTAAACGATCCTGTATGGTTACCATTAGCATTACCAACAAGATCAGTGTTTATTGAACTAGGTAATTGTAATGTTGCGGGGGTTAAATCAAGTGTACCACTAAATCTACTTGTGCCTGTTGAAATAACGTCACCGGTTAAATCACCTATTACACCGCCTGATGCTCTAATTCTATTGTTGTCGATATCAACCATTATGCTAGAATCTTGACCAAACAAGTTAAATTTGTAATTGCCGCCTTCGACAATGCCGCCACCTCCGCCGCCAGCAAGTAAGTTATCTATATCAGTAAGTTCGTTTACATCAGATGGTATATTCAAAGGAGAAGGAGACCAAAGTGTTGTTGCACTATCCCAAGTGAGTATATCGCCATTGTTAGGAGTGTTAATTGGTTCACTAGTGTCTACGTCTAGCAAGTCGTCGATGCTAGAAGCATTTAATGTAGTAAGTCCAGTATCGACAGCAATACCACCGGCAGTGGCGCCATCGCCTACATATAATTTCTTTGTATCTGTTGTATAAAGTAGTTCACCTTCTGCAGGCAATAAGCCGTTTACACCGTCTAATTGCAGTCTTTCTGCATCAGTACCTCTTCTTAATCGCAACGCCATTTATATACTCCTGGAATATCTTATTAATAGTATTTATACAATTTTTCAATATTCCGATAATCTACTTTCTTTTTTTCATAAAGTTTTTGGTCCTAGAAGACACATCCTTAACCAATTTTGTAGTGTTAAGTCTAAAGTCTACGTGGTCGATTTCTTCGTCGTGCTGTGCTAAAAAAGTTTCTAAGCTACTTTCTATAGAATCTAGTGTTTGTTTGGATGCAACTTTTTGCTTATCCATTTCTATTTCCCATATTTTTCCATCCAGGAAATATACTCTCATACTATGTATGTATTCTATAGGAACTGCCTTGATTTCAATATCTTTAAAAACTTCCGGCCAGTGTTTTACGACTTCTGGAGGAAGTTTGTTCTTAGGCACTTTCTTCGGTCTTCGCTTTAGCTTTCTTTTTTGTAGGCACTAGCTCTTCTGCCTGTTCGCGAAGTCTTTTTGCTTCTTTGAACATAGCATCAGCTTGTGACCTATATTGAGCTGCTAGATCTGCATCAGACAAAACGCCATCATTAGATGATGCAACTCCGGCTGCAACTTGATCAGCAGTAAGTTCACTGTTGTCTTGTGCTGGTACAGTTACTCCTCCTGGACCTTTTTGTGCAAGATCTGCAACACTGACACCTCTTTGAGCTGCGATTGCTTCGTTAATCTCGCTTAATTTAATTGCAGTCTGTGTATTAGGAGTCATCTCTACTTCTGTTGTAGGTACTTTTGCCATTTTTCCTGTAGTATGGAATGCAGCTAACATATTTTTACCATCTGGTAAACGTGTACGCATCATTGCTTCGGCAAGATCCATAGACTCTTGTCCTGCTGAAGATTCAACTAGTTTCATTAGCGAATCGTGTTCATCTGCAGATAAATTTTCTGTAGTAACAACAACTGCACTATCAGGCTCACCCGGTACAACATTGTATGCAACTACAACCTTTCTTTGGTTTTTCGCCATTCGGCCTACGTGTTTTAACATTTTATGCTCCTTGTGCAGGTTGCTGTTTAGCTACTGCTTCTAAAAAAGTTTCTAATTTGTTGTATGCTTGGCCAACAGTTACCATTTCATTGGGTTTAAATGCACCACGTTGGCTTGCAACATCAATAATGCTTTTAAGTGCATTAAGGTCTTGTACAGTAAGATCTGGTCCTGACGCTTCTTGCGGTGCTGGCTGCGGTGCTGGTTGTGCATCAGTTGGCATCCCTTCTAATGCTGCTGTAGCATCAGCCTGCGAAACAGTCTTATCAGAAGTTTTTGTATCGCTCATATTTGTCTCCTTGTAATAGTATATATGCGCACTTTATTTATTTGTACTTCAAATGTGGACAAGCTAGAGTGAAATAACTCATTTCTTTTGGTTCTTCGAATCCAACTGTTAACACATTTGTAAGTTTATTTTTTGTATCTAAAGATACATTTTTTCCAACATAAAATCTATGTTTTAAATTTTTATCAACCCATTTTACAATTGACTGTTCTAGATTATAAGTCATAGGTATATTCATATACTCAAAGTGAGGCGGTGCAAATACACACTGCCTCACATCAAATACATTTAATGGATTAGGTTCTTTGTGTCTCACGCTGCCTCGTCATAGTGTGCTGTGATGCCAAAAGGTGCCTGTAATCCCTTATCACGGTTGCTGTGAATAATAAAAATTGTATCACAATAACTTTCATCTCCCCAGCTATCCCAAGCATAACCATCTGTGAACATAATGAACTTTTTAGGTTGAATATCGTTTTCTTTCATATATTCCCAATTGGCCATAAAGTCGGTGCCGCCACCTCCCATAATTTCGTAATCTAGCAAGTCACGACCGTCATCTGCACTAAAGTCATCTTCGTTGTATACTTTAGTATCAAAGCACCATAATTTAATTTTATAATCTTTGTATTCTTCCATAATGCCTTTAATCTCGCTAAGGAAGTCTCTGCCTTGTGCATCGCCAATAGAACCTGACATATCAATACTAATGCAAAGATCAATAGTTTCGTCAAAGTTCATACCAGGTAGCACTGCACCTGTATGCCAACCTTTACGATTTGGACGCATAAAAGTATAGTCACTTTTAATTGTTGATTGAATTTGCTGACGAAGTATCTGTCGCCAGTTCATTTTAGGTTCTGTAAGATCCTTTATCATTCGAGCAACACCTGCAGGAACATTACCAGCACCTGCGGCTTGTGCGCTAGACAAAACATTCTCTTTTATTTCGTCTTTGATCTTTTTAATTTCTTCTTTAGAGTACTTTGGTTTCTTCTTACTTACTCCATTACCGTTTTTATCTTGTTCTTCACCGTTGTCACTTGCGCCTTCACTATCGTCTCCATCCATATCAAGATGTTCGTCTAGCATCTCGCCCAACTGTTTTACAAATTCGTCACCGTTCTTTTTAGCTTGTTCGAACAACTCGTCATATACTTCTTCAGAAGTCCATTCTTCGTATTTGAAATCTTGGAAGCAGTCTACAATCTTAGGCTTCTCTCCAATACGATCGCGAACAAGAATATTATTTACAATGTAATCTGCGGCAATGTTATACAACAGAGGTATTCGATCACCTCTACGTCCTAAATGATCGAATACACAATGTAAAATTTCGTGTGCAATGACAAATTCGATCTCTTTGTTTGTCATTGCATTAAAGAACTGTGTGTTGTAGTAGAGGTTACGTCCGTCCACGGCAGCAGTAGGCAACCAATCATCGGCAGCCAAAATACGCAAACGTGTAGCCATATTACCAAAAAAGGGATGCCGAAGTAGCAAACCTACTCTTGCAACAATAATGCGATCATAAACCTCTACACGCATTACGTCTAATTCTTCTTCAGTAATATTTGGATCGGGTTGCCAGTTTTTGAGTTTACTCGCAGTATCTTTAGCTGACATCTGCAAAGTATTTTCTACGTGCGGTAAAAAGTCTAACATATTTCCCTCTACTTCTTTAGTTTCTATACATATAGTATAACAATATTTACGCTATTTGTCAACCAAAAAATAAAGAGTGGGCTCAAAAGAACCCACTCTTTTGACATTAATCAGCGGATTGTGCTGCCTTAATGTAGTGCCCGTAACGATCGTGGAACTCATCAAAGCACTCCACTTCGTCCGGATCAATGGGCAATTGATACTGTGTAAGAGCAAGTTTAATGCCCATCACAACTAGTTCTGTATCAAAGTTGTCCATTGCAAAGCGCAGGAAATTGTTGACTTTGTCATCAAACTTTTTATCATTTTTGTCTGATGCTTCTTTCAACTCATAGCAAAGTGATACAGTTAAGGAATACATAGCACTGATTTCTTTGTTCTGCAAATCCTTTACTTTACCTGCTAAGATATCAGTTGGATTAGGCATATCGGCAGCAACCTTGCGGTGAGCCATAAACTTGACAGCCAAACCTTCACCAACTGCACCACTAACCAAATCGGTAAGGGTGTTTTCGTCTAGATCGTCGTCAAGCAGTTCGCTCACAAACGACCAAGAACGCGGTGTTGCAAAAGAACGACTAGGTGATTTAGGATCAAAGTCATACAAGTCCTTCTTTGCAAAAGTTAAATAACCTACAACATCTTTGTGTTGATTGTTATCAACTGACCAAGCAAACCAGTCATCAAATGATACTGTAAGTTCTAAGTGGATAAAGCGGTTAGCCAACGGAGCAGGCATACGATACGTAACACCTTTGTCAGCTTCGCGGTTACCTGCCGCAACAATAATTACATTGTCTGGCAATTTGTATTGCCCTACACGACGATTAAGAATGAGCTGGTATGCTGCCGCTTGTACAGCTGGCGCTGCCGAGTTCATTTCGTCAAAGAACACAACAATATTGTCGTATTGTGCCGCAAAATCTTCATCTGGCAGTTCTGAAGGTGCGCCCCACACCATAGTGCCTGAATTGCTATCGAAATATGGAATACCTTTAATATCTGTAGGTTCCCAAAGTGATAGTCGAATATCGATCAAATGTGAATTAGGCAAGCTGTCTGTAACCTGTGCTACAATGTCTGACTTACCAATACCTGGAGGTCCCCACAAAAAGATAGGACGCTTTTTTGACATAGCGTGTTTGATGCTTGCTTTAGCCCCATTTGGACTAACTGTACGAGTTGCTGTATCCATAGTGTATTCCCTTGTGTTATCAGTGCTAATTTCTAACTATGTATATATAATAGCATCACTACAGAAAATGTCAACCATTATTTCAAAAAAGAAATACTGTAATATCAATAGGTTAGGATTTTTCTTGTCTTTTCATTGCTTTTACAAGCCCGTATTTACGTAAATCTCCTGAAAAAAGGCTAAGTTCGACTGCCTTTTTTTCGTTCGTTACAGTAATACTTCTCGTGCTAAGATAATAAGGACAATCAATGAATTGATCTAAAAAGATTATAACTTGTGTAGTAAGGGGCATATCCTTAGGATAGGGTATATCATATGTTGCTAGATCTATTTGTTTAAGTAGTTCATACCCTGTATCTGTAAGTCTGAGGCCGCCTTTGTCTTTATTCCGTAAATTCGACCACCACAACGGCATATATTCTTTAACTGTTGCTTCGTTTACACTTTTACCTAGTTCTTTAAGAAAGAGCTTAGTGTATGTCTCTTTCCAGTTCATTCTTCAACTTCTTCACCACTAGTAAGTTTATAAACACTAAAGTCGCTACACTTAAATAATTCATTAAGTTTTTTTGCAAGATTAAATGCGTGTCCTGGATTTGAGAAACTTGTTTTTTTATATTTAGGTCCAGGATAATTTGTAAGAGCATTTGAACTCTTTAAATTGAATGGTTTATTCTTATAGAAAACAGCCCAGATAGCCTCTGCCTCTAAAACTTGTTCGCTTTTATATGTTTTATTGTTTATATTTTCTAATAAAACATTTGGTTTTGGCCTACTCATATGCGTATCCTTCTATATTATATACGCATATATTTATCTCTTTTTTAGTTATCTACGTAGTTAAAAACCAGAACCTGCATCAAGATTTACTTCTATTACTTCGGTATTAGCATTAGCAGAGTCTTTTACAAGTTTTTCTAAATCACCGTGTAATCTGCTTTCTACAATACCAATTGTAAATGCTAAATTTTTTGCTTGTTCGATTGATAATTTAACTTCTCTAGCTCTACTATTTTCTGCACTTTTTACCTGTTGAATAAACTGCTGAAATGGTATTGTATTAATTGGTTCTATTGACACGGCTTAACTCCTGACGCATTTCTAATTCAGTTGTAAACGGTCCTTTTGTTTCGTATCGTTCACACGTAATAAGTTTAGGGCAAAAACTTTTCACCCATCCTTTGTCAAAGCGAATAATATAATAACCAGCACAATAACTGCTTTTAGATTTTTCGCTTTTTGTAAACAAAGGTAGTTTGCGCTTTACATCAAACATTGTGTTGAATGGTAAAACACTAGTAGGAAATCCGTGTACATCGTATGTTTGTTGTGTTTCCTGTTCTTCTATATCTGTCCAAACAATATCGACACCAAATTTCTTTTTCATTTGTCTTTTATTGTCAAAGAAACAAGTTTCAACAGAATTACTAAACATAAATCGATCATCGTTCCAAGATAGTGTACCAACCTTTTCGTTATCTTCTTCAACAATCCAAAATTTATCTTTTAAAACAGGCTTTGCTTTTAATGTCATACAGGATACCTCGCTTGTAATGGTTCGGAATATTGTGCTGCATTGTCTGCAATACGTTGCATATCCCATTTTGCACAGAATTTCATAAGGCGCATACCGACCTGTGATATGTTCTTAGGTTCTACTTCTGCAATAGTATTATTAATTATTTCTCTAATTTCTGCAGGTTGTGCTGTCAAATCACAAAGTGTTACATTGCGGTTGTAGTCGTCCAAAACACGGTGCTCAACACCATTATGATCAACCCAACGCTGTAACATAAGATTATTCCAGTTATAACCTTTCGTAGATTTATCTTCAAATGCTTCAATCAGTCCTACCTTATTCTTTGTGCCTTTCTTACGTACACCTGGATATGCACTAAACACATTGTCGCTAGTATCGCCACGCATACATTTTTCAAACAACATAAATGCAGGATCAGGCGCAGGCTTAACCTTACCAGTTTTCTTGTCTACAACAGGGTTACCTTTGTCATCAAAGTAACCTTCGTGTGTTATAGTGACGTTTTGTATACCATTATATTGTTTTACATTAGATGCAATTAACTGTGCAAAGTCACCGTCTGTACTAATAATAACGTGATCGTCATTAGGATGTGCTTGTACCCAACCTGCAATCAAATCATCTGCTTCTAGTTGCGGATGTCGCATCATTGTACAGTTAGTCTTTGTACCAATAAAGTCTTTGAACTCATCAAAGATTTCCCAAAACACAGTATCTTCTTCTGCTTGTGCAGGAGTTAGTGCATCACGTGCTTCTTGCCTGTTGCGCTTGTAAGGCTCATAAAAATCCTTACGCCAACTGCGACCTTCTAAGCAGAATACAATATGATCTGCGTTAAAGTCGTTCCAAGCTTTTTTAATACTGTTAAGGGTAATGTGCATTGCCATACCTACTTTCGTATCGATATCGCCACGAACAACGTGACGAGCTCTAAAGAAAGTATTAGCAGTGTCTACTAGTACATAAGTTGCCATTTGTTATTGCCTATCTTATTAGTTACAGTATACATTATTACATAATTTATGTAACTTGTCAACCATTAAGATACTTCACTTTTTCCTTTGTCGATAGGTACAACATTGATATATCCTGCACCTCTATCTGTACTATGGCCTTCAGCTTCTAACATATTGTAAACAATATCACGGAACCAACGATCCACAATTTCTTCTTCAGGATCGTTCTCTACACCGTAACCTGCTTCAACTAGTTGTGCAATAAAGTATTTGTTCCAATCAAGTTCAAAAAAACCGTTGCGAACATTGTCTTCGTTTACTTTTACATCAAGTACATTTACCCAAGGCTCTTTGCGTCTTGTAGCATATTCCTTAGGATCTTTCTTTTTAAGAAGAGCCATTTCCTGCTCTTCTAGTTCTTTTTCTTTTTTTGTGATGCCTGTTATGTCTTTGATAAATTTTTTCATAACTGCCTCCTTAATTTTTCATATTGTTCTTCAGTATGTACGCCTTTACTATATTTGGCAACCTTATCAAGTCCCCCAGGCATTTCCGAATAAGCTGATGTGGAGTCTTGGAGTGAATCGCCATCCTCGTTCCATACACGCTTCTGCGACTTCTTTGACGTTGAGATTGTATTCTTCGCTACGTCCGCCCAGCGGCATAAGATATACTGGACATTGTACCCCGGCACTTTTGTAAGCGTCCACAGCCCTGCCAACTTCATCAAAATCATCTTGACTAGCGACAACAAACTTGAGATAAATGTCACTGTGGTCAATATCGCTATACTGACGAGCGACATCAGGCAATATAGCAGTATCCCAAGGTTCTCCGCTAACACTAAGTTTTGGGGAACAAGACCACGTGACCTTAAATCTTGCACTATATTTGAGATAGTTGACAAAGTCTTCGTGTAACTTTTGTGTAGTGTTTGTTTCAAATGTAACATTTTTTAAGTCTCGCATACGTGGATGTTCAAAAAGATCGATATAGAGCTTTTGCCACGCTAACAAAGGCTCTCCACCTGTCATAATCAAATGGATGTCTTGACCATTGTCCATTGTCCACTTACCTTCCGGAGTAAGTGAAAGCAAATGTTCGACTACTTCGTCTACATCTGCAAGTTTGTTAAAGTGCTTAAATTCTGGATAGATACTTGCATACGTATCACACCCTGTGTGAATAATAGGCAAGTCTTCAAACTTTTCTGTTGTCTTATGTACATCATTTGCAATTAGTTCTGCAACCTCTGCATTGTAACGATTGCCTTCGGCGTGTTGTTCCCAACGATCTTTTTTAATGTCTGTACCAAAGTTCATACAACGGAAGTTACAACCAAATGTACGCAAGAACACACTAGGCACTCCTACAAACTTACCTTCGCCTTGTACACTATAAAATGCTTCTGAATATCTTAGTTTCATAGTGGTAACCTTTCTGTATAAAGTTCGATTCCTAAGCTGATCATACCCATTATAAACACTGCTATAATAAACACTTGTGCTATGCGCACTGCAATATAATCACCCATTAGCAGCTGAACTCCTGCTGTAGTTTAATATTGTCAAAGAACTCTTTCTTTGTACCAGGGTCGCTATAAAAAGAACCTTTTAATACAGTAGTTTGTGTAAGACTACTATGTGCCATAATGCCACGATTTTCACAGCAACCGTGTGTTGCTTGAATATACACACCTAAATGTTCTGCACCTGTTGCCTTTGCAATCTCACGTGCAATATCATTTGCAAGTTCTTCTTGTAATGTGCCACGTCTTGCACACCACTGTGCTATACGTGTGTATTTAGATAAGCCAATTAATTTGTCTGCGGCAATAATACCAATGTATGCAACACCTGCTACTGGCTGGTGATGATGTGAACACATACTTTTAAGTTCAGAACGCACTACAAGCATACCTTCGTAACGTTCATCTGAGTCGTTTGGAAATGCTGTTGCATCTGGTGCAGGATCGTAACGTCCTGCCATAATTTCATTAAAGTACATTTTAGCAAGACGTTTTGCTGTGCCTTTAGAGTTAGGATCGTTATGACGATCAATTAAAAGTGTGTCTAACACATTTTCAAATGCTTCGGTAGCTTCTTCAATTAGTTTTTCTTTATCGCCTTTTTGCATAACATACGAAATGTTATCTCCAGCCCAGTGTCGAATACCTTCTGTTTGAAGACGATGTAGTAGTGCTTTATGTAATGCCATTTATTTTATCTCCGAGTTATAGACGAGGATGTCTATTATTTTAATTATACACTTATTTAGGTTTTTGTCAACCATTAAAAATATTTCTTGAGCATAGCGATTTGGTCATCGTATTCTGCTACAATGTTTAATTCTTTTTCAACCGCTTCAAGTATATCTGGATGCTCTCCTACGCCAGCTGCATTGTGAAAGTAAACTTCTACATTTGCTTTGTGTTTTGCAATGTGTCCTTCTGCGTGTTTTATCATTGCTTCTATCATTAATGTTCTATCATAAGCCATTATCTTCTCCTTTTCTATAATTGCCTTTTTCTGGTATAACGTGTCTTACTCCGCCCCGTGGATCTTCCATATCGCCTTTGCGTCTTGGTATAAGATGAACGTGCGGATAATTTATTGTTTGTCCTGCTTCATTGCCAACATTCTGACCTATATTATAAGCATCGCAGTAACCTTTTTGTACCCAATCGTATCCCCAGGCATATGCTGCTTTATAGCATTTTTCTAAATATTCCCAAGTTTGATGTTTCGGCACAAAAAGAACGTGGCCTTCTGTTACAGGAAAGCCATCTCTAAATACAGTAAAATCTCTAGTATCAATTAGAACATCTGTCCAAGGCACTTCATTAAACTGCATAAAATTCTTCCTCAATATATCTTTGAAGTTCGTGATCGCCTACGTTATCAGGAACTTCGTTTTTATAAAATAATCTATAACTATCGCTACCATACTTTCCAATACCGTATAAGTCTGTAGCATCCTCACCATCCCATTCGAGATAATCTAAACTCATTTGACGCAGTCTTTTTTCTCTTACATTGACCATTCCTAATGGTTGAATAATAGTCTTAATTGTATCAGGCAGTGTGTTTACATAATGTACAGGTGTAGGACAAATACCAAACAGTTTAGGTAATACTGCTTTTACCTGCTTACGATTTGTTTGGTTAAGACAAATGACACCTACCATATGCTGCCATACAGTTTCAACCTGCTGTTGTACCATCAAATCGTCTCTCATTTCCCTACATTTTCCCAAGGATAAACTAACCAAACGTCTTCTTCTGCTTTATTAACTTCGTGAGTACTGTAGTCTACTTTGCCATTAAACTCGCTTGACAAGTTATCTGTAATAGTAGCAAAACGAACATTGCTGTGCCATACAGTATTCCATCCATCTGTTGCGTGAGGCAAACAGCTTGCCTGCCAATCTTGTTTGATCCAGTTGAATGTAGCACCAGTGTCGTTAATATCGTCTACAATAAGAATCTTTTTGCGTCTTGCAATATCCCAACGGCTTTTATAAATTTCTTGGTCATCTAGTGGAACATACCCAAAAGCATCCTCGCTCATCCAACAGTTAGATTCGCTAGACTCACCGTTGTAGTTATCACGTAAACTAACCTTTATTGCTTCGCCACGTACACCTAACATATTACTAAGGATAGTAGCAGGAACATTACCGCCGCGTGTAATACCTACAATGTAGTCAGGCATCCAGTTATCTTTAAACATTTGTAGAGCAATGTTTACGCAAGCGTCTTCTATATCATTCCAACTATAATAATGTTTTTTAATCATTCTTTTGCACCTCTTGCCAAATATTCTTTATTTCCTATCCACTTGTATCCTGTTGTTGCAAAACTATCACCGCGTATGAACGGAACAAATCCCCATTCTTTTTGTTTGCGACCCATAAAGAAAAGACTCCAACAAGGAATTTCATTTCCGTCTGCATCTTTTGCAAGTTCTAACCAGTGTAAATCGTCAGCATCTCGTCTACGGAAATGACCAGGTCCACGCCAGTGCTTTGTTGCTCCGCATACATTCCCTTCTTTGGAAAAAATAGGAACGTGTTCCCAATAACCACCTTTTAAAATAAGAGTTGCATATCCCCAGGGATGATCGTGTAGTGTAGGTTCATCACTAACTAAAACTTTGTGTATTGTTATGTTAAATGGAAAGTTTTTTCTTTCTTTCAAAAAAATATAATAACGAATGAGGTAAGGGATTTTACCTTCTCTGTCAGTTATTACTCTACGTCTACCAATTTTATCTAATAGTTTAGAAAGGAAGTTCATCATCTTCTTCATAATTTCCTTTGTAATCTTGTTCAACCATTTTGTAAATTGTTTTGAAATTTTCATATGCTTTGGATAGTGCAGGATATTTTTCACACATATTTTTTATACGACCCGGATCTGGCATATGATCCTCAAACATAACACCGTCAAATGTAATACCGTCTATTGAAACTAAATCATCAATACTACTGCTTAAAGTATATGCGCTATCTGCCATAGAATAAGTTGGCTGTGATAAAGTAATGTCCCCAATATCTACAGTATCAACTGTGTAATCGCCTATATTGATTGTTATAGTTTCGTCACTTGTACACACAAGAGGTTCTGTACTACTTATTGTAAATGTATCATTATCTTTTGATTGCGTCATACAGTGCTACTCCACTAAAAAATTCTTTGTTAAGTTTTGTTACTTGCTTGTTAATGCTTACTAAATAATCTTCATAGTTTTCTATATAATCAATTATTTTTTTGATTACTTCGCCTTTACATTGATTGTAACAAAAATAATCTTCAGTCCAAGAACTAGGATATTTGAATTCGGCTAATGCCATTTCTGTATAGCTTAGTCTATCGGGCACCATAGGAATAGCATCTACAAGTGCGCCTTCGTACCAGCTAATACCTAGTGTTTCTTGCAGATTAGCACTAAACACTAGTTTCGCTTCGCCCAACAAATTATGGTATTCGTTTTTTGTTAAAGACTGTTCTTGACATACTACAAACTCATATTGGGGAAGTTGTTGTTTTAGGTCTCTAAATATATCAACCTGTTTTTCCGGAGCAATACGGTGTGGAAATAAAATTAAATCACGCTTTTCCATACCTTTGTAACTGTCTAAACTAGTACGCAAGTACTCCATAGGCCAGCCAACACGATGTGTTTTACTGTCATCAATATCTAAACTTTCTGCAAACAAATCTATATGGAAATCTGTAGCATAAAAATTATCATCATAACATTCATACATTGATTGTTCTGCGTGACGCACCCAAGGTTTGTCGCCTATTAGTCTTCCGAGGAAGTCTTGCGGATCGTATGATCCGGCGTGCCATAAGCCTCCAATACGTACATCCACGCCGAGTAATTCCGCCATATAGCGCAGTTGTATGACAGTAGGGTTCCAAGCATCTGTGTATAAAAAGTAGTCACCGGATTTAACTTTTCCATTACAAAACATTTCTCCTATTTGTTCGAGTTGTTTGCTTTTGTACACATTTGTACCACCAAAGTTAAGAAAAGCCCCAGGCGTAGTTGCCTGAGGCGTTTCCCCACCGCTAATGACTTCTACATTTTCATTCGTAGCCCGTTGCAGCTGACGTGGAAGATATTCTTTCCATTGCTTAGTATAGCGTGTGTCTACTGCTTCAATGTCTACGATGAATATAGTCATTAGTTTCTCCGTTCATTAACTTTACGACTAGCATTTCGTGCTTTTGCACGAATCCAGCCTTGGTATTTTTGATAAGCAATCCAGTTAGGATCGTCTTTTTTATACAAAGCCTTTTCGTCAAAGACCTTGCCTTCAAACCGACAATAATCTCGATACGCATCCAAATCGTTAAACACTTTCTGGTACGCTCCACGATTAAATTCGATAGTCATTTTAATATTCCTCTTTTTATGACTTGGGGTAAAAAATAGAACAGCCGTTTTCGTTATCTTCAGCAACACTAATCTCTACAAACCGGCCTGGATATTTGTTAGAGATCTCTTTATACAAGTCATCTGCAATCATTTCACAGCTCTTGTGGTTAAGCTCTAGTACGCCTTCGACGTCATAGAGTCTTTGCATCCAGCGTTTAAACTGAATGAATTCAATATCGCGATCGTTATGAAAAACTTCAATACGAACACGAAAATAAAAAATATGACGATGCGGAATACCTAAGAAACTTACGTCATCCCAATCACCTGTTGCAAGTGCAGGATCTTTATCAGCACCTGGGTACATATGTACACCTTCTTTTGTAAAGGTTACCCAAATACTACGTTCTGCATTTGCCATAGCATTTTCTTTTGCCATTTTATTATCTTCTTCTTTCATTCTACGCTTCATATAAGTGTAATAGCGTTCTTGTTCCATTGTCTTTATAGTATACTTTCTTTATAAAGGTTTGTCAAGAGCATATTCGCTCCAATCTGTGAATTTTTTATCATCCATTAAATTGTGTAGTCTATGACACCAAACACCTGGATTAGTTGCATTGAAATCTTTATCATCAATTTTAATCATAGTGTTATAATTATACTGCTTGATGTAAGGAAGCGGAATACGGATTTGCGGAATAAACAAATCTGTTTCAATCATTCTAGTTTCTAACAATGCTTCTGAGTGATTTAGTGGAACATCAAGTGTACAAGGAATGCCTTTATCAAGGAAGTACATTATCGTATCTTCCCATTTATCCCAAGCATCCGCATCATCTGGAAAATTCACGCCTGGATTAAAACTGTGATTAGCACCAAAGAAAATATGTTCACACTCTTCTTGTGCAAAGTGTTCAAATATTTCCATTATACTTTGTACACCTGTAACAAACAGAGTTTTCTTACCGTATGCAGGTGTACGTTCTACTTCTATGCCTGTGAAGAACACAACATTATCGTGTTCTCCTGTTTCATAATCTCTTTTCATTCTAAGCCTTTTTGTATCAAGTAAGCGTTAATACGATGCATTTCGTCTTTTAAATAGAGTTTCATAGTTTTCATTCTACGAACTTCATCTGTTATTGTTTGATTATTAAACCTAGTAATAAGCTCATCGTCTAATTCTCTGTGTTTTCTTTCTAATTCTTCATAGTGCGCACGAAGTTTATCAACTTCTTCAGAGTAATTGCTCATCCTCTAATTCCTCTAGTTTACCTTCGTCAAGTTCTTCTTCAAAGTCTTCTTCTTGTACGTCTTCTACCTCAAACAAGTTATCAAAGAATGTACTTGCATTCACAGTCTTTTTACCTATTGCTCCTCTTGTACCTGGAATAGCCATCCAAAAACGACTGTGTTCATCTACAAGAGCAAGAGCTTTTTCTTTATCGTCTGTTGCAAATATTTCTTCTACAACGTCTCTAAAAAATACTCTATCAAAGCGTTCTTGTACAAGCATCCTTGGAACACATCCTGCATCGTACTGTCTATTAGCTTCTTGTACTGCATTAACGTGACTCCATACATTGTGACCCATTTGAATAGCATAGCTAAATGAGTCCCAAGACGTTTTGCCTTCTTTGCCTATTTTATTTAGGTCTCCTGGAGCATAGTGACAAACGTCCGATACTTTAAGTTCAGCAGTGATCGGTGAGTCTTCAAAGTTTTTAAATATCCCATCTGATATAACAGCGTCTCTAAACAAGCGGTTGTCTGTAGCATATTTCTTATCGTCAATGGACGGCACCATACGATACGTCCATTTGCTTCTGTCTTCAGTTTCGTTCTGAATGTATATCTGTCCATTCGCGGTTGCAAGAAAAGGACTAGCACAATCAAAAGTAATAGTATAGTTTTCATTATGATGTTTCCGTACTGCTCGTTGGATGTCTGTAAGTAATGTAGCCCATTCTAGTTTAGAGGTACCTAAGAAGTGCATAAAGTCTTGCACACCTTTTTCTAATAATCCGTCATACCGCAGTGAAATTAATCTTTTAAGTACAAGATGCACATCACACATATTCTGACCCCCCATTGACCATCCATTAAAATGTTCATTTGGGTATTGTTTAGGATCTGAATACTTCTTCATACGCTGATACCAGTCTTCTGCGTCAGCGTGATTTTCACCTTGTAGTACGTTTAGAAACTTACAGTTACCGTTACGGTTGCGAATAAACCAATCGTTGTTGATGTAAGTACCTTGTACTGCTTCGATGTAACTTGTAATACCTGTTGCTTTCTGTCCTGCAGGAGAACGTGCTACCCAAGCAGGAATATCAAGGATCATACCATAGTCCATATAAGCATCCATCCACGTAAGAACTTGTTCACGTTTCTTTTGTGCTTTTGGACAGTTAGGATCTTTCCAGTCTCCTTCCCAAACGCCTTTACCAATTTGGAAGCCGCCTGAGTCGCCCAGTATCCAACTGTTTTGTCTATCTCTGTTTCGCACCATATCTTCTTTAGGTGAGTGTTTGTTTACATCAAGTTCTGCGTGTCCTGCAGAGTAAAGTGTCCAGTGATAGTTAAACAGGCCTTGTTGTTTGTTTAAATAATTTAAACTTTCTACACCGTGCGTAAAATTACTTGGAATACGAGACTTATCTACATATTCGTCAAAACGTTGTTTGCCCACGTAAGTAGCATAAAAGCCACTCAACGCAGGCAGAAAAACAGCATAATCATTTTGTGTTGCAGTTAAGTCTTTATTCATTACTTACTCTGAGCTGGAAGAATATAATCGTATTTTGCCATCCCGCTATCTACTGTAATCATCATAGCGCCTTGATCTGAGATACTCATAGTTAAATCGCCGTCCAAACTTAGAATACTTTGTACTTGTGCAACTGGCCAACTCCAAGTGTGTTGTAGAGTGCCATCAACACTGTGCTGAAAAACAAACTCGCCTGCGTGTGTGCTTGCATCACCAAAACTAAACACTAAGTTACCGTCTTTGGTTGTGACATTAAACGTAGGCTCTTCCGAATGTGCTGCACTCATAAGCTTCATACGTGCAATACTTGCAACACTTGGATTCAATGTAACATTCCATTGAGCACCTTTAAACTTAACAGTTTTTAGTTTTTCTTCAATGATTGCTTTGTTCATAAAGCGATAATCATTCTGAAAGTCACCAGCTGCATTTTCGAAGTGAATATGTGTTGGAACAGTTTCACCATTGCGTTCTGCTTGTACAACATCAATTTTTGCATTGTCTTTGTACTCTGGATTTTTTAAATGCAGTGCAAGTTTATCTAGATTAGGCATACCAAATGTGCCTACAAATTCATTCACAGGTGAATGAGTTTCTGCACTTAAAATAACTGAACGATCCTCAGCCATAGAATCGATTGCAGTGTTATCGTCATTGCTTACCTTAACTAAACTTAAAAAGCCTAGTGCGTGTGTATGTGCAACAACGTCTTGTAAAATGTCTTTCATACTGTTTCTCCATTGAATAAGTTAATTATATTGCCATTATCTTGATTTGTCAAGAATTTTTCTACTGTATATTTAGGTTTCCAACCTAATGCTTTCATTTTTTGTGTGTTTGCACAAGTAAACTCTCGCTCCCCTGGGGTATTTAGACGTACTGGTAAGTTAGGAGCAAGGTCTTGGATCTTGACTGGATTACCAGTACCTATATCAATAACGCCATTTACGTGTGGTGCGCTAATCAATATTTCTATTGCATCTAATACATCTTCTAAATGAACAAAATCTCTACGATGTTTTGTTACATATTCTAAAGTACCATTGCGTAATTTGTTGAAAAACATATTTTCTCTGGGGCAATTATCCGAATATACAGTGTGTAATCGTAAACCTAGCATATTGCCTGCATTATATCTTTCTGCAAGTTCTTCAATAATATATTTAGATGCAGCGTATGGATTTAGGTCAGGTTCATATGCACTACTCGAACTTGCATATATTATTCGTGTATGTTGGTATCTTTCAAATAGTCTCCTACTTACTTCTACGTTATTCATCCAATAACCTTCGGGATCTTGTAGGCTTTCTCTAACACCGCTTTTGCCTGCTAAGTGTATAATCAAATCAAATTCTTCATTGAACTTACAGGTTTGTAAATCTTGAGTATTATTATACTTGTCTCTGTCCCAGCCATCTTTTAAATCAATGCCCACAACACTATTGTTTCGTTGTAACCGATTTAATAAATTGCTACCAATATACCCCCTATGTCCTGTTAATAATATTTTCATTTTGCAATCTCCATTTGTATCAGATACTTTAACACTTCCCAAGTTCGTTGCCAACCACCTACAGGCCAACAGCCGTTTTTGTTGCGTTCTTTAATCTTTTGTGCCAAGGGATAATCATTGCCGTCTGGATCCATTCTGTCTCCAAAAAAGTATAAATTATCTGTGTCAAAGTCTTTTATAATTTGCCCTTTATCATAACCTTTTGGTGCAATATCAATTCCAGTTTCTCCTCCTGCCTTTGCTTCCAGTTCAGGAAACAGGACATTAAAACTATTTGCTATTTTTAGTCTTTCGTTATTTTGTGTATCCCACTTTACATATTCTTTTCTTTGAGATTTATCGGCACCTCTACCTACAACACTGAAATTTACCATTCCGGTTCTATGTTCAAAATGTTGTCCTGTACGCAATGGAAATTCGCTTTCGGTAAGACATTGCGATAAAAATTGATGTGGTAATTCTGGCAGCACCCATTCATTGCGTTCGATGTTGATACCGTCTTTCCAAACTTCATTACCTGAACAGTTGTATATCTTTTGAACTGTCATACAAACTTCTATACCAACTTGTTCTAGTGTTTTAGGATAGTCACTACCTGTAACTAAATAGACTTCATTATTTTCAGCAAATTCTGTAAACCAGTGCCGAAATACAAAGTCCATTTCACCTCTGCTAGGAGTAAGTGTTCCGTCAACATCAAAAATAAATTTATTCATTTGGTTCTTCGCAGTACGCTATTTCTTCTTGTGTAAATTCCATAGATACTTTACGCCAAGCATCTTGGCATTCCCACCAATGTTCAAACTCTGCGTAACGAGTGTATTTAGGTTCTGCACTACCAATAACTGTGCTAACTATCCAAAGTGTCCACATTGTCTTCCTCTCTTACTAAAAAGTGTACTTTAATTATACCCTTTTTTTCTTTTTTGATGTAAAATTCTAATCCATTTTCAACAAATATTTTTCTAAGTTCTTTTATAGTAGGATCTTTAGACATCGTTTATCTTTCTGCTAATGGCATTGTGTTAACCGTGTCGTGATAATCACCACTTTTGTAATAATCACGAACTACTGTTTCTCTCACCATAACACCGTTTTTAAAACGATAGGTTACAATCTCACGACGCACAACACCTACTGTGTCTGCATCAAATGCGTTTTTAAAAGGTCCATCGGTCATTTGTTTTCTCTCTCTGCTACTCGTTTGCGCAAGTCTGATGATGAGAAGCGGTGATCACGTTTGTTAAAGTGTAGCTGGATACCCCGCTTCTTGCAAATATCCTTGCCAGTAAAATCCTTTTCTCTATACTCTTCACCTAATATTCTAACATCAATATGATACATTGTCAAGATATCTTCTAGGT